AAGATTTATTAAGTTCTCTATTCCATCGAGTCTGGTGAGAGAATTATTAGAACAATATAACTCTTCAAGATTTATCAGGTTCTCTATTCCATCGAGACTGGTGAGAGAATTATGATGACAAGATAACGCTTTAAGATTTATCAAGTTTTCTATTTCATCGAGACTGGTGAGAGAATTATTATAACAATATAACACTTTAAGATTTATTAAGTTCTCTATTCCATCGAGTCTGGTGAGAGAATTATTAGAACAATATAACTCTTCAAGATTTATCAGGTTCTCTATTCCATCGAGACTGGTGAGAGAATTATGATGACAAGATAACTCCCTAAGATTTATCAAGTTTTCTATTTCATCGAGACTGGTCAGAGAATTATTATAGCAATCAATTGTCTTTATTGTCAGTGGATCTTTATTTCCATAATTTTCCTTAAACCACTCTCCAAATGTATATTTTCTTGGTGAGTCTTCACCCCAAGGATCATCATCCAGTTCAAATTGCTCATATATTTTCAAGAATTTCATAAATCTATATATTAAAATGTTAAAATAATTTTTTACAACATTCATATTTTAATATATAATGAAAAAAAAAATAATAATTTAATTATGGCATCAACACCACTCTATAAGAGAATGAAATCAAAAGGCACAAGTTTTTATGCCATGCCAAGCAGTTCAAATGACTTTAACGTATATTCGTTTCAAGATCAATATGATATGTATATTTCAAAATTTGTTTTATTGAATATACCAAAAAGCGATGGCAAGGTTTTAAATTTTACAAAAACTGATACAGTGGATCCTGAAAATGGAATAAGCTCCTATAATTTTGATCCAAACACATCTAGTCCTGTAAAATATTCAGAGAAACTTATTGAATCATTAAGAAATTATGTGGCTAATCAAGATGCTTGTTTTCGTGAAACTCGTATATCCACAAATAAAGATTTCTATAATCCGCTGGAAAGAAAAAATCCAACAGAAATGATTTTCTGGAAATGGTGTAGATTACATAATATTATTGATTTCGAGCCAGCCGAGCATAAAATAGATTGGGATAAAAATATGTCAGAGTTCGATAATCCAAATGCTTCGACCATAACAAATCCAGATTATTTTAGAAAATATTTATGGAAAGAGCGCGAGGTGAGAAATTATGAATGTTCGGTCGAAATAGATCCGTCTTCTGGCACATATGCCGAGGTGACAATAAACAGTTATAGTAAGTTTAAAGTCGGAGATGAAATTATGTTTTCAACTGGCGCCACATTAGCCCCTGTACCACCCGAGCTAAGTGGTATAACACACGAGATAACATCTGTTACTGTTGGGACCGAACAAACAACTTTAATTTTATCCACTGAATATACTGATTCTTCTTGGAACGGAATATGTTATTTAGATTATCATCGTTTGGTTGAATATATAGGTGAGGTTCAATATAATAGTAAAGTAAAAGCTTCACAACAAACGTTCACAGAGTTTTCGGCGATGATACCAGCTCACGCTGGTGAGTCTCCATCCGTTTTATTCGAAACCGTGAGAAACACAAATTATTATCCAGGATTACAGATACCTATATTGGATGAGCAGATACAAGATGAAATCATTGGCTCGGAAAATTTGACATCCCCAATAAGAACTAACCCAGAAGATTATCCTGGTTCTTATTTTGGATATTTTGACACCTATGATAAAACATATAATACAAGTACGGGTGACGCTATAAGATATAGTGGAGATTATTATGGTGTCCTAAAAGCAGATAACTACGCCACAGCCAATGATGATTATTTTGAGCAGTTATCGGATTTCAATTCTGATAATATAGATGGGCTTTCTATAGATTTTAATTTAAAACATTATTATAAAGCACTGACAGCCAGTGCCACATTAAACACATTTGATGAATTCAATACTATATCTATCAACGAAGAGCCGCCGGCAGATTTTGAATTTAATGCTATTTTATGGTACTATACTATACACGATAATACCATAGATAAAACATATACCAATTTATATGGCATACAATTTTTAGATAATCCTGACAATGATTTTGGAATTGATGATGACAATTTAATATCAGCGACCACAAAACTTGTTACAAACTCAGAGCAGGATGGATATTCTTATATTTATAATTTGAATTTAGATTTCAAAGTGGATAATGATATGCTCCCATTGAGATATGATCCAACATCCATATATAACGCTTTTAGTTTTGATTTATATAATAAAGTTTTAAGTAATTACGTTCTACTTTCCGAGCAATTCAGCACTGTCATCGGGCAATATATTGATTTGAACGATGAAATAGTTAAATTAAAAAGTTTAATATATTCACAAACAGATATCAATGACATAAAAAATCGTTTAACAAATCAAGAACAACTTTTGAAGATGTATAAGACGAATCAATTTGTTGATTCCGATACAGTTAAACTATCAATAGATTATACTAAGAATTATCCGGCTTTAAGTTTTGATGCTGTTGATGTTGATTATAACGAAATATATACTTATAGGACAACAGATATAGCTAACTATAATTTAACAATGTCTGGACAATCACAATCATCTTATGCTCAAATGATTGAGGTTCCAGAATCTGGTAGATTTTTAGTTAATATTTTAAATGATATGGTGATTGAGCATAGTGATCTTGTTCTAAGTGTGACACTGGACAATGATTTAACCTTCAAACAATCTGTGGACATATTAATAAGACCGGATATAGCTTTATACTCAAATGAAATGAACATCAATATCTTATACTACGATGGAACACCAACTCCAAAAACAGAGAAAAATTTAATATCATTATTGGATATGCCTGTAGATCTTGTTTATCCTGATGGCTATAATTCGGTTAATCCAACTGGCTCAACTTTCAACACATCTTATTATTTGGAAATATTCACATTTATAGATAGGCTGACAACTGGGGCAACGTGGGCTGGATATCCAAACTACACAACAATAGACTTGAAAGATGATTTATTCTATGAAAACGATTACGTCTATATAGAAAATTTATATCTACAAAGTGGCTCGACAAACAGCGGATATGTCAGTTATTCTGATTATTCAGGATTGTATAAAATAATAAAAATCACAGGACTCAATGCTGTACTTGAATGGAATACTGCTGGATGGGATATAACTCTAAGAGGAACACCAAAAGTCCATTATTATAAAGGTATGAAAATCAATATTTTAAGAGTAGATGAAAGTGACACCAGTGATATACAACACAGATATTTAATATCAAAAGAATTTGTTAATGAAAAAATAATTAATTCTATTTAAAAATTAAATATATACTTATAAAAAAACAAACATTATGGAAAACATAAGAACTTTCGAAGAATTCAACCCTTTTAGAAGAAAAGAATTAACTCCAGAAGAAGAGTATAAAAAGCAGGAAAAGGAAGCAATAAAGAACAGGGATAAAATGTTTGGAAAGGAAAAAATAAAAAAAGATCTACCCTATCAAATAAAAGAAAGAATAAATTTAAGATAATTATCTAATGATAACAATTCAAAACATTGAGCAAGCTATTCGTGAAGTAATGGCTGGAAGCGAAATACAATATACAAATTCAGTTTATGAAGAAAAGGACGGCATTCTAAGACTAATACTTTTCTTTAATAAATTATTTTCAAAAGATCAAGTTATTATTTATACTAAACTTATGTTTAATGTGGATGATAAAAAAGAAAGACTTCTTGTCACCAAAGAAAAAAATTATTCTTTCAAATATCTCTATGACATAAATTGTCAGTATGAAAAAAAATTTTTTGATGATATAAATGATTTTAAAAATCAATGGTCTAGTGTCATAAAAAACAACAAATTCGGAGACAATATAAAAATATTATCTGAGTTCATCAAACAACCTTCTTTTATAATAAATGATTGGCTCAATAAAAATAATGTTAAAGATATTTCAGTAACCGGTGTCAAATATGATCCAAGAGTTAAAGTGATGCCTTGTAAGAGTTTATTTTTTCACTTTGTTTTGACTATAAATAATTCAGATGAAGTTGAGCTTTATGTTAAAAAGGAAGGAAAGAATGATTTTGTTATAACTCTCAGAATTAACGAAGATAATTTTGATACAAATGTTCCGGATTTAAAGACTTTTATTCAAGTAATAGGAGAGGCATTAAAAGATAAGATGTCCTAATCATCTTCTATATATCCCCAGTTTTCTTCACCCCAAGGATCATCTTCTAATTTTAATTTTCTTTTTCTTATTGCCCCTCCAGTGATTCTTATAAAATCATCATAATCCATTCTTTTAAAATCACGATTTATTCTCGATTGAACAAAATACTTGTTTGGTGACCATACAAAACAATTCCATTTATACCATTCATGTTCCAATTTATTATCTCTTTCACAACTATATCCATATACATCAAATCCGATTTCCACCAACTTCTTAGCTATATCAAACATCTCATCATATGTGGAATATAATATGTTATAGTCTTTCAAAAATTCAAAATCACTAACATTTTCTTTAACAAATCCCCAGTTTTCTTCACCCCAAGGATCGTCGGATAATTTTAATAATCTCGTTGTTTTTAAGGCTGGAACTATTTCATCTTTTGAATACCGGTCAACAAAACCATTTTTCCACTTCACTTTATAGGCATATTTATCTTCATCGAATATTTCTTCTATTACGCCTATCTCACCTTTAGCATTTGATAGAGCCAAAATAGGTCTTCCATATATTTCATGTTTAACGCTTCTTTTTAATCTGACCTTTTCGCCTATTTGAAAATTATAATTGTTTTTCTTTTCCTCGACGTAACCCCAGTCCTCTTCATTCCAAGGATCTTCTTCTACATTTTGTTTTTTTCTTCTATTTTTTTGAATATCGATTCTATTTTTAAATTCATCAAAATTCATTATTTCATAATTATTCCATTTGGTGCCGCTTTTACTATAAGTTATATTCGAGACAGAATGTATCCATATATATCTCACACCATAACTTAACATTCTTTTTTTATCAAGTCCATATCCCTGATCGATAAGATAATTATAAATATTTTCTATATCGTCAGTTCTTCTAATTTCAATCGATACTTCGCTTAACATGTTCCTATATATTAAAAAAATATTTTTTTTTAATGACGCTTTTTTTATATATACAATAAAAATAAGATTTTATAAAATGGCCACATTTGATTATATAGAAGTGCAATACGATAGATTGAGCGATCAACTCAAAAACTGGTTACAACAAACATTTTCTGATTCAGACATGGTTTTTAGTGACGCTTCACCATATGGTCAAATTTTAAAAATAGACAAAGAATTGTTTCTTCAAAATTTAATCTATAATAAAAACTCTGTTCTTCAATATTCTATAGACACGGCTGTTGATGATAGAATAATAACAAATCTAGCCAGAATAAGTGGTCATAACCCAACGAGAAACATCTCAGCCACTGGGGCAATTACTTTAAAATTAAAAGTTGGAGTGGATATCAGTAGTCAAATAAGCGGTAGTAAAATAAAACTGTGGAATAGGACATCGTTGAAAAATAAAACAAATAATTTATATTATAACATAATTTTAAACGCGGACTATGTTGTTTATGAAATAACTTCTAATGTTGAAATAAGATTGAACATTATTCAAGGTAAATATGAAACAACAAAATTTACCGGAACCAGTGAAAAGAATCAAACTTATAATGTTAATGTTGTGGGTATCAATAATATAGAAAACTTTAATTATACGGTCTTTTATAATGGAAGAGCCTTATCTAATAAGGTTGGTCTCTATGACATGTTGCCAGGCGAATACGCTTGCTATTCTAGAACTGGATTCAATGGAGGACTAGATATTCTATTCGGAACTGGAGATTATGGGTTTATTCCACAGATAGGCTCGCTCATAGAAGTAAGATATTTATTATCAGATGGTAAAAACGGAAACATTTTAAATAACAAAGCAAATGACTTTACTTTTATCGATTCGGTCTATGATGACGATGATAATATATTATCAATGGATCAACTTTTTGACATTTATATATCAAGCGATATCAATTTTGGAGCCAATAAAGAGTCGAAAGTTTTCACAAAAAATGCTATACCACACGTGTCGAGAAATTTTGTTCTTTCTACACCAGATCAATTCATATATCAATTGAGTAAATTGAATATGTTCTCTTTAATAAACGCTTATAACGTATTGGATGAGAATAACTTAAATAACAACTCCTATATAGAAAAATTTCTAGACGATGCCCTTGGGAAAGATATAAAATATGATAAAGACAAAGTTGTTACAAAGATGAAAGAATATTTTCCAAACATATATGATAATGTTATATATTTATATTTGATTCCAGATGTTAGAAATTATTTTGTAAGTGATTACAACTATTTCAACATACCATTTGACGCTTTTTATCTTGATACTGAAGAAAAACAAAAGGTCATAGATTATCTTAGAATGCTGGGCAATTTATCCATAACAACAAACGTAAAGATAATTGATCCTATAATAAGTCGATATGTGATGAATATTTATGTTAGAAGATTTAGTGATTCTTATGAAGATAACATTAGAAATAGAATAATATCTATCGTTTCTAATTATTTTGTTAATAACACAAGATATGATAGAATTATAAAAGCTGATATTATAACAACGATCAAAGATCAAGTAGAAGGGGTGGATAGCGTTAATTTAGATTTCATCAGCAAGAAAAACGAAGATTATCATGCTGATTATATAAATAGTAAGAAAAACACAAACACCTACAACACAAATGATACAAATTTATTAGAGCCAACTATAGTGAATCCAGATAGATATGATTCAAATAAAACTATAGGACTAGATCCCGTTCTTGGTGACATCATTGTTGAAAGAAATGAGCTGGCTATTTTGAGAGGCGGATGGTACGATAGAAACGGCATTTATTATAATGACGCTCCTATAACAAACGGGCTTTCAACAATAAATATTATTTGGACAGGCGTTACCCAGATAAAGACAAAATAATTTATTGATAATATATTTTTTTAATCTCATTAACTATCATATCTGGCGTTGGTTTACAAGAGAAATTTTTATTCAGCGGACAAGTCCATACAGGATGTCTTATTGTTATAGTTGCCCATTCATCGACATCAAATTTTGGATCCGTCAAACAATATTCATCACAGGCTCCTCTTAAATGAGTGAATTTATAATCTCTACTACCATTTCTCACAGCTTGATGATAATATGGATCTCCATACCACCCCAGTAATAATATATGAGTGTCAGTTGTTCCAGCAAAAATATACATACCCGTGTCAAATCCAACAAATATTTTACTGCTGTTTATAATATGCCAAGTTTGTGATAGATTTTTTTGTCTTTCATCGCCGGCAAGATTTACGCCAAGTCTTATGTTTAAATCATAGTATGTTCCCTTTTCTTTACCTATTGTGACGACCGGTATTTTATTATCATTCAGACAATCAACAATATATTGCCACTCTCGCAGTTCTAGGCTCCTATCTGGTCCAATAATTCTTGGATTCAAACAAATATATTCTTTTGGAAGTTCAACGATTTCATCAAATTTTTCTGGCTGATAATCATAAGATAGTTCATCTTCCTTTAATGTCATATTAGCGGATCTAGCGGCAAGTTGTTTCATATCAGAGTAATAATAAGCATTTGGTATATTATCAAAAACTCTGAACACTTCATTTTTTTCTGAATCATAAGACTCGTTTTGGCTTTTTACACTATTGATATAAATATTATTTTTGAAAAACTCCATATGATGATCAAAACAATATAGATCTATCTTTCTTTCATAAGCTTTATATAATTTTCTTATCAGCGGAGTAACTGATATTACATCACCAACTCCGAGTTCTTGACAGATATGAACAATAATCGGTTTTATTATGGCTCCATATTTATTCTTAATTCCAAATTTTTCTTCTGATATGATATTGAATCCACTTGTTAAAGCCACTTTGATATAAGAAAAATTTGATATTGGCACAGACAACTTGAACCAATATTTTGTATCTTTTTTTCCAAAAGAACAACTTGATCCATAAATTGAATTATTATTTTCATCTAATATATTGACATAGACATCTTTATAAATATCAGATAAACTCCTGACAAAAATCGTGTCAGAATAATAATCCATTGTTATTGAAAAATTGAAATCCTCTATTGTTTTCATTATGATCATATAAATATTTTTTATAATTTTGTTTTTTAATATATAGATAATTATGAAAACAAAATTCAATTTCTTTAAAAAACAAGAAGATGAAAATGTCTCTTATGTTGAAGAGAAAACAAATCTTCATGAGATTTTAGATAAATTGGGTTTCAATGTGAACACAATAGATATAAAAAGAACTATTCTTTATTTATATCAAAGTTATTATCATAGACGAGTTAAAATTTTAACTTCTGATGGCATCGTCGATGAAATCTCGATAATTGTGACTATGGATAATAATATGTATAGTTATTCATTTCAATTTATACTCGAAAATGGAAGATCTGTTTCACCTGGCGAGTACGATGATATAATAAAAATAACAAAAAGAGTGATCTCAGATGAAGATCCTTTCGGGGAGGATAGTTGAAAAATTTAAACAGTTGATTGTTTTTTTAATATAAATAAAAAATCATTTTTATTATGAATTACGAAGAATTAGATGTAAAAGATTTGCCAAAAATACTCGAGGATAGAGAGAAATATTGGAACTCAACAATAAACGAGTTGTCAAAAAAATTAAATTGTAGCGCAAAAGATGTCACACCATTACAGGCTGAAGTGATTAGCTCTCGTCAAGAACTTGTTGAAGAGATTAAATCTGTGTCATATGAATTGTATAAATATATGCCTAAAATAAAGGCTTTAAAAAAACAGAGATTTGAGTTTTATCATACAAAATATCCAATAGCCACCAACGGATCAGAAAAAATGAAATTAATTGAATGGGACTTAGCGAATTATGAGCATAAAAAAGATATATTTGATGTTCACATAGAATTTCTAAGAGAAAGTATGAAAGACATAGATAATATGGGATACGCCATAAAAAATAAAGTTCTTTTATATCAACTTACAGATTTAGAATAATCAAAAAAATTTAATTTATTTTTTAATATATAAAATAAAAAAGATGAGCGTTATGACAAACAAAAGACTTAAAAGATTTAACGAACAATCAGATTCAAATTTATCCGAGATTGACGATAAAACTAAATCGATATCTATTGACTTCGCTAAATGGTTAGGAGATAATAGATGGCAAAAAAATATAAGATATGACGCGTGGCAAACATACAATAGACAGCTTTTTGATGGTTCCCCAGCGCTATCAACTTCAGAATTATTTGATTTATTTATTAGCAATTATCATAAATAAAAATTACAATGATATTAATTGCTCGTTGAGAAATCTTTCTATGAAATTACACATTGGCAATCTACCATACTTTTCTGTAAACATATTATTACATCTAAATCCAATACCAGGATAATACCACAATTGTAACATATTATTGTCAATTTTTATACCAGATGGTTGAGATAATTTATACACAAGTTGCTCTTCATTCACATTTTCTAGTAGAAACTTCAAATGCTTATTTATAGACATATCTATATTTTTTTCAGTAAGTTTTTCTAAACATTGTTTGATTGTTGCCATAATAAATTTATATATTAAAATTTTTATAGTTTATTTTTTTTTATCCATAAAATCATTTTATCTTTGTCAAAGATTTTTAGAAATAATATTATATAAATTTTTAGTAGAAATAATATTATAAAAACGGTCCAGTCGTCTAGTGGACGCTTCTTCTGAAGATGAGGACACTACATCTGTAGCGACAGTGGTTCGAATCCGCTCTGGACTACACATTTTAAATAAATTAAATAAATGGAACCAAAATATTGCCAAAAAAGTACTTATTCATATGAATTGGATAAAGAAAGGTTAGATTGGCTAACTGACAAAACAAACAGAAGTAGACAGCAAACGCAATTTCTTTTTCAGCTGGTCGATGGAGATTTTGATAAACTTCAAAAACTTGAGGTTCAAATCAAAAATTGCCACTATAACTCGTGCCCAGCCGACAGAGAGTCGGTCGAGTGCGTGCTCAATCTTGTACCGAAATCAAATTTTTTCAAACTTTAATAATAGGAGAATGATACAATGGTACTCGAATTTATAGAAATAATAATTCTTTTGGCTTCTATAGCCATTCTCTATTACATTTTCTTCGATATGGTATATCCATTTTTCACGAAAAGTAAAAAGATTTTTTGGTTGACAAAAAGTATATTTTCCAAGAAAAAGGATCCGATAGATGATTTACCAGTTTTCGAAGATGAAGAGAATGAGAATAAAGAAAATTAATATGGAAGATTTTCAAAAGGTTCTTATTTTAGAACATGGTATGAAAGAATTGAAAAAGTTTTCAAATGAATTAATCATTGAAAATAATGATCTTAAAGAAAAAGTAAAATTATTAGAGAATAAATTAGATCATTTTTCTAAAAGTTCAGCTTCGATAAGTTTGGATGAAAGGGTAAAACTTTTAAAAGAGAATAATAAAAAATTGAAAGCTGAAAATAATAGATTGATGGGTAATATTAAAAAAATGGTTAATGAAATTTCAATAAGAAATGAAAAATTATAAACAAATAATAACAATTTAAAAAAAAAGGAGAAAAAATGAATTACGAAAATCTAAGAAGCTCTGTTTCATCAGAAACACGAGGATCATTAAAAAGTAAACTGATCAAGGGTGGATTGGTTTTTATTGCGTTTTTGATAATCGCTATTGTGATACCAAGAACTATGGTTAATGTTAATGCTGATCAAATTTGTTGTGTACAGGATCCGTTGGATGGTGATTTACACTTTTATTTTTCAGCTGGTCTAAAGCCTCAAAATTTTGGCAAAGTGACAAAATATGAGAAACGTTCTATATATCAATTTGAAAATCCTGTACGTTTCAATGATGGTGGTCACGGAACAATGCACGGATCGGTTCAATATGAACTACCACTAGATATCGAGCATATGACAAAAATTCATACTAAGTTCGGTAGTCAGCAATCTTTGGAAAATGCTTTAGTAAAAACAGTTGTTGATAAATCTATTTATATGACTGGACCACTTATGTCTTCAAAGGAGTCATATGCTGAGAAAAGAAACTATCTCATTAGCTACGTTGAAGATCAAATACAAAATGGCGTATATAGAACAATATCTAAAGAAGCTAAAGCTATCGATCAAATGACAGGTGTTGAAAAAACTGTAACAGTTGTCGATATAGTTATGGACACCACTATAAATTTACCAAAGCGACAAGAAGAGTCTAGTATGAAAGAGTTTGGTATACGAACATTCAACTTCGCTATCAATCAGTTACCATATGATTCTGCTGTAGAATATCAAATATCCCAACAGCAACAGATCGCTATGGATGTTCAGACTTCTATAGCTGATGCTAAAAAAGCTGAGCAGAGAGCAATCACAGTGGCTAAAAACGGAGAGGCCGATGCCGCTGAAGCTAAATGGAAGCAAGAGGTTATAAAAGCTAAATTTGTCACAGAAGCTCAACAGAAACTCGAAGTCGCCACACTCGAGCGTCAAGCTGCCGAGCAAAATAAACTGAAGAACATACTTGATGGTCAGGGTGAAGCTGAAAAACGTAGGTTGATTATGGAAGCTGACGGGGCTCTTTCTTTGAAACTAACGGCTTGGGTAGATTCCCAAAAAGCTTGGGCACAAGCTTTTGAAAAATATACTGGAAATATTACACCTTATTGGGTAACTGGCGGTGGATATCAAAATAATACCAACGGAGTAAACGATTTTATGAATCTAATGACAATGCAATCGGCTAAACAACTTGGATTAAATATGGATATGCCGAAAGGTGGAAACAAATAACAAAAAGAGGTCTTTTTAGACCTCTTTTTTTTTGCTAAAATTTTTAAAACTCACAAAGATTTTTAATTTATATATGACAATAAATTTTTTAATTTAAAAAAATAACATATGTAATTGATATGATGATAATTATGATCAACGGCTCAGGTAAGACCGGTAAAGACAATTTTGCCAATTTTTTCATAAAACATTATGACAAAAAAGCTTTGAATTTGTCAACAATAGATAAAGTAAAAAAGATAGCACTAAAAGATTTTGGTTGGAATGGAAAGAAAACAGAACCAGCTAGAAAATTTCTATCAGAAATAAAAAGAGTTTGGGCTGAGTTTAATAATGGACCCTTTGAAGATATGGTAAAACAAATAGAAGCTCATTATAATAAACTAAATAAAAAAAATAAACAATCCATAATATATTTCATTCACTGTCGCGAGCCAAAAGAAATACAAAAGTTTAAAGATAAGTATGGAGACGAGTGTTTTACTTTATTGATAAAAAGAGATGATAGAAAGGTGCCAGATAACGATTCCGACAAAAATGTGAATGATTATAATTATGATAAAATCGTTCAAAATAATGGAAATAAAATAGATTTGGAATTAGAAGCTGTTAAATTTGTTGAAGAAATGAGAGAAATGATAAAAAATAAAAACAAATTATGAAAATTTAAGTATAAATAAAAAACATTTAATAATATGCCAAAATCAAAACACAGAAAAGATCACAAGAAACGTCTTCATTCTTTCAAAGTCAGATTAGAAGAAGATAAGAAATTAGTCGAAAAAAGACGAAAAGAATTTTTTGAGGCTCTGCAAAAAGAGCAATTAGAAAAAATGCAAGCTGAGGGTAAAGTTGAAAACGTTGTTGATGCTTCCGATGTTGGCATAGATTTGAGTGGTCTGGATGACATCTCATTCGATGATGTTGAAATTGTTGATGAGCCACCAGCTGATTTGTTCAGTGAACAAACAACAGTCGAAGGAATCACATCACCAGACCAATTGAAATAAAAAAAAAAGGGAACCATATGATTCCCTTTTTTTCACAATTAAAACACACAAACAATATTTTTTAATAACTATAATTTTTCGTTTCTTTTCGGCATTTAATTTGAGATAGCGTGTTGTTTTTTTCGCGCACACCAGGCTCAAGTTTAGCATTTTTCCTTTTCAATACAAATCCTTCTATCATATCTGTTTTTATAAATTCATCCCACAATTCACAAAAGTTATCTTCATACATTTTCGTTAAAAACAAATTATCTGTTATTTTATAAGTAAATTCATCCTCATCAATAAAATTGAACATCTTCTTCAACATTTCATATCTTTCAATGAAAGTAGTTCCCAACAAATGAACATCATTCAGAACAATGATATCAAAGATAACAAACTTGTGATTAAATATATTTCCATTTTTATCTTTTTTTGACTTATTCATATACTCGCCACAGAAAACATTTTTTCCTTCACCAATATTCAAAATATCCATTATTTCATCGTCTTTTATTTTGAAATTACTAAGTGATTCGTTGTGTCTGTTCATTACAGAAATTGGTTCGTCAACATATATCTCGCAACAAGAACCGTTGAATTTCGGCTCAGCCATGAATTCTCCATTATCAAATTTATTCAAATTTGCTCTTGGAATTTTATTTTCTGGTCTTGGAGGATAAATATATTTCATATTGCGTTTAATTCATCTAATTCATTCCACATATCTTGATAAGGATCACCTGAGTCTTGTTTTAAAGCGTAACGGAAAACTGGATATTCTTTCTTGTAAACTTCAAACATACGGTGTCCTGTGTTTCTAGAATTTCTGGTGTTAGCTAGTCTATCACAAAGTTTTAAAAAGATAGCTAAACGATTGTTCCAAATTTTAGGATATGTTTTGAAGTTGCGCTCTTTTCTATCTCTTCCTCTTTCATTTGAAACCAAAAAAACTAATTCCGCTATATCATCATTTGTTAATCTTCTCAACGTGTTGATATCCATATCAGTGTCTTCAATTAGATCGTGAGTATATGCGGCGCCAAGTACAACTTCCTGCTTACTTTCATCAACCAAATAAATATATTTCGTCGCGTATGAAGCCACATCATCCAAATGAGCTGAATAAGGAGCGGTCCCATATCTTTGAGAGTCACCAGGGTGATCGTGTTTATTGACAGCGATCTCTCTTATTTTGTTTATGAAATTATCGTCCATTTTAATGAATTCTTAAATACCAAACATCATTTTCTTTTTCAAATTTGAATCGTATTTTATCTTCTTTGTCTTTCTTCTCTATACCATCGAAAGGACGAATATCAGATGCCCATTTCTCTTTTCCGTCCGTGAGAAAAGATAAATAAATTTGAGCTTGTTTAGCACTAAGATTTTCGATCTTTTGAACTTTTTTTGGGCGGTTTTCCAAAATTCTAATCTTTTTTTCTTTCATGGTGGTATAGATTTAATTTGTTATAGTGAAATCTTGGAGATCGTTATCTCCAAGATTTCATTTTTTTTTTTCAATTATTTAGATTTGGCTCCCCTCATACTGAAGACTGGCTGAATATCTTTGATAAAATCTTTAACTTTACCTTTTCCCCAAGTGAAAGCCTTTTCAATGGCTCCACTAGTAACTGAATACGATGTTTTTGCCTGGAATAAAGCGGCTTTATCGTCCTCGGGAATTTCATCACAATTTTCAATAAGAGTGCTGAGAATTTCACCGTATTTTTCTAGTAAGTTGGCATTGATAACAAATTCAGTTTTTTCAGTAACTACATCGTCACCATAAGCTTCTTTTAATTCATTAAAACGATTTTCATCACATTTAATATATCTGTCAGTTGGCACAAACATAACAGAAGCCTTTGAAGGAGTTGACATTATGAAAGAACCAGGATATCCACCAGATTTTTCATAAACATCATTGAAGGTGTTCATACCGTATTCCTTAACAACACCCTGAGCAACAGCCAATTCAGCTGTCAGATAATCAATTTGTTCAGTGATTTCAGCCATTTTAACAAGGCTTTTTTCGAATTCACCATCTTCTATAACAACATTGAGTTTATCATTTTTCTTAGTGGCTGGTTTTTCAGCTTGTTTTGCTTTAGTAAATAAATTTCCCTTAGTGGCCATTGTTTTGTGTTTTTAATTGTTGAACTTTTTGTTTGTCGTTTGTTGATACAAAGATAAGATCTTTGTCTGATATAAAAAAATATTTATTGTTTTTCTCTATTTTTTTAAACTTTTTTATGTTGTTGATAAATAATATTATAAAGAGATGCAAATTTAATAAACTTTTTTCAATTAATCCATATAAAATAAATAATTTATATTTAAAAAATATTTACAATGATTTGAAATATCTTGCGGATGTAGTTCAAATAAAAAAAAATGTTTATTCTATCTAGAATTTACATAAAAAATAATAAAATTTTATGAAGAAGAAAGCTTTGATCACTGGTATAACAGGTCAATCTGGATCTCATTTGGCCGATCTCTTATTAGAAAAAGGTTATGAAGTTCATGGTATGAGAAGAAGATCAAGCTCTTTCAACACAGGTAGAATAGATCACATATATAATGAACTGATTCTTCATTATGGTGACATGACCGATTCATTGTCTATAGATAATATAATTTTTAAAGTCAAACCAGATGAAATTTATAATTTAGCTGCACAGTCACATGTCGGAGTATCTTTTGAATTACCAGAATACACTGGACAAGTTGACGCTTTAGGGACTTTAAAAATTTTAGAGGCGATGAAAAAACATGTTCCTGAATGTAGATTCTATCAGGCCAGTACATCAGAACTTTTTGGTAAAGTTCTAGAAATACCACAAAATGAAAAAACACCATTTAATCCTGTTTCTCCATATGGTATAGCAAAGCAATACGCATTTAATATCGCAAAAAATTATAGAGAGTCTTATAATTTATTTATTTCAAATGGCATATTATTTAATCACGAAGGCGAAAGGCGCGGAGAAACATTTGTCACAAGAAAAATAACAAAAGGATTAGTAAATTGGACGGCGAAAGGAGAACCAATTTTATTAGGAAATTTAAAAGCCAAAAGAGATTGGGGATACGCTAAAGATTTTATTTATGGCATGTGGCTGATGTTACAACATCCAATACCAGATGATTTCGTACTAGCAACAGGCGAACAACATTCAAATAAAGAATTTGTTGAAGAAGCTTTTCAATATTTAAATAGAGGAACAATAACATGGATCGGTGAAGGATTAGATGAAAAGGGCATTGACAGAGATGGAAAAACCGTAGTTAAAATTGATCCAAAATATTTCAGACCATCTGAAGTGGATACTTTATTGGGGGATGCGACAAAAGCGAAAACTATTTTAGGATGGGAACCAAAAGTTCATTTTAAAGAACTAGTTGAAATAATGATGAAAAATGATATAAATTTATATGGAAAATAATTAAATATATATCTCTTAAAAAAACAATAACACTTTGTATGCAAATTTTAATAACTCCAGAAGACATAATAAAACGTTGTTTGTGGTACGATTATAGAAGATTCTGTTTAAAAGATAAAACAAACGATGAAATTAATAAAATCATAGAAGAAAATAAACCGACCACAATAGACGAAGACAGTGCTTATGTTATCGGGCTTTTGAAGATAGTAGATACCCCAAACATAATGCATAGATTCAGACTTCATATAGATGAAGTTTTGAAAGAAAAATCTAATATTTATAATAATAAATTATATATTATAAGAAGTGTTATACTAAGAGATATATCTTTATTTAAAAACAGATTTCCAGAAAGTTATAAACCACCATTTGAATATAAAATTGGTATAGATGAAATGATAAATTTCTCAAATTATATGTATTCAGAGGTAGAAAAATTGCCCATACATAATTTTCAAAATCAAGATAAAATATATTCTTATGTGTCATCAAATCAAGTCAAAGATTTATTAAAAGAAGATCTTCCCACATCTTAAAGATGGAGAAGATCTTCTTCACATGAAAAAAAAAACAAAAAACAAATTTTTAACGAGTATTATCTGATGCTATTTTTTGATCGAAATCATTTAATATTTGCTTAATAACCATATTTTCATATTTCAATGACTCGTCCTTTATTTTATTAACTCTATCTATTTTACTTAATTCAGCGTTGCTTTTTTTCTCTATCGCAACAATATCCTTTTTAATTTTTTCTTTCCTTTTCTCGATAAGAGATATTCTCATTTTATTATTCTCAATAATTTTATCAAAAAGTTCAATAAAATGATCTGTATAATATAAGTGGAACTGTTCGATTAGTTGTAATTTCGAATTATTTTGAATCACTGTATCGTGAAACATTTTAGTATAATCATAGATGTCTTGTAAAAGAGGAAAAGTTTTAAAACTGTCCATATAAAACTTTAGTTTGTTTATTTTAGCCATCGATTCGCTGGATATTCTATAATTATTTTCCTGAACTTTCAATATATCTAATTCAGTAGAATCAATATCGGTTTCTTCTTTTCTTTTAAAAATATTAAAAATTCTTTCTATGATTCTTTGTAGAAGATTTCTTTTTTCTGATTTGACAACGGTAGTATTTGACATAACTCTAACCAAACTTGATGGACTTTGATTAAAAATGATATCTGATCTTTCATCTGGTGTCAAATAATGCTTTTTATTTTTATCTATTTTATATGTGCCAAAATTATCTTGTGACACAGGAACACCGCCAAGCGTTCCTATCTCTTTTGAAGATAAGAATATGACATATTTTTGATCAATAGTATAATATTTATCTTCTTTTTTGATAATATATTTACCATTTTTCAAAGTAACAGGAATTCCACTCTTTATAGTTTTACCAACAATCATTTTCTTATAGTTTTAGTATTTCTGTCTCCATCATTAATTCCAGATTGTCTTTTTGGACATCTATATTATTTTGTTTTTCAACAATATCATCATAATAATTCTTGATTTTTTCTTTGTAACCCATCAATAGTTCCATCGTGTCGTTATCAATAATCATTTCTTTGTTGCCGTCCAAATCATCTAACTCTATTTTCAATTTTTCTATTTCAACATTGAAATCGGATATATTTTTTGTTATATCATCCTCATTTATATCTGGAATAACCGATACAATTTTATTTTCATATTTATAAAAAACGTTATTTTTTAGAGCGATGAACATTTTCTCATCTTTTTCATTAATGATCTCAAAGACGGTTGAGTAATCAGCTCCCTTTCCAACAACTTTTAATTTTTTAATATTATTGATAAAAACATTCATGTCGTCATAATTCAAGAACAATAAAATGTCGTTATCAAAATATAAATCATGCACCCTTATCATATTATTTTTTATTTCATATTTCTTTTTATCATCTATAAAAGTCGGCTCATAGATTTTCGTCATTTTCATCCAACGAACATTATTTTCAGAAACACAAGTTTCTGGACTATGTTGGGCACCTGATGTTTTTTCAGATGCCCATTCTTCATAAGTCTTAAAATTCATCATTTTGTAGAGATTAATTTTTGTGTCTCCATGACCTTATCTTTGATCTCTTTATCGATCACTTCGAGCTCTTTTTCAATGGTAGCTCTCTTTATGTCGCCTTCTTTTTTGATTTTCAAAATTTCATCCAGTGTGTTGATCAAATCCTGATTCACTTTCTTCAAAGTGTCTATATCAACAATGGTTTCTTCATTCAATTTAGCCACACTAACGCTATTTTCTTTCAATTTTTCAGAGTTCTTCAATATGATTTGGTTCGTGGTTTCATTGATTTTTTTCTGAATTTCGATCACCCTCTTCTGTTTATCTATAGCCACAGACATACAGATGTGATTTCTCCATAGAGGAATAGTATTTGTAACAGCACTTTGGATCTTTTCTACCATGATGGAGTTATTACCCTGAATAATTCGTATTTGTGGGAGAGTTTGAATTGTAACTTCTTTTGTTAGAAGCAGATCTGTCAATTTCTTTTTTAGCCTATCCAAATATCCTTTAGCATCTTGTATTTCAAATGGCTCGAAATTACCAGATACTTCCATCTCAGCGATATTTTGTTCTAATTCATCTATTTTCATACGAGCAGCCAAAATATAGGAATCCAGATCATCGATATATTCAACATTCTTATCAAACATTTTATCGAGCAAGTTAATATCTTTCAACAGAGATAATCTTCCTTGATCAATTTTAACAACGATATTATCAATATTACCACTGACTTTATCATATTTAATGAGCATTTTCTTTGTTTTATTTACTAATCCCCTTATAACAGGAAGATTAGAAACAACACGGGAGAGAGCGTTTTTTGGTTCTTCGATTTTTATCATATTCAATTCAGATAAAAGATCTTGAACCACTTCACCCATTTCACCAGTGTCTATGTTTCGAACATTACTCAATATTTCTGAGCTGTAATTTGACAATTTTGATTGCAGCTCAATGCCATAATTTAAAATCGAATTGGTATCTTCCACAGAAAGAGATTTTGAAATCTCTTTTGCTTTCTCTATCTGTTGTGGGTCATACTTAGATAGATCCAATTTTTTAGTTGGATCCAGTTTGATAATTTTAACATCATTCTTTGAGTTTTGGTTTTTTTCAGTTGTCTCAACAACAGTTGCTTCAACCACAAATGGTTCTTCGTTTTTCATGTTTTCTATTTTTTTGATTATTGTTTTTGGATATATTTCACAAATTTAAATAAAATTTTCATATAAAATAAAAATATTATAAAATATTTTTATTCTTTTTATATTCTTCAACCTCTTTTATTTTTTTATCAATATTCTCATCGTAAATTTCTTGACCCATTTCTGTATAAAACTTCAAACCCAACATAAATTTAGTTTGTCCTTCTATAAACTTATCTATGGGGATTTCCATTTCTTTTGACAGACCCAGAATTACCTGCTCAATAAAATTCTTTTTGGTCCATTGTAACAGATCCGAATCCCTTATAACTTTCTGACTGAGATTCAATTCATTGTCACTGATGATATATGGATATTGGGTCGCTTGTATTATTTTTATCACTTTATCATTTGTATGCTGGCTTTCGTGTGAATAGATGTTAAAAAATTCTATAGCCCTTTTTATATTTTCAGCATCAATTTTAGAATAATAACCAAAATCATGAAAAATAGCGGCCAACATCAAAGTTCTTAATTCATATTTTGTTAAACCACAATTCCTACCTATCTTATAACAAAAATCTACCACACAAAGTATGTGATACAAATTGTGATAAGGTCTATTATTGGACGGATTTTCGCTCAGTAATATATCTAAATAATCATCCAATCGATATTCTTCTAATCTTTTTGTCAATTTTCCAATGTTCATAACAATTTCCTAATTTTATCATATGTTAGAGCAAAATTAAGAAATTGTTTATAAATAAAAAATTAATTACCCAGAAATTATAATAACTTTTCCGTTAATAGATAAAGGACGCCCTCCAATTGAATATGATTTGGTTAAAACTGACGGAGAATATTCCAATAAGACAATGGATTCAAAGGAGTCTACTGTGACACTTGTTGAATATGAATTATTGGCGACATCTTTATAATCACTTGATAAAGAAATAGTCCTGGATGTAGCGCCAGTATTATAATAAAATAAAATTTTGTTCACATTATCTAAAGTCACAGGCGATTTATTGGAATTGGAATCTTGACTACTATATGTTTTCCAACCATTTAATGTCAAATAAGTTGGATCTGGATTATACATATTTGTATTCGTTGTTATGGTTAGATTGTCATCAATTGGTCTAGCGTAAATATTATTGTCAAATAAACCGATGTCTCTTATTGCGTCATATTGAGAATTGCATTCCATGCATAGTTGATCTAATGTCCTTGATATGAAATAATTGTCTTTTATTGTATTTCCAGTAACATAAACATCGAACCAAAAGTCGCTAATCGATAGTTGTGATTCTCCATTATTATAAAATGTGTTACCAGACACCGTAATATTATTTGATGCTAATATTAATAATCCAGATGAACTACAGTTATATGATGTGTTGAAACTATCTACCCATCCTTCGCCATGCTCGTCATGATATATTCCATAAAGAGCCAAATAAGTGTCACCGCCAATAGAATCACTTGTTTGACGACTATTCATTAATATGTTGTGATCAATAGTATTGCCAGATCTTGTTACACTATCATCCCACGTATAGATGCCGCCAGCATCATATCGAGTTAGACCGAAACCATCAACATAATTATATCTTATCGTTAAATCACTAGCCGTCATGCACTTTATGCCAATATGTCCTATGTTTATCAATCTATTATTTTCTACAATAGTGCCATCGTGGACAACAACAATACCGTCTGCCCACACGTCATCTGCTGATAATGCTACACCACCTGGAAGCATTCCTATGTTTTCCAAATCGTTGTTTTTTATAATCATAGAATGACCATAACCTCTAATATTGATGGCTGTTCCTGTAATATCATGCAAATAATTAGAATCTATGTATATAGAAGAAGTACCATCAAACGGATTGTTTAATATTCCATACATACCAATAAATCTAAACTCACAATTTTTAATAGATATATTTAAACTGGCTCTATTATTAAAACCATACCAATTAATTCCTTCAACTGTTAAATTTTCATAAGTTTGGTAGCTTTTATAATATACCTCTATGCCAGTGTTCCTGGTTGCAATTTTAACAATCTTTGTACTGGGATCAACTCCACCAAAATACATATAAATTGTGTTCCCTGTGTAACACCAGTCACCAAGCTCGGTCAAACATTTTATGTCATTTTGGAAAAAATATCCATAGTTATCGGATGCATACCAATTAGATCCTTTTAAATAATTTACTCTTGTGCCGGAATGAGACGTAATTTTGTTTCTATCTACCATCCATCTCACTTTCTGCATCACGGCTTCGGCTCCGGTCCAATTTGTTGCCCCAGTTAAATGAGAATCAGTAAAATAATATTGTCCATCATAATCGGCATGATCATAAGATAACCAATCACTTTTCGGATACCTTCCCATTGGAGTATTGACGCCATCCACTATCACTATATAAACTTGTGAATATTCATCTTGTGTATCACATGACGTGTTTGTGTAGTATATACCATCACCATAACTTGTCCAACCAGAAAGCACTTCAAACCCAGAAAGAATCGGATTTTCACCAGTTCCATATGAGCTAATTGTTATAGTTCCGCCAGAATCACCACTTTTATCAATAAATAATTTTTCAGTTAATATAAAAGTATCTCCCTTTTTAAATAAAATAGAATCACCAGCATTATAATTTGCTGAATAAGAATTAACTTTATTAATAGTTTTCCAAGGATTTTCTATTGTTCCGTCATAACTATCATCACCGCTACTGCTTGAAACATAATAAATATTACCAGTGAATCCAGTATATTCAAAAGCACCTATATCTGGAGCTGTTCCACTATAAGGTAATCCAACATCAACACCAGCATCAATAGCCGGTGATGAAGATTGTAAACTAAAATCTGTTGATGAAACAAATAATGGATCACTTTTTATATTATCAGATAAAGTGTATCCGGATGGTGAATTTCCAGTGAATGTAGGATCATTACTATTTGCGTTTTGATAAGTTATATTATTCGTTATGGTTAATCCACTTAAAGAACCTGTGTTTTCCGATCTAAAAAAACTATGATTTGTAAATCCACTGAATATGTTGTTTATTATTTCAATATTATTTATTATACCAGAACTTTGTATTAATATACCATCATTTGGAGATGTGTGATCAGATAAAATAGTATTATTCCAAATATAAGCATTTGACACGGTTGAACCAGTAAATAAATAAATATTGAAATGTAAAACTTCACCTGAATAACTAGCATTGCTATATCCACATTCTTCAAATAAATTATCATAAATCCAAATATTAGAATGATGAGATGATGCACCAGGACTACCACCATCTGTTGTTCCGATACATTCGGGCCATCCTACAAAATGATTATTTGATATTATGAGATCTTCTGTTGGGGTTCCTTCTATATCTATTGCGCATGTACCATGATAACTTGGCGTGGTAACACCTGTAGAATATTCTATGTAATTATCATGTATATAATAAGAATAACTATAACCACTTTTAATACCACCAGCGCAATCTACAACACAGTCCCCACCATAAAATTCATTATTATAAATCTCAAATCCTCCTTCAATATGCCAATTTTCTATATGAAAATTCCAAAAGCTACCATTATATACTGGCTTATAACATTTATTATTATAAAATTTAATATTTCTGTTATGAGCATTTATGCCATTTAAAATATTTCCATTTCCATTTGAACTTAATGATCTTGTTGTTTGATCTAAGATATTATTGTATATTTTTAATCCATCCTGATAAACGTATATAATTAAACCAGTTGATTGTCCTTCTTCCCTATGTGCACAATTAGTAATGGTACAGTCATATATTTCATTATTGTACGCAAAAGCTGTCCCATCCCAATTATTACCCCTCACCAATATTCCACATTCTATGAAATCAACAATCGTACAATTATGAACTTTAACATATCCAACTTTATTTATACTTAAACATCTGGATGCTGTTAATTGTCCATCAAGCTTTATATTACTTATTTCTTGATTACCTATAGTGTTCTCATCTCCTGTTAAATGAATAGCACCAACATCCCAATCATTAGAATAGAAAGTGAGAATGATATGAGAACTATCCCCCTCACCTGTTATATTAACTCCGGGTGATAATAATATTGTACTACCTGATGTTTCAGTGTAAGTTCCACCGGATACATATATTGTATTACCAGATGTTGTTACTTGAGTACAGGCGTATCTCAATGTTCTCCAAGGATTTAAAATTGAGCCAGTTCCACCAGTATCATCACCACTCTCTGAAATATAGTATGTAGTTCCTGTTGATTCAAAACACCCCAAATCTGGAGATATTCCGCTATAAGGTAAACCGACATCGATACCAGCATCAATTAAATCTGACCCTTCAGCCAAATGTAAAAATGTTATATCAGGTAAACTACCATCTGGTTTTCTACTTCCAAAAAGTTGAGTTGTATACCCAGATATGAAAACAAAATCAGCATCACTTATTGTATATCCAGTATTCTCAACTTCTATGGCAATAAAAGTGTTGTGATCATTGGTCATTCCTGTATGTGTTCCTAACGAACAATTATAAGAACCACTTTGATAACTTATATTGTTTCTAACAACATGAGGCACATCCATATTTAAACAAAAACCAATCCACCCATTTAAATATGCTGTACAATTATAAGTGTGACTTATTAAAACAGCACCGTTTATAAAAAATCCAGTTGCCTTATTTTTAAAGGCCAAGCAATTTGTTATTGTTCTTTTATGAGTATTTGGATATTCATATTCAGTTTCACCATATTTCCAACCAGCACCTTCACCCATTTCATCTGGTCTCGTTGGTGTAAAAGTATCTGGGACATATCCATTATAGAAAGACCAACAATTATCCCAAGTAACAAACCCCTCATTATAATAAGCATCAAACCCAGTATCAGCATTCCACCATGCTCTACACCCACGAACTGTATTAGTTGCTGATGTATTTGTGTTTCTTGATGTAGATAAACCAGCCGCATTGTTGTAAGGAATCGGGCTCAATAAATCTACGTTATGGTGAAAATCACAATTTAAAATTAAATTATCATTAGAACCTTCACCTAACAGCATACCAGCTCCATTATGATGTGAATTCAATAATTCGAAAGTGTTATGACTACCGTATGCTCTTAGACCATGCCAAACATGTTCCGTTTCTTGTGTAAATCCTGAAATTTCGATCCCTTTAAAATGAAAGTAATCACCACTAAAATAACAACCATAACCATAAGTGTCATTGTACGTGTATCCAGAACCTTTAGTTATAATAGGAGTTTCACCTGAATATGCAAATATATTGATAGTGCCACCAGAAACACCATTAACACCATTCATCACTTGCTGTGTTGAATATGAATAAGTGCCGCCTCTCATATAAACCGTATCACCTGAATGTATTATAGTCCATGCCTTATTTAAAGAGAACCAAGGACTTGATGTTGTTCCACTATTATTATTGTCATTACCTGTTGGAGATATATAATATGTTGCCATTTAATTTTTATTCATATATATTAATAATTTGATGACATAATTAACATATATGAAAAAAATTTCTCATGAATTTTTAGATAAAATATCCAATATTTCAGATGATATTTCTTCTATTGGCTTTCCAGTAACATCTATTATCTTCCACCCATGTAAAGTATAATAACGCATAGCGAAAAGAATTTCATTTCTAACTGATATTGGATCAGCATATTCTTTTGCGAAACCACCCAATTTTTCATTTCTAGTACTTCTCAGCTCAGATAACCGATGAGCGTTTGTCGTCAAACAAAAAACTCTTTTTGGATCGACCTCATTTAATATTGATGGTGGTTGAATCCCATTCACTATTGGCACATTAATAACAAACCATCCTTTATAAGCTAAATAAACGCTCAACGGAGTTTTAAAAGTTCTAGACACCCCCAACAATATTATTTCAGCTTCTTTTATGTCATCTAACTTGATGCCATCATCATGTTTAAAAGCAAATTGAACTGCGTCAATTCTTTGAAAATATTCTCTATTTATTTTTTCAAAAAGACCTGGAGTCTGGGACGGTTTATTTATAAAAAGATTTGATAATTTATTTAAAATCGGGCCCATTAAATCCAGTGAATTCACATTCATTAATCGACATTGATGGACAATTGAATCTCTTAGAGGTATATCAACGAGAGTATGAATAACGAGAGCTCCAACAGATTTAGCTCTCGATATTATTTCTTTAGCGGAATCACTTTCTCGAACGTCAGAGAAAACCAATATTTCTACATCAGAATCCGAAAATTGTGTGAGAGCAGCTTTAACAACTTGTTTAGCTGTTCGGCCAGTACTATCTGATATAATAAATATTTTTTTACTTTCATCCACAATACAATATAATGGTTAGAAGTGAAAAAGTTTTTATTCATTCGCGTTCTTATCTTCTTTTTCTTCAAAATCATCTATTTCATCATTTTCTCTAATGAACCATCCAGACACAACAAGCCATAAAGCATCGCCTATAATTATAAGTAATAGAGGTAACCAAAAAACAGAAATAATTGTTTTTCTCAAAAACGACACATCCTTTTCTATCTTACCAGAAAGATAGAAAAACAAAAAAGATATTAGTATGTATATTATCACGTAAATCATATTACAAAGATAAAATATTTTTCTATTTCTAGAAAGTTTTTTTAATTTTTTTATAAAATATTTTTTTTATTAACAAATTCTTTTATAATTTTGATTCCGAATAATAGGGATATTATTCAATATCGTATATACTCACTAAACTAACACTGCTCGTATGACTAAGATAAAATTTGTTGCTGCGCTATTATTTTCCTTTTTATGGGTAATTGCTTCATATTCAATAGCTATTCCCTGGATAAATGATCTTAAAAATGTTTTTGGTTATTTTCTAACATATTTTTTTACTATAGGTATCGCTTTTATACCTGGTTTCGCTATGGCTTTCGTTTATTCGACTCTATTATTAGACAAAAGAATTAGAAAAAAAGACATTATTTCTTTACCTCCAATAACAATATTGATAGCCGCATACAATGAAGAAGAAACAATATTAAATACATTACATTCTATTGAAAATCAAGAATATAATGGTGACATCCAAATTATTGTTTGTAATGATGGGTCGAAGGACAAAACATCTTTATTGGTTAATAATTTCATAAAATATATTCCTAATAAAAAATATAATTATCAAATAATAGATATTTCTGAAAATAAAGGAAAATCTAATGCTTTGAATGTCGGGCTTTCACAATCAAAATATGATAGAATCATCACAATAGACGCTGATTCCATTTTACACATAAACGCTTTAACTTCGATTGTTTCAACATTAGATAGCTGTGATGAAAAAACCGTGGCAGTCGCTGGCACAATACTCGTAAATAATTACAATAAAAATCTAATGACCAGAATACAACAGTGGGATTATTTACTCGGCATATCATCTGTCAAACAAGCCCAATCTTCTTATAATGGAACACTAGTCGCTCAAGGAGCATTTTCTATCTATAAAAAAGATAAATTAATGGAAATTGGTGGATGGTCGAATACTGTTGGCGAAGATATAGTCCTAACTTGGCAACTTTTAAAAAAAGGATATCACATTTATCACGACACAAATGCAATTGTTTTCACAAATGTCCCAGTGTCATATAAACAATTTTTTAAACAAAGAAAACGATGGTCACGTGGTCTTATTGAAGCTTTTAAATCATCATCTATATTATTATTAAAACCAAAAAGAATATTGCCGTTCATATGGTATAACTTAATGTTTCCTTATATAGATGCATCTTTTTCGTTTGTCTTTATACCATCAGTTATAGCTGCTGTCTTTTTTAAATATTATTTAATGGCTGGTTGGCTAACTTTATTGATTTTACCACTTGGATTATTATTAAATTCAATAATTTTTATGATACAAAAAAGAATTTTAAAACAATGTGATATAAAAATGAATAAGAACATAATAGGGTTGATATTTTTCGTTCTTTTCTATCAAGCAATGCTTGTGCCAGCAACATTAAGTGGATATGTGAGTGAATTTTTAAATCTTAGGAAAAAATGGGAAACGAAATAATAAAAATAGATGGTCATTTTGAATACGATTCACAAATAGACAAAGAAGTCGTTGATATTTGTGATGCTATAAATTCTTTGCCTGGTTTAAAAACCTTTGAAAGTTGCTCTGGACACAATAAAAATCCGATGAGAATATTTTTTTATGTAGTGGATTTTACCCAAAAAGGAGAGCAGGGACTTTTTTTCTTGACTCGTTGTGTGGACAAAAGATATTGGGAATATGGTGATAAATGGAAAATAGAGCTCTGTGTTGGCGATCAATCCAAAATAACAAAATATCCAACAACATTTTTATTACACAGCGGCGAATCGAAAGGCATCGACTGCTACGAACAATCCAAATCATTAATAGACAATATGAATCATCATTTGAACATTGAGTCTTTTATAAGAGGATATAAAATAAATCTTAACAATTTTAAAATTTCAAAGAAATGAAAAAATCAACATTTTTTGCAACTTTATTTTTAATTTTATCTCTATTTGGATTCGGGCAAAGAATTCAAACTAACGTCTACCATTTTGGAGATAGCGATAAAACAAGTTTTTGGAAGTATGACATTGGATACAACCACATATTAAACAAAAATTTAATGCTAGGTGCGAAATTCGGAACACACGAGACGACAGAGGATAACGATAATATTGTCCTGAATTATTTTGGACTGAATTATCAAATAAAAGATTCCGTTGGATTTTTGAAATCCAATTTCAATTTTGATTATGTTTTCGGAGACGGCAGTTCTTTATTGAAATATGATGTTTTGATGACAGTTAGACCGAGTAATCATATGTATTTTGAATTCAATGGTTCCAAGGATTATATAGGAACACTATACTCTATAAAAAACAATCTATGCTTTTTCGACAATAGTCTATCTATGGACTATTCATTTTTAAGTAATAGACTAACATTTGTTGGAGCTTATGTATATCAAATAATCACAGATAAAAATACACGCGGGATAAAAACATTTAAGATTGTCGGATATCCTACTAAAAATCTCGGGTTAATATTAACTTCAAAAATTTCCGACATGGATTTTACATCCGAGCATTATTTTAGTCCAATAAACTACGACATATATTCCGGCACAATTTTTTATAAATTTCTTATCAATGGTGATGATTTCATCATGATACCAAGAATTTCATACGGGAAACAATTCTTAGATAATCAAGAAAAGGATTATTATTCTTTCGAGTTCGTTTTCAGAGGTTGGTCCAAAGATATGTATGGAATAGATATTAATATGAATTATTCAAATTCAAAAGAAAATCCAATTGTATCCAATAACACAGACAAATATAATTTTTTCATTTGTAACGTGAAACTAATATATCAAATACCTGTTTCATCGTATTGATACTCCTTTTTTAACATCTATTGTCTGAAGTTACCAATAAAAGGAAAATTTTTTAGAAAATCATTCATATATGTTTTTTAAAAATCGAAACTACTTTTATATAACTTCATATCTTTTAGATCCAAAAACTTTGACATTATTTCTGGTTCGTATAAAGACGCTCCGATTTCTTTATTTTCTTTTAGAAAATCATAGAAGTGCGCGCCGAAAGCTAGTTTGTTTTTATTCTCGGGTAACATCTTCTTTAGATAATCAAAATCAATGTTTTTGTCTTTACATCTGCCCTTATTTATTATCGGCAACAAAACAAAATAAGAAATTTTATCTTCCCATTCGCTATAAATATCTAAAAAATAATCAATACTAGCACTATCCGATATAACAATATGGAAATTTGTCATTATTCCATTTTCCAAGAATAATTCAGCGGCTTTTTTCCAATATTTTTCTAAATGTTTGTGACAAGACACTGCGACTCCTCCGCAATATTTTTTTGTGTACTCTATTATAGAATCTTTGTTATCAAAAATTATAAAGGACCCATTTGTCGTGTAATTTGGAACTATACCTAACTCACGCGTCGTTTTTAAAATGCTTAAAAAATCTGGATGTTCTGTTGGTTCTCCGCCACCGAAAGCTATTTGGAAAGGTCTTTGATTTTCATCCATTTTACCAAAATAATCCAGAATCTTATCAACTATGTTTTCATAATGGAAATCATTCCGACTACTATCCATATAACACGATTCACAACCGCCGTGAGAACATTTCCCGGTCAACTTAACATCATAGAATTCTGGATATTCCAATTCAGAGATTGGCATATTTTTTTTAATGGTGAATCTTATTGTTTTGCCATTTATCCACACAGCTCTGTAATTAGAGCTTATATCTTCCCTTATCTTCAACATTTTAACCTAAGTGATATCTATCTCCGATTTTCATTAATTTTTCTTGCTCTTCCCAATCAGGATTTTCCCCAATAGAATACATAAAATACATCTCGTGATCTGGATCTATTCTATTTATTACTTCTTGAATATTATCATCTGTGACAAACTTTCTCATCCAATCTCTCAATTCATATTGATCAATTACATCAATATTATCATTAGATTCTTCCCCCCAGGGATCATCTAAATCATTTTTTTTGAAATCATTAAATTTTTTAATTTTTGTTTTTTTAAACCTATTATCTTTCAACCTATATTCAATTCTACCAAATCTGTTCACAGGTTCATATAATTCATCGAATGTGTAATCACCAATCAAATTATAATCTTCTCTATTAGAAGGCCATCCATCGGGTTGAGTATGATACCAAATAAAATTATTCAATTCGCCCGAACTCAATTCCGTTATATTAACAATGGGTTCATATTCTCTCAAATAATTTGGATAAATTTCTTCTATCATTTTTTCAATAGTTTCCTTATTTTTCCCTTTAAAAACATAAAGTTCTGATGATGAATTAGTTATAACATCAATAATTGAATGAGGATTAATAACAAAAAGTGTTTTCATAATTCCATTTTTTCTATTATATATTAAAATCTATCGACATAAATGTTGCTCGATACAGGTGATTCAGAAATATAAACTTTGAATTTTTCAATGTTCTTTATCACATCATAATTAAACTTAAAATCAGGTCTTTGATCCAAACAAGTTACAACTAAACTTTTTTCAGTTTTATTGTAAATGTTATCTACTGATAATGAATAATTTATTAAATCATAATCTATTTCACTTATTCTAAACTCACCCTGATATTCGTTTAACACATTTATCTCTTCTTCGTTGTTTATCAATTCTATTTCTTTATCATTACTCATCCATCCATGGCCGTGTCTGGTTTGGTAACATCTTGTAACACAATATGTTTCAATATCATCACAACCAATTTTTTTACATATCTCTATAGCATTTTTTGAAGAGGTATTAGCATAAGTCACATTTGGGAAGATGCCATGATCCATATCTAATAAGATACCCTGTGAACCTTCAAAAATCAAATTATCACATGATTTCAATATTTCGTAATCTTCGATTTCAAATAATGAATCCTCACTATCAATTATTCTAAAAAAGTCTTCCTCCAATTTTGAATACTCTTCTACAAAATTTTTCAAATCACCAATTTTACACAGATTTTCATAGTAATTTTTAATATTTTCTAATTTTACTTTTAACATAGGCTTATTGATCAAATCAATAGCAAATAATTTATATCCTGTTGATATATTGCGGCTCATTGTCTGACCTATACCTAATCCGCAACTACCGTGTCCATTCACTCTAGATATAATTCTATTGTATGCGACGTCATATGGCGTTGTCAATTTAGCTATGGGGTGAACATATAATATTGGATCGATTCCTTTTTCTTTTAATAATATTTTCTCTTTTTCTATGGTATTTAGAAATATTGTCGTATGCTCACTAAAATAACTTGGCACATTTTGTATGGAACCGCTACCAAAATTAGAAAAAACATGTTTTATACCATTTCTAATTACAGTGTGTCCGCACTGTTGACCACCTGAAAAACGAACGACTATGTTTTTGTTTGTTTTTGAAACCAAGTAATCAACCATTGTTCCCTTACCCTCGTCGCCGAAGCCTAATCCAATGACAATGTGAGATTTCATATTTTTACTGTTTATTTTATTTAGTAGCAAAATTAGTTATTTTTATTTTAATAAAAAAACGGGGAGGTTTATTCTCCCCGTTTTTTTTTTCTTTTACAAAATGAAATCGTCTTCTTTGATAAATTCATCAATTTGTGGTATCGATTTCTTTGATGGCGAAAAACCGTTAGATAAAATCACATCAGAAATATCTTGTGGAACAGTCTTATAATCTTTTACTTCTATACAATGATCTCCTAAAAGTTCCTTCCAGTATCCCATTGCTTTTTCAGATCTTGGGCCGTGATTTATATGTAAATGATAAACATTCCATTTTTCACTTACCATTTCTAATAATTCATAATCAGTATAAGATTTTTCAACATCATCACCAAATAATTCTTTTATGACATTTTTTGGTAGTATTTTTAAACATGGCTCGTCTCCAACCGTAATAAGAAATCCTTTTTCTCCCCTTTTCTCAAAGGCGTCAGTAACAGTGTGATTAGCAGCGAAGTACCAAGATAGAAAATAACTTTCACCTTCATTTCCTCCACCGCCGCCTTCCAACCAAGTTCTGGTCAGCCACAAATCTAATTCTGCATCACCCGACTCAAATTGTCCGACTTGTAAAGGAGCTCTGTCTATTGTGTGATCACCAACTCCCAAAAACAATATTGAAGCGTCATCCAGGCCATTCGATAAAAGCTTTTCCATAAGTTTTGGTAATCCATCTTGTACGAGTAAATGTGGTATTTTTCCCATACTTCCAGTTACATCAAGTACCAATATCACTGGTATTGTATTTGGGTGATTTTCGGAATCAAAACACTCTCTTTTATTGATTCCTGTTGGGGACATTGATTCGTGTATTCGTTTCAAAGAGCTTTGTGTAAAGATTTCATTAGCGCTTTTTGTGGCGTAACCAAGACTGGCCGATCTTAAAGCTCTATCTTCTTGTATATACCTAGTGTATCCCATGACTTTTAATTTTTTTTTTAGGTGAATAAGTACTTAAATCTATCTTCGGCTAGTTCCAGTTTGATTTCCAAATTCCTGATTCTAACAGCTAAGTCCAAATCTCTCTTAACGAAATCTTTAGAATTAAAATCAGATGCTAATATCAAACTATCTGTTGTTGTAGGCGATAAATCGAGCATGTTTTCACGCTCCCTTCTCAGTTTTTTCAATTCGACAATCATATCTTCGATTTCTCTGCGATAGATCATCTCAGCGTCTTCAGCGATAGAAACAGCGCGATCTTTTCTGATCTTACTGTTGTTTCTTGATAAGGATTCAAAGAATACTCCTTTAAATTCCAGATTTTCTTTTGATGTTTCCATAATGCGTTTTTTTTTTTAAATTTATTAATAATATTATTAATTACTTGATTTCTATATTTTATAGAACAAAGTTATAAAAAAGTTTGATAAAAAAATAAAAAAACATCGATTTTTTCAAAAAAAATCGATGTTTGGCACGATGTTTGTTATTCAGATAACAAAGTTATAATATTAACAAATAATATACTATTTGTCAGATAATTACAACTCAAAATGAAGATAATGTCAGTCTTTTCCAAGTATTCGCAGCAACACAAATATATAAATAAGATGAACTGTAAGCCATATCACCAGCGATACCTTTTGAAGTCGGAGATGATGGAGCAGGCGACCAAAATTCCTTTGTTTCTATATACATTGTTGAACCAGACAATTTTATTGTGTTATTATCAATGTTAGCACTAATTATATTGTTACTTATATTGATGCCACCACCTTGTGTGTAATTAGAAGAAGTGCCAGATGTTCCATTTTTACCAGATGTGCCTGATGTACCAGGTGTTCCAACCCCAGAAGTGCCAGATGTTCCATTTTTACCAGATGTGCCTGATGTACCGGGTAATCCCGCCCCAGATGTCCCAGATGTACCAGGTGAACCAGGCAATCCTGGTGATCCTGTTCCAGATGTTCCAGATGTGCCAGGTGATCCTGTTCCAGATGTTCCAGATGTGCCAGGTGATCCTGTTCCAGATGTTCCAGATGTACCAGGTGAACCAGGCAATCCTATTCCAGATGTTCCAGAGGTACCAGGTGAACCAGATAATCCTGTTCCAGATGTTCCAGACGTGCCATTCTTTCCAGATGTTCCAGATTTTCCAGATGTTCCAGATGTTCCAGATGTTCCGTTTCTAACCAATGTCGCATCATATAAAGATGATGTGCCAGATGTACCTGATGTTGAAGAAGGTTTTTTAAAAAGTGCGACCATTACTTATTAAATTATTATTTTTATATACTAACATATATATAAAATAATTTAAGTCAATAAAATAATATTTTTTTAAATATTTGGATTACCTAGTATTATTTCTACTTCTGTTAATTCTCCATTATTCAAAATTCTACTATAAAATCCATCAATAATTCCATATTTTCCATCTGGGTGCTTACCATACCAATTTATATATGTGCCCGGAAACAATTTTTCTATATCTTTTTCACTATCAATGAATGACACATTATAGTTGTTTATTAATATTTCGGCTGGTTTGCCAGAAACTTCTAAATAATATCCTTGTTTTTTTAATATTTGTGCCAACTTTTTCATTAATAACATCTTAGATTTAATTAAACCATCATGACCAAAACCAGATATTTTATAACCAAAATTCGTTTTCTTTCCAAATATAACAATATCAACATCCGGATCGTAATCTATATCCGCCGCTATCCAATAAGTTAAATCTTTATCCTTCACTATAGAATCGGCTGATACAATTCTAACATGACCTCCAATTGGAGAATAAGCATTATCTATTATAGCAAACAATTCATCTTTTAGATATTCCTTGTCATATAGAGTTAATCTTACCCATTTATTTTTTGGATACAAATTAGAAAATTTTTCAAATGTCTTCAACATATCTGTATATATTAAAAAAAATAAGAAAAAAAAATTAATATATAAGGTATAAAAAGAAAAAAAAAATCTATGCTTATAAATTTCAAACAATTCTTGATAAACGAGCAATATAAGAACATAAGAGGAAAAAGGGGAATTCTTATATCAAACGAACTTTATACTCTTTTAATGAAAATAAAGAACAAACTTTCTTTTCTTTATATAGATTTATTCAACGCTGTTGTGGAACCACATAATCTACAAGAAGATCTTCCAAGTTATCTATCATATGATAATGAAGGAAATCTGACGTTTTTAAAACCAAGATATTTTAATGAAGAACCAGATCCATGGAACAGTAAAAGGAGGACTTCGATGAAAATGTCAAGAGCTATAAAATTATTTTATAAAGATGAATTTTTAGATAAAAATTTGACACCATTGGACATTGATGCTTTCAATAAGGAATTAAAAAACAATTTTTCAAAAGAAGGAGTGGAAATTGTTGAGCTGAGAGGTGATGATATTTTAAGAGCTTATAACTATACTAAAGAATTAGATTTAAAAAAGTTTGGTTTCACTTGTGCCAATTTCGGGCAGAAGGAGCCAGGGGGTTCTGGTTATGCCGAGCCTGATAAATCATGGTTTGATATATACACGAAAAATCCAAAAAATATTGGAGCCGTTGTTTTGATAAGAGAAGGCAGAATTGTTGCCAGAAAAACTTTTCAAGAAGGCGAACAATTTGTTGATAACGGAAAAAATAAAGCTGGTACACATCAAATAGTATATGGTAATTATTACGGTGAATTGGGTGGCGGTTCGATAAATGATATTCTGATAACAAATCATTTGAAGTCTAAGGGAGCGGTTTCATATGGATTGAATTACGATTTTATAATACAACTGGAAGAAACGAAGTTTCCAAATTATTGCCCATTTGATTCAATGTATGTTAATTTCAAATACAATTTATTATCCACCAGTGACAATTTAAAAAAATTAAATGGTGAAAATTTATATTGGAATAACACTTACAAGGCAAATTACGACCCAGCCTACAACAAATAAAGAATTCTTTTATTGTAATCTATAACAGCTTGATATTCATATAGAATATCATTACCGATTATACCATCAATTAAAGGTAATCCATTTTTACGAAAATTGTTGTTGAAGTTATTGAAATCAGAAAGTTTTATTTTTCTGTTTGTTATTTTTATGTCACCTATAAAAAATTCTTCAATTCCAACTACATCATTCTCTATAAGATTTCCATTAAAATCGTATGTTATATCATCAGTTTTTTCTATTTTTTCTTTAAAAATATTTCCTATTTTTTTTATATCGAATATAGTTTCTGTTGAACCAGTGTCTATTACTACTCTATATTCTTTGTTTTTTATTTTAATTCTACATAGAATATGATAACCTTTTTGCATTTTAAAAATCTCAATTGGAACTTCCGTCATCAATAATTCTTTCTTATTCAACATCCTCTTTTTTAACTTGAGGCATATGTTTTCTTTCTATCTTTTTATTCGTTCTTGGTATTTTTTTCAAATTATCATAAAGATAATCGATAACATCTTCTTCTTCAATATCTAATTTTTTTCCTATTTTTTTTAAATATTTTTTCAATTTCCAATCTTTGTCGGATTGATAGTGGTTTTCACCAACAGAAACACCGTTTTTAATAGCATTCTTCATTATATCAATTATCTTATTTTTCACAACATCATCTTTTTTATCGATCCAATCTTCTAATTTAAACTCTCCGCTTTTTTTATGTGGTTCTTTATCGGAAATATCATCCAAATCATCTATAATATCATCAAATTTTTTCTTGATTTGGGTACATATGATTTCGCAAGTTGGATCTAATATCATAACCAAAGCCCATCTATGGTGTCCGTCTATAATATAATCATCTTGACTTATTATCATATCGAGATCTTTTAGGCTTGAGTTTAAAACTGACTTTCTTTCATCATCTCTTACAATAAATCTAGAAAAAATATGACCTAAATATAGGTCATTCTGACTGGGTTTGAGATCTTCAGCGTTAACCGATATCTTTCTAGTTTCCATATCTTTCATATTTCTTTTTGAATAACACTTAATTTTTGACCGTTATACCAAGGTGATAAATATACTTCTTCTCCATCTATATATAAGCATGGGCATTGTTCAAATCCTTCTCCTATACCATCTGATAACTGACCTTGTGTATACCTTTTCAATATATCCAATTCTTCATCAGTTAGTTTTTCTCTCGATTCATACTCAACAATAACATAGATATTATTCTTTTCATAAGAAAATCTCATATATCCACCTTTTACACCTTTGTTTATTAGATCTTGTTGATTACGAGTTGTTTGACCACCAAATCTAAATTCTTCATGAAAATATTCAGAAAAACAATCTTGACAATCTATTTCAGATACTCGATCACCTAGTTTTCTTCTATCTATGTTACATTCACCAGCAACTCCTTTAATAATTATTTCAAACATTTTTATTTCTCCTTTTTCATTTTTTTATTTTTGTTATTCTTTTCTTTATCATCCTTTTCTATTTCTTTAACCAAAACATCGCCTCTGAATTCTTTCCATTCTTTTCTACTAACATATTTCCAGCCACTACCAATCATCTTTTCGATATTTTTATGATCTAACCAATTCTTATCTGGCATTTTTTTAAAATCATCATTTTTTCTAAGAGTTTTCATATTTATATATTATTTTTTATTTATATCATGTATTAAACACGAAGTTATATTTATTTTTAGCAAAAAAAAAAAGGAATTGAAAAATATTCCAATTCCCCATCACATTTCATTAGCGATTTTCAATTATTCTGTCACAACTGTATCAGCCACTGCTGCTGAGTCCGCCACTAAAGTTGTATCATTCTGATTTACATTATCTTTAACTTCAGATTTAGGCGTGCAAGCAAAAGCCATAAAAATAATTGATAAAACTGCCATGATCTTCACGATTTTTTTCATCTTTTTTATTGTCTTTATTTTTTGAATTCCGAAACGGAATTTTTTTGTTATATATCAAAATTTAAAAATAGTTTTTTTTTATTTACTATAAAAAAAATGAAAAAAATATCAATACATATAAAAATAATTTTAAAGGATATGAAAACATTAAAAAAATTTGACAATTACGGCAGTGGAAATAAAATTTTAAAAGAACAGGTCACAGTGAATTTATCAAAAGGATATCACAATCTGTACATAGCTAAAAAAGATTTAAATATATTATTATCTGATGGAGGAGGAAAATTATTTATAAAAAAAGGAACAATATTACAAGCTTCCGGGGGTGGAACTTTTTCAAGTCCTGATCGAACGATTAATATATCTCAAACTATTAAAAAAATAAACGGAATTGATGTCAAAGGTAACTATGATATAAGAAAAGACAAGGAAAACTTTTTGGAAATAGAATATTATGATGTGTGGGAAAGAACTATTGATGTGATGAATTTATTACAAAAAGCCATGAAAGATTTATCTTATGTAGAATCCTTAATCAAAGATGCTGTAGAATACGGCGAAGAAATTGATGATATAGAAGATGATATCAATGATTATATAGATGATAAACGGGGACTTTTAGACCACATTATTTTAATCTGTTCCAAATTTAGAGAACACTCTTATATTTAGAGTTTTATCTACTACAGTAGTTTCTATATCTGATATAATATCTTCTACATAAAGATTGGAATAAAAATTCATTCTATTATTTATTACATCTGATATAGAATCAGTTACCATATCCAAAACATCATTTGATGATGAACTAAAATCGTTTTCATCTGATTCAATAATAATAGGATTGATATAATCTTTGATTATACTTTCATCTTCGGAATATTGTATAGTCTTATCATCATCAATATCAATTTTAGATAATACCATCAAATTTATAGCCAATAAATTTTTCGGATTTATTAGATTTTCTTTCTGTTTTATATTATGTATTTCACAATATAAAGAAGCAAATTTCTTAACTTCTTCATTATAAAATCCTATAGTATCCAATATCATTTTCCATTTTTCATAAGACTCATCTTCGTCTATGTTGTAACTTTTTCCTCTAATAAATATTTTCATTTTACAAATTGTGTTTCTTTCGTTTCAATAAAAACTACTTTTTTGACAAAATTGTTAATTTTGTTAATTTGTTTCTAATACCACCATTAAATTATAATCATCATATTTGAATAACACAAATCCTTCAAAAACAAATGTTTGTATATCGCTCGATGGGTTCATGCTAATAAAATAATCCTTTGGAAATGTTATTGTGACATTTTCGTATTCTATTTTATCAAAAACATTTAAATGCCATTTTGTTTCAGCGACATACACTTTTTTATCTTTTACATGAATATTCAACACATCTTTTAATTGTTTGTCAATCATAGACATCTTTTTAATCTTTTCAAAATCATTTTTTGATATATTGAAATTGAAAAATGAATTGTCTGTGTCCATTAAATAATTTATATCATCTATGCTTATTTCTTTGCCAATCGAAATAGGATCTCCACCTATTATTTTTATATTTAATTTTTTGTTATCGAATGTCATAAAATTAACATATGATTCTTCATTATAAACAATTTTACAATTTATATTTTCACCATAATCTATAAAATTTTCAAGAGTTCGATTAAAACGTTTGCCATCTTTTATGATGAAAATTAAAGAATAATCATTAGATTCATCTTTCTCTTTAATATCAAACAATTCATCAGTTTTAAAAATATAATTTTTGAATGCATGTATATTCTTAAAAGTGTCACCAACAAATGAAAACATCAAAATATTATCCTTATCAATTTTTAACACCAATCTTGGATCGATTTTTACCAAATCTTTCACTTTGGATAAAAAAATAGATAAATTATCTGATGTTAATTTGATGTGCAAACTATTATCTTGTTTAGTCATAATTCGAAAATAAGATTTCTTCTTTTTATGATAAAAAAGAAAGTTTGTTTAATATAAAAATTGACAAAATTATTATTTTTGTTTATTGGGATGAGCTGCTTTCAGATTCTTTATTCTTTCTTTATTCTTATTGCTCTTTTTCTGTTGCTTTTTAGTTTGTTTCTTCATAATGATATTTTTTAACATATATATATATAAAGAGTGCGTTAAAAAAAATATAAAAGTAAATATATATATGATCATGTTGCATGTTTTTATTTAAAATGATGAAAACCAATAAATTATAATTTTATAAAAATTAAAATATGTAAAAAATATTTAATATATATAATCAATAAAAAAATCAAACTAAATGAAAATCAAATTTGTGGATTTCATATTAAATGAAGAAGAGCGTCAAATAAAAATGCCAACAGACAAGAACTATTGGATAGATAAAGGAAAAAGAGGAAAAGAATGTATAATTTACACACATGATGATCTGGATGGTATCTACTCGGCGATAGTCATGAAAGAATATTTAAAGAATCATGGTTTCACCGTAGCAGGATATGGAATAATAAATTACACAGATGGTTGGAAATTATTTGAGATAGACAAAACTTATATTAATATTTGTCTTGATTTCGCCGAAGACAATAAAGACTTGGACATATATATTGATCACCATTTGGATGATGAATTTGTAAAGAAAAGCGAAATTTCCTTTAAAGTTAAAAGTGATTCTTGTTATGGTTTAATATGTCATTTACTTGGTATACCAACAGATAAGACGGCTCTTTCCGTTATATCAATGATCGATGCTGCGAAGTATTCTGATTATGGAGTTGACATTGAATATATTTTAAATTTCGATCTAAAGGATGTTGTTAAAAAAGAAAATCCTAGATTGTTTATGGCGGCAGCCTTTAACCAGCTAATAAAAAGAAGTGATTATAAAACATTAATAGAAGTTATACATAATGGAACAACATCGATTTTAAACATTTATAATCTATTTAAACTGTTTTATCCTCTAAATAATATTAACGTTAAACGGGGGTCGGATAAAGAAGCGATAAGAAGAGAATTAATAAGGGGAGAAAATCCTATAGTTTATGCTGAAGAAATAAAAGAAATACCCGAATTTTTACCAGATTCCAGAGCCAGAATCGGCACCATGATAAGTAGATCTGTTGGGAAAGATGATAATAAAATGTCCGTAAATAGCATGAACGAATTCGTTGAAAAATATTGGAGTGCAGCGGAAAATAAATTTAAATTTGAAGGATTTGTGATTTTGAGAAATTTAGTTTATTTTCCATCTGGTTCAATGGCCAATGCTCTTAGGGCCAGAGCATTAGTTAAAAGAACTCTTAAAGATAAGGATAATGATATACAATTTATTCTTTTGGATTATTCATCGTCTTTACAAATATGTGATTATAAAGGAATTGAAAATGAAACCAATTTACCGAAAATGGATAATGGTAAAGTTATTGATGACTTAAATGAATATACAAAATATTTATTAGATAGAGTACTTAGATATGATTTCGGATATCATTTTGAAAAAGCTAGAGCTGGCGGACACAAGGGAATAGGTAATTTGACAAATATTTTAGGTAAATGTCAAAGAAAACCATTTTTAGGTATAAAAATAATGGATTTGATGAAAAATAAAATAATTTCAGATATAACAGGAATTGATTGGGATCCAAAATTAATTTGGAATGCTAATGAGCCCGATGAGAAAAAACCTGAAGAGCCTGTGATGAATAAAAGATTGATGATGATGGATGATATAAGAAAAATTAGAAAATGAAAATTTTATATATAAAAAAAAATATAATTTTGCTGAATGTTAAAATTTAAAGACTATTTAAATGAATCCTTTGGTGGTATAACATTGAATAGATTCGCCGTTGGAGATGTTGTATATTTTATGATAAATCGCGAGTACAAAAAAGGTGTCGTAACTAAAATTCCTTTTTATAGAGGGGATCATTATAGTGTTAGAACTACTGACAACAGAATAGATTATTTTAATGAAAATCTTTTGGTTCAATATCCTTTAAAAAAAGGAGATAAAGTTTTTCTTGATTCCAGTAAAAGATTAGATGCTTTTATTAGAAAACAAAACGGTAAAATTTTTAATATTAAATTTGTCAATTATGGACATACTTTTGAAGAACCTTCTTGTACGATAGAATCCTTAGACAGCAAAATGATCATAAATGCTAGATTTTCAGAATTAAAACCCATCGATGAAGAACCAGATACAAATAAAATAATTCCAGAAGAAAACAAAAATCTCAAACACAAAGTAGGTGATGTAGTATATTTTTATTTCAATGGTAAGTATGTTAAAGGTTTCGTCACAGAAGTGCCTAAAGGGGGTGTTATATATGGAGTTAAGAGTGATATTGGTGTTGATTATAGTGTAGATGGTAACATCATGTTAAAATATCCTTTTGATGTTAAATGTAAAGTATTATATGGTGGGGAAGTTTTTGAAATCGTTAAGATGCATCACGTTAGAAGCAATAATGGTTATGAATTTTTGGAACCTTCTTGTGATATCTTAAGTGCAACAGGGGTAAGATTTTTCGATATACCTATTTCGGAATTGAAACTATATGACGGTTCTACACCTATTATTCAAGATGTCAGTAAAACGAATAAAGTTGAATCAGGTGGTGATAAAAAGAAGAAAATTGGTATAGGTTCTAAGGTGTTGGTTAATGATGACACATCTGAAATTCAAGTGATTAATAGAATTGGTGAAGTTAGAAAAATAAACTTTGATGCCGTCGGTAAACCAGTATCGTATCTTATTCATTTTGATGAAGATGAGTCAAAAAATTTAAGTTCGTTGACCATATATGTTTGGCCTAAATATATTATCGATGTTATTGGAAAAAGTGAAGAAGTGGTTCCTCCTAAGAAAGATGACATGAATAACGGAATAAAAGAAGGGGATAAGGTTTTTGATATAAATGATCCAGATAAAAAAATTGGTGAGGTCGTTAGATTGTGGGGCGATGGTGACATTTCAGTTAGATATGCGAAAAGATCGATGGTTGTTAAACATTCGAAATATTTTCAAAAATTCGATTTAGGGATAAGACCAACAACGACAGAAGAAGAAGAGGAGGAAGAAACCGATGATCTACTTGGTGGGTTCGGTAGAACACCATCCTTAAAAACAGAAGATTTATTAAAAAAGAAATATACAGAATTTTTTGAAATAGAAAAAGTTGTGTCTCGCGAGGATATAGATTCCAAAATAAATGAATATGAAGATAAGCTTAAAGATGAAAATCTATCAAAAGTTAAAAAATTGTTTTATGAAAGAACTTTAAAACAAATAGAATTGGTCGATCAATATTTTGATTTTCTAGAATCAAAAATAGCTGAAGGAAAACCAGTTTTCAGAAGTATTGGTAAAGTGGAAAGTAAAATTTTCAGTTTGAGTAAAATGGTAAGAGCTTCAGAATCCAAGGAATTGACAAAAAAACACGGATTTGATAGAGGAGTTATTTACTATTGGATATTCGAAGATGCCGTTATTTTTAAAACTTTATAAATTTTTTATAAACTTTAAATTCCCTGAGTCATAAATTCTATAAATTTTTCTATCGAGCATTATTTCGTGTTCGGTCTTTAAAGGATCAAATCCTTCTTTAACGAGATGATCTTTTCTAAAACCAAACCTGTGCCTCCTCACGCCGTCAATAACATAATAATAATTTGGCTCGGTTTTTCTGATAAGTTCAAAACCAAGATTTTTATATAAATCTCCTTGACTCCAGCTACGATCAGCATAACTAGTTACTTCTTTTGGCTCAAAATTTTTAACAAAGAATTTGAACAGTCTCGAAGCTCCTCCAATAACATTGGTGTTCAGTTTGTTACAAAACCTGAGCATTTCATAGGATCCATCGTGTGAGTTTTGTCCCATTGCTCTTCTCAAGCTTCCAAAGGTCATCAAGGAAACTAGTTCACCAGAATAAAAAAGACCTATTTTGATCTTTGATCCCACAAAACCTTGAATATGATTGTTCTCAAGAAATTCTCTAACCAGTTTATTATCAAACACTTCTTTTATCTCACATTTTCTAGCGTAGATCTTGTTCGGAGTCTTGTTTAACAAATTTAATATTCTTGATTTGACAATTTCCTGTTTGAACATCCAGTCGTCCTCGTAGATGTGGACAAGCTTTATTCCTTGTTTTTCAGCTAACTCGGTTTTCTCAAGATGATAGTTGTTGGACTTGTTGAGTTCATTATGCCAAAAAAGACCGTTGAACTCAAAAGCTAGTTTTAGTTCTGGGAGATAAATGTCTAGTTCTAAGGGCGATATTATATTTTTGGTGTTTTTTATAATTTCACCGACATATATTTCTTTTATAAAATTAAATAATCTTTCTTCTTCATCTGAAGTGCCTTTTTTTTCTCTGAAAAATGGAGAAATTTCTGATTTAGATATTAATCTAACTCTTAAGTTTGTGTAACTCATTTTAAAAAAATTGTTTGTTCTTTTACATTTTAGAACATATTCGATGTTTGACGACTCACTGTTTTTATTAATATGTGAGACATATTCAACATTAAAATCATTCAATTTATTTTTAATTTCTTCTATTCGTCCGTTTTTGTAACTATCAATGGATTTCTTTACAATATCTTCATTGGAAAAGGGGGATTTCCCCCCATATTTTTTCATAAAAATTTTTTCGATTTTATTTCTAATCTCTTTTGAGCTTATAGCATATTCAGAACCATATCTATTTAAACAAGTTTTTTTTCTTTTAGAATCTATCAATTTTTTTTCATCTAATGTTTTTCGATCCATTTTATCTTTTCTTTTTAGTCTAATGATTTTCTTATCATCTTCATTTTTATTTTTCCAACTTTCTATTTTCTTTTTTTTGGTTTTTTCTTTATGAATGTTGTCTCTATTTTGTAGAACTTTTGATATTTTTTCTTTAACAAATTGATTTTTTGATGCCACTGACACCCCATATTTCTTTATGTTTGTCAGCTCCACTTTTTCTCTAATTTTTTCATTCTTTAATGGATTATCGCATCCATAAACACTGATATTAGTTTCTTTTCTTTTATTGTTGATACAATTTTTGTTTCCACACGTAATGCGCCATCCAGATTTAAAATCTTTCCATTTTTTCATTTTACCACAGCCACAAAGAATATTTGTTTCACTATTATCATAACACCATATTTTCTGAGATAGAGTCAATTCTATTTCTATTTTGTTATCGATTAAATATTTTTCTAATTGTTCTTCTAAATATTCTCTTTTTTTTATATAAATACATAACGCTCCTATATTATTCTTTTTTTCATTTATTATATTTTTTAAATTGTTCATATGTTTTTTAATTATTATATATTAAAATAACGAGCGCCCATGATTAAAAAAGTGAAAATTTTTAACGATTAAGATTTTAATATATAGATTAAAAAAATATAAATTTATATGGCATCGATCACAATTGAACAATTAATAGATATAGTACAACAAGATCTAACTTTTTCAGGTGCTTTACCAAAGGTTTTACCAGATAAAGAAGTTCATCGTATGATAAAAGAAATTGTACTGGAATGGTTCTATAAAAATTATCAATTCGCTGTCCAGAAAGCTTATTATTATATGGTCTATGACTGGGCAATGAGGGATTTATATAATCGATTTCAATATTTAATTTTACCAGAGGAAGTTGAAAACATTACAAAAATAATTCGAGTAGAGGACTCATCGATGTTTAGATTGGGTATTCAGGCTCCACATCTTTCTATAAATCTTGGTGTTACAAATCAACCTTTTTTAACATCGTTCGTCACAACAGCTGGAGATTTGGCGTTATATCGCTCAACAATTAGTTATTTCGCGGATGAAATCAATAAATTGACAAAAAATACAGTAATGTTTAGTTATAATCACATAAACAAAAGATTACATTTCTTGGGTAGCATTTCAAATAGTTCTGAACCAACAGATCTTGTGTTAGAATGTTGGGTTAGAGTCCAAGAGGAAGAACTATTTGATTTTGAAATGTTTAAAAGATTTGTGATTGGTACTTGTCGTTCTAGAATGGGAGAGTTAATAGGTAGATTCAATTTCCAATTGCCGGGCAATTTCACATACAATGCCAGTGATATTATTTCACAAGGTAAAGAAATGGTTGATGAAGTTAAGACATATATAAAGGAACAATCTACAACATCTTGGTTTAAAATGTCCAGATAAATTTTAGATTTCCAGAATCATATATTCTATATATGCCCCTATCAATCATTATTTCATGCTCAGATTTATTTGAATCAAATCCCTCTCGTACTAATTGATCTTTTCTGAAATTAAATCTAGACAATCTTTTTTTGTTTTTAAAATAATAATAATTTGGTTTTGTTTTTCCAACTAGTTTAAAACCAAGATTTTTATAGAGTTCTCCTTGACTCCAAGATCTGTCAGCATAACTGATCACTTCTTTCGGATCATAATTTTTAACAAAAAATTTGAACAATCTTGAAGCTCCTCCAATAACACCGGTGTTCAATTTATTGCAAAATCTGAACATTTCGTAATATCCTTTTTCACTTTTTTGTCCCATTGTTCTTCTCAAATTTCCAAACGTCATTAAAGAAACAAGTTCTCCTGAATAAAAAAGCCCTATTTTTATATTAGAACCAACAAAACCTTGGACATGATTTTTTTCAAGAAAATCTCTAACTAATTTATTATTAGATACTTCTTTTATCTCACATTTCCTAGCATAAATTTTATTAGGTGTTTTGTTTAATAGATTTAATATTCTGGACTTCACTATCTCCTGTTTATATATCCAATTATCCTCATATACATGTATCAATCTTATTCCATATTTTTCAGCTAATTCTGTTTTATGTAAATGATAATTATTATCTTTATATGTTTCTGAGTGCCAATATAAACCATTAAATTCGAATCCCAATTTTAATTTTGGTAAAAAAATATCGAATTCACTATTAGATATTTTTTTATAATTAAAAAATATTTCATCATTGTAATTTGTTGATATGAAAGTTTTTAATTCCTTTTCGTATGATGACTCTGTTGAATTTATTGGATTGCATAATGTACATTGAACCGATTTTATTGCCTTCCTGTTGTGATAAAAATATCTATAAGTTTTGAATCTATTTCCACATAAAGGACAATATAATTCTATTGTGTCGCCACTTATTCCAATTAAATTATCATAATAATTATTGGCGTTTCTAATATAGAAATTTTTTACACCATTTGATATTTTTTCCTTAACTTCATCATTTTGTGATGAATGTTCAAATCCATATTTCTCTTTATTTGTTCTAAATTGTTTATTTAATATATCTTTATTTTTTAGATGATGTGTTTTTCCATATTTTTTTAAGTTGGTTTCTTTTGATTTATCTTTAACTATGTCCGATTTAGAAGAATGTTCAAATCCATATTTCTCTTTATTCTTATCTTTAATTTTTTGTTTTATTTTTTCATTTTGAAAAACATTTTCGACTCCATATTTCTCTAAACATGTTTTTTTATATTTTTCTTTATTATAATAATTTTCGTTCCCATACTTTTCTTTTAAAGTATTTTTAGTTTTGTTGTTCTTACAACGATTACATGTAAAATAGTTTCCGTTTTTCAAACTTTTGATATAATCTCTATATGGCAATTCTTTTTCATTTCCACAAACATCGCATTTCGTTAAAATTTTTTTATGGCTTGTTTCAGGTAAATAATCCGGACTTATCTCTATCTGATCACCTATTTTTATGCCTTTAAATTTCTCTGAAAAGTGTTTTAAATTGGTGTATGATATATTTATTTTAATTTTTTCTGTCAATATCATTTCTATCCAAGTATTCTTTTATTATTTTGTTGATGAATTTACTTTTATTAATACTTTGTTTATCTGATAATTTGTTGAGTGTTTCGATAATATCTTTATCTAGAGTTATTGTTATTTTATTCTTATTTATCATCGGTTTTTTTATTTATATATATTAATTTAAAAAAGTCATATTTTTCTTATTTGTCATATTTCTTTATAAGAAATATAGTTAAAATATATAAAAAAATTATTTAGGACCTGGGGGGTTTTATATATATTAATAAAAAATATTAATTTTTATGGCAGATAAAGAAAAAAAAGAAGAAAAAGACGCTCTTGAACGTTTTATAACCGATCAAAATAGAGCTCTAAAAAATGAAGATGTTCCAAAAGAAAATTTTTATGGAACAAATAATGTCGATACAATGAATTTTATAACCGTTGATCTGAGTTTGTTACCAGCTGGTTTATTTTATAAACCGGGAACATTGGTTATGATTAAAGCGGCAAGCGTTGCTGACGTGCAAGCATACTCATCAATAGATGATAACAATTTTCTTGACGTTACAGAAAAAATGAATGATATGTTGGGCAAATGTGTTAGAATAAAAAATCCGAATGGCACAACAGGCAATTATAAAGATTTGAAAGATAATGACAGGCTGTTTTTGATATTTATGATACGTGAATTAACATTTCAGAAAAATAGTAACTTATCAAAAGATGTGACATGTCAAAATTGTAAAAATGAATTTAAAATCCAGTTCCGATCGACACCTGGACCAGATAGTCCAAAAACATTTATCAATTATGATATGGATCCAGAGCTTGAACCATTTTTCAACAAGACAGATCGAACTTTTGATTTTGTGATAAATGAAAAATTGTATAAATTGGCTCCGCCTAGCATCAGCATACAAGAGATATTCTTCAAGAATATACGTGAAAAAGTTCAAACAGACAAAACTCCAAATGTCGCTTTTCTAAAAATTATACCTTTTACTTTATGGGATAGAAAATCAATCACAGATGATGGAATAAAAGCAAAAGAAGAAGAATTCAAAAATATGGATATGGAAACATTCTTATTATTGGATGAAGTTGTTGGAAAAATGTTATTTGGTATAAAAGAGTTGAAATCAACTTGTCCTGTTTGTGGCGAGGAGGTCCACGCTGACATGACCTTTCCCAAAGGGGCCTCAAGTATATTCAAACCAAGTGTCACTCCATTTGAACGAATGGCTAAGAAATCGAGCTGAAGAATATGAAATGAAGATCTTTTCGGTCTTTCAAGTTTCATGGGATAATTTAATTAGCAACAAATTTGAATTTATGAATCAGCTACGCATGCCAACAACAGTAGTAGACACATGGCCTTATTATGAATTTGAAGAATATATTAAATTGTTGAATAAGAAGAATGAAGAAGAAAAGAAGCGACACGAAGAAGAAGAGAGACAACAGAAAATGAATATGCCAGATGTAAACAAAATGTCAAAAGGTTTTACTCCACCGAATTTCAACATGCCAAACTTTAAAAGCCCGTTCTGAAAAACGGGTTTTTTATTTTGTTTTTAAGAATCTTCAAGCCAAGGATCATCCTCATTTCTGATAGCATAACATTTGATTTTTCTTCTTGATGTTGAAACACGATATTCAACTCCTTTGTCATCTATGAAATAGAACTCCCATTCAATTTTATTTGTAGTTTTATTATAAATTCTTTTTTCATAAACTTCTTTAACAAATATTTCTTTTTTCTCGTATTCTGGATAAGTGTAAAATTCAACATATTTGTTTTTTGTATTATTTGTTACTAACATTATTATAACCTCACGCCGATATTTTTCATTAAGATCATAAATAGAAAACTCTTTGGAAAGAAATTTTTCTTGGTTTTCGTATAATTTTAAATGCTTCATAGTATTTATATATTAAAAAAAATCCCTGAATTTTCATTCAAGGAATAATCAAATTTTCAATTTTTAGGTTTTAGCTCATTTGGAACTACTTTCTTATACATCCAATGATCATCTGTGGTGACATGACCTTTTCTCACAAATTTCGCAACAGATGTATCAAAATCATCATAAGAAAAAGAATCTGTTACCCGAATAACATATCCCTCGTTGATTGTTAAATCTAATTTAAAATTTTTAATAAATTCTTCATTAAATATTCCACGCCAAAGTATGGGAACGTGTTCCAATTTTAAATAATCACATATTGTCAATGTGTCATCTAATGATAAACAAACATTGTTTTCATCCCATATGGAAAGAACCATAAAATATGACGGCAGATCTGTATAATGGATGCTGTGGGTAGCATATAAATTTTCACCACATATTCTCCAACCATCAGGTATCTCATATTTCATACTTCCCCATAATCCCTTGACCCAGTGGCGTGATGGATGATCAACACTATCTAATGATCGAGCATGTATATGATCTCTGTAAAGAGTTGTATTTTCGCCGTCTAACTTCTCACTCAAGGCGATTTCTCTTCCATCAAAGAATTTCAAATCTTTATGAAAAAGATCATCCTTTCCAGCTCCCAAACTAAATGGAACATGTTTTGTTCTAGGATATTTTACTCTATTTTCCATCACAAATTTCTTTAAACTCCAAATTTATTAAAAATATCTTTAACTGGCGGTAAAATTTTAAATATTTTTTCCAATATATCATTAAGATGTTCGTAATCATATATTTTTTCAACACCTAGTAATTTCAACAGATCATCATCAACATTTAAGACATACCTACTTTCTTTATTAAACCAAAAAACCATTTGATATATGTTGTCATCTATATTTAATGATAATAATATAGCCACTCCATCTTTAACCTTTCCTATATAATCTACTATTGATATGCTTACCATAAAAATATTTTTTTTTCTGTGAGCCAGGTTTTAATATATATATTCAAAAATAATAATCCAAAATTAATGCCTTTAAATTTTAGTGATATTTATGTTAAGTATGAAGGACACCCGAGATACAACGATAAAAAAATTGTAGAAAATGATTTAATTGAAGTGATGGTTCAAAAATTAGAAATGATCTTATTTTCTAATAAAGGTTCACTATTTGGTGATCCTGGCATGGGATGCGATCTAGAATATTATTTATGGAGCACCAAAGTTCCAGATACGGAAATAAGAAACAATATAACAGAGCAAATAAGCACTTATATACCTGAGTTGAATGAAGTTGGATATACGCTGGATTTAAAATTATATGAAGGAGAATATCGGGATATACTTTATTTGAACTTTACGATAAAAGGTTATAATTATTATATGGTTATGAGCTAATCTTCATCTAAATATCCCCAGTCTTCTTCACCCCAAGGATCGTCCTCTAAGTTATGTTTTCTTTTTTTATTGGTCAAAGTTTTATCGTAATCATAAACCTCACCAACTGGTTGATCCCATATTTTTCTTTCAGATTTTACTACACCTATGTACCTATTAATTCCATACCAATAATTTCGCATTGTTGGGTATTGACCGCTGCCTCCCCAGAAAAATCCTTTATTTTCCAAAAAAACTAAAAAATTTTTATAAGACTCCTTTTCTGAAAATCTAATACTAAATTTATCTGGGGCATTATCAAAAATATTTTCAAAACTATCAAAATTGTCAGACTCTTTTATTTCTTCCCACCCCCAGTTCTCTTCACCCCAAGGATCATCCTCTAAGTTATGTTTTCTTTTTATATCGGTCTTTGGTCCGATTATATTGTAAGGAGATACCCACCAATCTATTTCTTTTATAAAATAAGCTAATCCAGTATAAAATCCTTTTATATTTCCATGAATATCCGAATTAATATGTATTCCACCACATCTTTCGATTATCCTATGTATGGTTCCAGTGATATTTTCTAGTTTATAAGAATCTACTTCTCCACCAAGCTTGACTACATCGCCAATGATATATTCTTCTTTATTCTCATTTATCATTCTTTCTTCAACATATCCCCAGTCTTCTTCACCCCAGGGATCGTTCTCTAGATTTAGTTTCCTCTTTTTTATATTATCATCAAAAGTTACTATTGTGTCCATCTCATTGTTCCATACATATTTCTTAGATTTCTCCACGCCCACAAATTTAAAAATACAGTCTTCATACCAATAATTAAGTGATGTTGGTCTGCCTAGGGAACCTCCCCACAAAAATCCTTCATCCTCCAAAAAAGCTAAAAAATTTTTATAAGATATGGGATCTGAAAATTTTACACAAAATTCATCTGGTGTAGTATCAAAAATATGTTTAAAACTATCAAAATTGTTAGATTCATCTAAAAATCCCCAATTTTCCTCATCCCAGGGATCTTCTTCTAAATTTTGTTTTCTTGCTTTTCTAGAATCAAAAATTTCTCCAAAAAAATTATTCCAAACATGTTTAGTAAATTTTTCGACCCCTATAACATTCCTTTCTTCATTGCCTTCTATATAGTAATCTCTCGCTGTTGGCTTTTCTCCATTAGCCGCCCACGAAAATCCTTTTTCTTCTAAAAAAACTAAAAAATCTTTATAGGTTTTGTGATCTGAAAATTTAATACAAAATTTATTTGGGGCATCATAAAAAATACGTTCAAAATTTCTCATATCTAAATTTTTATTTTATGTCCTTTTTTTATACCATAATCCAAAACAAATCCAGCCGGAACTTCCAAAACATATTTTGATAATTCAGATGGGACTATTCTTTTTAAAGAATATGGTTCAGCCCCCTTATATATATCAACAATAACAAATTCACTATTTATAAAAATAATATCAAGTGGCATTATTGTATTCTTCATCCAAAATGATAATTTTTCACTTCTATCGAATATAAAAAACATACCACTTCTTTTTGGTAAATATTCTCTAAACATCAGACCTGTTGATCTTTTTTGTGGCGTGTTGGCGATCTCTATATCCAATTCTACTATAACGTCATCATGAAATCCAACTATTGTTAGAACTCCATCTTTTGAGAAATTAACAGGTGAATATTGTTCGTATAATTTTAAATGTTTCATAAAAAATTTAAATCATTTATTTCTTTTTTTATATTTTCAGGTAGATCTTTTTTTCTAATTCTATGCCATATCGTTCTAATATCTTTCATCTTATTGTCACATATCATTACAATATCATTATCATTTAATTCATTAATATTAAAGAATTCATGTGAATCCACAATATGATCATTATAATATTTAACATTAATCCAATCATAATCTTTATATAAATAAAGTCTTTCATTCTCCCTAGGGATTACTCGAGACATTAAATTTCTCCATTCAATGGCATAATAACCTTCTGCGCCTTTAATGAGATTTCTTTTTATTTCTTTACCAAAAAGTTCTTCGTCCGACAAATCATCGAAATCAAATTGCTCGTATAATTTTAAATGTTTCATATCACTTTAATATCTAACCTTTTTTTAACATCATCTGCCAAATCTTCAAATTTCACAGAAGCAAAAGAAAAACTTATTGGAACTCTTCTTTTTTTATATATCATATTTTCATCATATACACTTATTTCAGAATTTTTATCAATAACGGAGATTTTTTTAAAACGACGATCAACATATCTGGAAAAATAAAAATCGTTATATAGGACAACAGTGTTATCATCTATATATTCTTGAATTATATAATAGGTGACTGTTCCATCGAGTTCTAGAAACTCGGTTAATGTCCATTTATTTTGGCCAAAAAGATCCTCTTCTGACAAGTCTTCGAAATCAAATTGTTCATATAATTTTAAATGTTTCATACTTAATTTCTATATATTATTTTTTTTAAACAAAATATTTTTAAACATCTAAAAATAAAAAAAACTGAAAAAGAATGAATAAGAATGTTTTTATTGTATCCACTTATCCATCAGACAACAAAAGAATGGAAGTTTTAAAAGAAGTCTTAGAGAATTTGCGATCTCCAGATTTTGATATTATATTAGTTTCCAATTTTAAAATAGAAAAAAGTGTGTTTGAATTGGCAGATTATTTATGATTTTCACGATATTAAATCTTTTTTTGATTATGAAAATAATACGGACACGTTTGAAGGATTTTTTTACGCTACTCAAAATTTTAGAGTTTCAGCTAAATTTGATAACGCCTATCATTTCGATATTTATAGAAATGTTTATCTTGGAGCAACATTAGCTAAGGGATTGAATTATGAGTTCTTCGCTTATATAGAAGGAGATAACATATTGGGAGACAAATCCAAAGATGTGATTAGAGAATTGAAAAATGAAATGATGAACAACAATAAAAAAATGATGTTCCTTGAAGGACCTAAAAGAGATGATTTCAAGAACATGAACCATTATATATCTACTATTTTTGCTGGCAACCCAGAATATTTCGTAAACAATTTAAAACTTCCAATATGGTATGAAGAATGGTTGAAAGATACGGTTTTAAACACGCACGCTTTTGAACTTTTCTTTTATATGAAATTTAATCATTTATCTGAAAATTTTCTTTTAAAGCCCCATGTTGATGTTTTGAATAGAATGACAGATAGCACAATAAATAAATTGAGCAAAAACGACGATCATTTTCTAAATAATGTTTTTTATTATAATGATGCGGAACCAAATAGAATATATTCTTTCTTTCTAAATAATACCAACGAAAACATTGATATAAAACTATACCAGAATGGGGAGATATTTTTTCATCAGAGTCTTGGAATAAATTGGTTCAACATTAATTCCTATGATATAGATTTTTTAAAAGATAAAGATATATTATTGGTAATTGACAATGGTGTTGGTATGAAATATGATATTAAAAAGAAATTGGATGACAGACAATTGGAGTCGATAAAATATAAGTATAAAATAGAATTTTTTTAGTCAAATTTTAAGAAAATCTAAACATTTTTGGAGAGTGAGATCTGGTCTATGACGATAATCCGAATCCCATATAGTCAATACTTCAAATCCTTTATTATTGGCCGATTCTATTTTTTTACTATCTTTTTCCCATATTTGTTCTGCTGTATATTGTTTTCTAAACGGATGTGATATATCATCTTTTTCAAAATATTTTGGATTAGCATGATATTCATCACCATTATATTCTATGATTTTCATTCTTTTTGTGTCAGCGAAATCATAAATCCAAACTCCTCCATTTTCTTTTGGTAAGTTTATTTCCTTGTTTTTTGTGGCGAAGAATATATATTTATGTTCTTTATAATCATAATTTTCTAAGATTTTATAAAATAGTTTCTGAGAGGATTTAGAGAATCCAGATTTCAAATTACCATTTTTTGTTAAACTATGTTGCCATTTTTCTTGTCTAGCTTGAAATACTTCCTTACCTTTTTCTTCTCCATATTTTTCTACACATTTTTCTAAAGTAAATGTTTTCTGTCTTTCTGATAACATTTTTTCTGATTCTTCTTTACTGAATCCTTTGTTTAAATAATATTCTATTTTTGTTGGTCTTTTATCAGCTGGTATATTTTTCTGAATTTTTCTAGCAAAATCCAAAGCTTCGTTTTCATTTTTATATTTTATAAAAGATTTAGAAAATGGGCTTCTTTGTTTTCTTTCCTCTTCTGTAGTTTTAGATTTACTATTTGGGTTGTTGTCACCGCCAAACATTTCAGAAAACATTTTTTTATATTTTTCCTGTTTCATATGTTTTCCACTATTTTTTGTAGTCTTCTTGTTATCCGATTCTGTATAAAGAGGTGAGCCTGGATACATATTCAAATATTCTTTGGATGTTAGACCGTGTGATTTTAAATGGGCACCATAAATTCTAGTGGATTGTTTGCCACAAATTTTACAAGTTATTAAATCTTCTTTTTCCATAAGAGTTTTTTATTCTATATATAAAAGTTCTTATGGCATAAAGACAAAAAAGTAAGATTATTTATAATTTTTTTAAAATTTTATATAAAAATAATTTTGATTTCTCAAAAACATTTAAATGGTGAGTTTTCTTTAATTCTTTGTAATATAATTCTCCTATACATATGGAAAATGGTTCATCTGCAGTATTATTTTTGCATAAAAGCTTGGTAGTCAATGAGATACATTTTCCAATCTGCCGGCTTGCCATTAATATACTGTATCTATTTTCTGTATAAAGTTTTATTATATCCTTTTGATAATCGCGAAGTTTCATCTGACCAACAGTGCCATCTTCGAGTTTTATTTTACAAAAATGCTCGGCAAAATAATAGACAGATAATTTGCATTTAATGTATTCAACGGCTTCTTCTTGTGTCATGGAAAATTTTATGCCTTTTCTTCTGACACCCTCTTTTCCCATAAACCAAATATGCTCCGAGCGTTTTAATTGTAACGCAAGACGCTCCTTATTTATGATCTCATCTATTTTTTTAGTGGTCATAAAGTTCGAAGACGATACTTCTTTGGTTTTTTCGGTTTTAATCATATTTTTTTATTTCTTATTTTTTCAAATATTTTCTTTCCAACTTGTTATATAAATTTCTGATTTCGTGTTGATATAGGTCTTGTTTTTTATTATTTATGACAACAAAATAATCTTCTCCACCACCGAATTCTGTGGTGAATGGTGGTGAATAATATGTGTGTTTACTAATAATTATAGGTATATCATTTTTGTTTAATTCTTCTCCCCAAGGATCATTATCATCGTCTGCGGTTTCACTTTTTATAACGATAGAATAAGTAGATGTTTCTAAATTAGAATAAGTGTTATTTTCTTCATATCGAATTGATTCTGGATCTATATTTTTTATATAATCCAATATTGTATTATACAATTTTCTATTTTTGGAAAAAAGGATCTCTTCATATAGTTTTAAATGCTTCATACTGTTCCTTGTCTTCTAAATATTTTTTTCTTAACTTGTTGTATAAATTTTTAATTTCGTGTTGATATAGATTTTGTGTTTCATTATTTATAAGAATATAATATTCAAAACCAGGTGGTAAATAAGATTCACTTTTGGCTATGACCACAGTCTTGTCATTTTTATTTATTTCTTCACTCCACGGATCATCTTCACTCACATCCATGTTTTCTCTATTTTTTATAATGAAAGAATATATATAATCATCTGATGTTGAATAACTAAGCACTTCTTCATATTGAATAGAACCAGGATCTATGCTTTTTATATAATTCAATATTGTATTATACAATTTTCTATTTTTAGAAAAAAGGATCTCTTCATATAGTTTTAAATGTTTCATGATTTTTCTTTCATGTTTTATAAATCATCAACAAGATCTTCTTTATAATCCCATTCATCCCCGCCTTCAATTTGCTCTAAAACAGCACTTTCCAATTCTTCTTTCGTGACTCCAAGTTCTCTTAGATAATCATCATCAACCTTGTCTTCCTTTTCACTTTCGTTTCTGGTGTATATTTCAATAATATCAAAAGATGATGGATAGCCAGGTTGTCCCGATCCGTCAGGATAATAAAGCACTTCTTTCTCTTCTTTTTCATAATATCCACCAACTCTAAATGGTATACCATTTATTTCAACTTCATAATACTCGAGATTACTTGATGCTTCGAACAATTCTTTAAATGATTTGATTTTTGATTTCATAATATTTTATATTTTTTTCTTTATATATTAATAATTTTTGTTCAAAAAAAAAAATCGATAACTTGGTATCGATTTTTGAATTTTTCTAATAGAATTTTTTTTAACCACTTGATTATACCCCTATCTTTCAAATACATTTCAGCATCCTTCATTATAGGAGTATCCGATTTTTGCCCAACTTTCACATACCCCTCTATCATTAAAGCTGTTTCAATAGCTGTTAAATGTCTAGTTATATGGGATGAACCAGCATTTGATGGTGATAATATACTCTTAGAGAAACTCTTAACTTCCAAAAAAGAATATAAAATTATTTTTTCGGCTGTTGTTAGCTCATCATATTCTTTCTGAATATTCATTTCCGATTTAACTTCATCTCTTAATTTTCTTGGACTTTTAAACACATCTTTCATTCTGCTCAGAAACCCTTCATTGATAAAAATATCATAGTTTTTCAAATTTTTCATTTTTTATAATTTTTTTTTAATTATCCAATTTTACCAAAATATTTCTTCAGTAATATTTTTTCTTCCCATTCATTCACAGTAGATTTTTTAAAATGTTTATTATAAAGGTGCCACAAAAGTTGATCAGTATTATCACAAACTTTTTCACCACATTCTAAACATCTAACTTTCTTTATTTTACATTGTGGGACGATGTTTTCGTTTATCTCTCCATATTTCTTTAAATGTTTCATTTTACGATATTTTTTATTGTATATATTAATATATTTTTTGAAACTCTTTTATAATAATTCGCTCGGTTTTCCGTCAGGATTATCTTCTGTTCCTCTAAAACGTTTTGGCTCGGGCACAGATACATTGAATTCCTCTTCCTCTTCCTCTTCCTCTTCCTCTTCTTCTTGTTGTGTAGTGTCTTCGATTCTATAATTATCAAATTCATCATTAAATGATTCACTCAATGTGTCGCCATCAAGAGGCTGGTCTTCTAAAACATCACCTTCAATTGTTTTTTCGTCATCATCAATGTCTTCATCGTTTGTGACAATCGAACTAACTTTTTCATTAAGTTTTCCTCTTTTTTTATCAGCTTTAGATATTTCACTAAAAAATTCTTTCAAAGAATAGGATTTTATTATTCCGGTCATTCTATCAGATATTAAAACCTTTTCGTTTTGAACACTATCAATAAAACCATCTATATTTTCAGTTTTTATTTGCTTACCTATTCTGAGCAAATCCAATGTTTGGTTGGGCTGATTTGTTGTTTGTTTGGGTGTTGGTAACGGATTGAAAAATGTTGTATCCCCACCAACTCCTTTACCCATATTGTTTTCATTTAAAAAGTTTTTAAAATTTTTTACTTTCATTTTTATAGTGATTATTTTTTATCTATATATTAAATCTTTAACTGTATTTATATCGACATTTTTAAAAGACAATTCATCTATACATAACTCATTTGTAAACTTGCCATTACTAGCAACAAGCCAATGAAATGTAAGAATTTTATCTTCATTGTTGAATATTTCATTTTCTTAATTTTTCTTTATTCTGGATTTGTATTTGGGTTCCTATTAATAAATCTGAAAAATATTGTAGACAACTATTATCTAATCTTATGTCTACATCGCATCCCATACTATTTAAAGTATAATATTCACCGTTTTCTCTAATAAAATCTCTGTTCTTTTCTAATGGCCTAAACGCGTAATATAAATAATAGAAATTTTTTCCGTTGAGAATAAGACTCCCCCCGTTTCTTTCATTGCTATTATAAATTCTATCATCTTCAATTTTTATTTCTTCTAAATATTTTTCTAATTCTCTATCATTACCTCTAACAACAACGAAATCATCATAAGCGATATGAAAATATACTTTAAATTTTTCGTTCAAGAAATCTTTGAACATCAATTTGTTCATTTCCCTTTCTTTATCTAAAATTTCCCATTTTGATTCAACGATGGTCCAATCAGGATTATTGGAAATTGTTTTAGACTCAAATGTGTTGCTTATAACTTTCACTATGTCGTCGTTATACATCGTCACTAGATCTGTGACTTTGGTGTTTTTAAAGTTGCTATCACCATTATCGTTTATAAGACTTTCGTTAAATTTGTTGAATCTTAATAATTTTTTCATTTTTCCTATTTCTTATTTTTTACAAACTTTTCATAAGTATCTACTTTTTTGTCTAGTGGATTATTAGCTTTTATAAAGTTAGCTGTTTTCCTTTTTTTCTTTGTAGTCTTATCACCAATATCCTTACCAGCTAATTTTCTCAACTTCTTCATTTGTTTCACACTAGACTCTCTAGGTAAAGCTTGTTCGAATATGTCAAATTTAAAAATCTTCATATTCTCTATATATTAAAAAAAAAGTTGAATTTTTCATTCAACTTTTTTTAATCCCAAATCATACTACAAAAATTCCTTTCTCTTTTTCTCTAACTAGTTTGTCAAAAGCTCTTCCACATTCAGTGAAACCCTCATCATTATTCATTCCCACTGGCTCAAAGTTCCTTACATTTTGTTTGGATAAAACTATCAAAATGTCTTTATTGAATTCATCGAATATGTATTCAGCGATATTTTTAGCTTCATCAATGCTATCGGTATTTAATATAGATTGATATGCTAAGCCAAGATGGTGGCCAGCTTGTGGTTTTACCCACCAATCAACTCCTTTCAACTCTTTAAACTTTTTAAGACGATTTGTCCATTTGTTGTCTTTTTGAGATTCATTATAATAACATAAAAAGATATTAATTATAACTTTATCTGCTCTTATCCACTTGTCAAAATTTTTTACCATTTATATTAATTTTTTTTTTAGTTGATTATTATATAGTTAGAAACCTTTATTTTATCTTCGTTGCCAGTTAGAATTTTGTTCATTTGTCTTAGAGGAAGAGCATGTGAAACAATGATATTGATTTTGCTATTATCTATTTCATTTAAAAAAGAATTTAATCTATTATTGACATCATCATAAGATTCTCCTCCATATTCTGAAAAATGACTTAGATCATAAATATTATATTTAAATTCGTTAACTGGTCTTTCATCGAAATTCCCCATATAAACTTCTTTCAATCTATCATCAAAAATAATGTTCTTGAAATAGTCCAAGACATCTGATATTATTAATGCTGTTTGTTCGGCTCGAAGCAAAGGTGATGAATAAATCTTTATGTTATCTTTATCTATTACTTGTTTTAACTTATTTGAAAATTCTTCGACCATTTTCATACCATTATTGGTCAAAGAAGATTTTGAGTTGATACTACAACTAAATCGATTCTCGATGTTGTGTTCACATTCCCCGTGTCTAAATAAAACTATCATTTAATTATTTTTAGAAAAAAGTGACTTTTCATTATTTATATATATTTGTAGTAAAGAAAAGTTGTAAAAATGAAAAGTTATCAAATAAGATTGTTTCCATCAAAAGAACAGATAAATAAATTATAAATTCTAAAGCCGCTCAAACCATTTCAACTGAATTATATGGTTCATATCAATCATTTTTCAGGCTTATCAAAAAAGATAAAACAGCAAGACCACCAAAAAAAATTGAAAATGATTATTTCCATTCAATTACTTTTAATCAATCTGGATGGAAGCCTCTTGATATTTCAGGGGTTGTTAAAAAGTATAACCTTTTTAACGAAACTACGATATCGCAGTAGTTCATAATAAGTTTTCTTCATATTGTTTAATTATTTTAAGTTTTTTAAATCATAATTTCCTAAAATTAAAAATCTCGTTGCATCTTTTCCACTACCATCTTTTGGTATAAATTTCCCATAGCTATAAAGAAATTTGCGGGTTGATTCTGGTCCAACATTATGAGCCATTGCTATGATACCTGATTCTGTGACAATCCATCCATTTAAAAATTTTCCATCAAATTTATCGATGTCTTTCTTCAGATTATTATAAAGATAACGAGTCCAAAGTTTCATGCCAGCTTCTTGTATCTCTGGTACGCTCTTCCATTCATCCCATTCTATTTTATCGAAACCAATTGTTTTTCTAGCTGATTCACCAAATTGAAATTTTCCCCAATATTGACTGCCTTCCCTTCGAGCTTCATATGGATTTCCCCATCCCTGCGATTCTATACCAGCTAGATCCTCTTTCCATTTATTATAATTTTTAGTTGAGTCTACATCATAATAAAAAACATAAACGGCATTATTACCAAAATTTCTTTTATAATCTTTTAATCTCATTTCATCCCTTGTTGGATTACCAGTTGATAGAATATAAATTGGAGTGCTGAGTTTTTCTAATCTTGGAACCTTTTTAAAATTGACATCCAAATTAAAAATAACAGCCAATCCATAAACCATTATCGCGAGAAAAGCTATCCCCAGAACCAATTTTAATAGATATTTGGCCAACACTCTGAGCAAGAATAATTTATCATATTTCACGAAATATTTTATTTTCTTAAATAATATCCTTTTCTCATATTCAATGGTTTGCTGAATAAGATATTCAGATGTCTCAACTTCTGATTTTAAAATAGGATCTAAATGATAATCATTTTTATCATATAAGATTTTGTTCAAAGTTTTTATGAATCTTCTCATTTTATCATTTTTTTAAAGTACCATATTTTCGTAATTTCATTAATCTAGAACAAAATTCAGTTCTAGTTAAAACTGTTCTCGATGGATCATTTTTTCCAATTGAATGCGTTAAAACCGAATTACCAGATGATTCTAAAGCGGCTCTAAATTTTTCATTCTTATATAATCTTTCATACGCCTTATCTAGCAAATCTTGATATTCTTTTGAATGACGATCTATTTCTTTTCCTTGCCAATATAAAATTTGGTCTGATTGCCAATTTTTTTGAGATCCTTTTTTCTTCGCGGCATATCCAACTAAAGTACATACATATTCCTGCATTTCAGTGGATTTGAATTTCAAACTTTGCAAAAATCCTTCCATACTGTTACATTTAACACCATCTATTTCAAATGGATGCGGAGCAAAATTGCTCAAAGCACTTGATGGATAACCGTTTCCTGAACCTATGTCCATTTTAAAACTCTCCGACCATAAATCCTTTGCCGCTACTAGCATTTTCGTCAAATTTTTTCCAATGATCTAAACTTATTTTTCCTAAAGTCCAGCTTTGATATAAGGTTTGTGCCCCAAATCTCATTGGTTTCTTGTAAAATTTACTTCTATCAATCATTTTTTTTTTCCTTTCTTTTTATTTATAACTTTTTAATAAACATAATTGACAACATACCAAACAGCGACAAATTCTTCTATTGTTAAAAATCCATTCATAGTAAATTTTTTATCTAAGTAGTTTGTTGACGCCCCCTCATAAACGCAATCATTTACTATGGTGGCTATTATGTAAGAATAAGTTTCTTCAGCTCCTTTGTATATTTTACCATCTGTAATTGTCATAAAAATCTTTGAATAGTCTTTTGTTGCTCCTTTATAAACTCTATGTTTTTCAACATTAAATAATATGTCAGAATAACTTGATGAAGACCCCCTATATATCCTATTGCCTTGTATATTACATAAAATGTCTCCATAACTTTCAGATGTGCCTCTATATACCCTATTATCATCCACAGTGCAAATAATATCACTATAATTACTAGATGATTCATAATATACTCTAACCTGTGAAAACGAGCACAAAGTTAATAATAAAAAAGTTAAAATTAATAATATCTTTTTCATAATTTTATTTTCCTTTAAGTATATTAATAGCTTTTTCAGCACAAATTCTTGTTAAACCATATCCAATATCGACAGAATCTGGATGGGTTCGATTTCCACTACATCTTACGAAATTATCCATTTGTTCCTTTAACATATCAGAATCATCGTCCAATATGACATAACTTTCTACGTCAGCGTGGTTATCAAGCCAATATTTTATTTCGTGTCCTCTATCGATTTCATCATAATGTTCGAATAATTTTGCTTTTTTAACCAAAAAAACTTCATTGGGTGTTATGTCAAGAATTTCTCCTGGTAAATTTCTGTCCGCCCACATATTACGCATAGTATCCAATCCTTCATATCGCCACGAGCTGGTTATAACTATTTTAGCGTCAGTTTCATCAATAATATGACGAAGATTTTCAACAAAATGCTCATGAAATTCTCCACCATATTTATCATAACCTTGTGGTATGACATTTAAAACGCCATCGATATCCAAGAAAATAATCTTCATTTTACATTACAAAATTTAAAAATATCTCATTATATTCCATTAATTTTGAATGGTCTAAAATTATTGAGAAACAATTGATGAGTGACTTTGAAGACTCGATTTTTATTATTTTAGAATATTTCTCATATTCTACTTCTAAAAAACTACATCCTCCTCCTTTTTTTAAAAAACAATATGTCAGATATCTATCATGCTTCGATTTCTTATCTATTAGAGCGGTAATAACAACACAATTTCCATCATCGCAAATCTTCATATCTTTTAGATTTATGATGGTTGGAATTAGTCTGTCATAATAACTTATTTTTATTTTATCAGAATAAAGAGTGATTTTAGATGGTTTATAAATATTTTCCACTATCGTTCCACCATAATCCACTGAGTAACAATTTGATTCTAAAAAAGCTATTTTTTGTTGCCCGTGACCGAGCACAGCAATAAACATAAAAATCAAAAAAGAAATTATTTTTTTCATCTTACATCACAGGATTTAAAAAATTTAACATTATACCAACAGGTCATCTCACCCTTATCATTATATCCTTTTATTTCAGCACAATTTCTACATTTGTCGAGATTTTCTTTCGAAATTCTAACTTCTATTGTGTCATCATCGTCAACAGGATTAACGACTGTAGCCCCAACTTCACATTGACAATTTTCAGAATAGATAGTCACTGAGACCACATCATCTTTTTTAAGATTTCTAAACCATTCTTTTTTGATTATTTTCCAAGTAATTATGAAAAATGAAAGAAGCAAAATTAATGTTACTACAAAAGTAATTGTTCCCATATTTTTTTATTTTTTAAGTTACAAAGATAAAACAAATGTTAGAATAAAAAAATTTTTTTTACAATCCAATAATCAATATATATAATAAAAAGATTTTCAAATGAAAGGTGAGACTTTAGGTGATATCGGACATCAATTCAATTTTGATGATGTTTATTTTAGAATGGTTATCGTGGCACTTGCTCGCACGATGAACAAAGCTATTAGATGGATAAATTATTTCAAAGATGAGAAAAGATGCGTTACCGTGCCAATAACATATAAAATGTTCGGACAGGAGAGGTTCCTTCTAGACTCATTTTTAGACGATATAACAGACACTCGAGTTGAGTTGAATACAGATATGATACCCAGAGGGATCATCTCTTTAACGTCATTTAATTCGGTTTCAGACGAATATGCCAACCCAAATATCTATATACCAAAAGATACAAAAATACATAATGAATATAAAAGAATAATCACAAAAGTTAAAGCTGTTCCAATGTCTATGAACTTTGAAGTTGAAATAAAATTAGCGGATAGTTACAGAGATGTTCTTGTTTGTAGCGAGAAAATTATGAATTTGTTCTTTAACTACTATTTTTTCAGTATGAATTATTTTGGTATAAAAATCGATCTTGTTTTAACTCTACCTGACGATAAAACTATAACTATACCACAAGAAGCGGATTTGACATCTGATAAAACTCGAAATATAAAATTTCCTTTAACAGTTCGTGGATACTATCCAATATGGAAAGTAGATACAGATAACATAAATTGTTATAATGAGGATTTTGAAAAAATAAAACGTGTTTATTGGGAGGATTATATTTATGATATGAAAGCACTAAGAGAACGCGTTGTTCCTGAAAACATAAACACACCTGATTATCAATCAACTGATCCAAGAACTTCGATGCCCGATCCTTTATATCCGGTCGAGGAATAAATAAAAATAATTTAAACTTTATTAAAAATTGGAAAATTTGATATTGGATAAAATATTTAAATAAAATGGGGGGGGGGGACTATTTCGTCCCCCCCCCCATTTTATTTAAATGTTTTTATATCATAATTATTTTTTATACTTTAATCTTTCCTCTAAAAGTTTTCTTTTAATATCTTCTTCAAAATCAATTCTTTTTGATTCACATTTATCTTTTAGAAAATAAAAGAGTTTTTTCTTTTTTTCTTTTGACACAGATATTTCAAAAGTTCGACCATGTGTTTTTACAAAAATATCATAGTTTTGTTTATCGTTGTGTATTATGTGTCGCCCTCGAAGAACCGCTGCGCCAGATTGTTGCCAATGCCGACGAACAAGGATTAAATATTTCCCAATAGAATATCCAAGATCTCCAATACCAAATTCATTTAGTTTATCGGGATCAAAACTATTTTTTATTTTATCAAATAATTTATCAAAATATTCATCATCTTTTTTAGGTTCTTCTGGTTCAGGTTCAGCGACGTGAGCGTCATCAAAGTCCCAATTTTCTTTTTCCTTTTTATCTTCTTTTCGATTAAAAATATTTTTAAAATCGAATTCCTCAAATGTCCTCATTGTTTTCATAATCAATGTTATTATTTTTCATTATATATTATTTATTTTTCATTATATATTATTTATTTTTCATCTATATTTTAAAAGCTCTGTCAGCTTTCCATTAAAACTTCTGAAAGCCTTTTCATAAATTATGAAAGCTACATGTAAAGAAGAATCCATTGCTGATAAAACGTTTTCTACTTTTTCGTAATTGTCTTTTATTTTTTTAGATTTCTGACAAGGGAAGGTGTTTATGGCGTCCATCATAAAAACTCTTGCTGGCTTTACTTGTTCCCTGAAACCGTTTGGTGAGTCATATAATAAATCATATAATTTTTCTCCTAAATAATCGATTAAATTTTTTCGAAGTTTAGAATCAAACATAAATATCGATTCATCAAATTTGAGCATTATATCATCATTTGACAGCCTATCAAAATCAGTGTTTTTTATTGTGTTTTTTGCTGACTCTTTAAAGGTCTCTATAAATATCGTGAAAAGTCTCTTCAAAACTTCATTTCTTTTTTCATCTCCAAAATCAAGTGAAGGTATATCAACGGAAATATATTTATTACAAGAAACAAAAAAATCATTAGAAAGAAGCTCATTTTTTCTGTTTTCTCTTTCGATGTCATCAAAATCCTTTTTAATATTTTTCTTATCTTTCTTTCTTTTCAATCTCCAAAAAGTCCCTGTCATATATTCCCAAAAAGTTTCGTCTCTTTCTTTGCTGTTATAGAAGTCTGTTTTTATGATCCGAAGAATAACTGCGATACCTAAAAGAGAAAGAATTGGAATATAAATGTATGGTGGCAGTCCGAGTAAAAAATTTATAAGAGTTTCCATTAAAATTTGATCACGAGTTTTTTTTTTTATTTTTTATATATTAATTTTAAAATTTAATTTTTTATATATAATAGAAAAAAATAGTGAAATATGAAAAAAATGTTAAATTTCAAACAATATAGAATATTCGAACAGGCTTCATCACCATTAGTTGATATTGAAGGATCAATCAATTTCATAAATACTACTTTATCACAGATCGAGCAACTAGAAACGTTAAATGCTGATATGGATGATGATGAATTTGAAGAATTTTTAGATGCTGTTAGACATCAGTTGGCTAGTATGCCAGAAGCATTGGCTAAATCAACATTATATAATTTAAAATTAACAAGGAATATCGATTATATTAAATTATATAAAATTATTCTACAAAGAACAAAAAAGTTATTAGAAAGTGGAATAACTGATTTACAAAAAGATGAAGAATTGGATGAAATGAACAAAGAACTATTGAAAAAAGCATCTCAAATTCTTAATATCAGCGAAGACGAATTTGCCTCTGTTATGAACAAATTTTTAGTTGGAGCCAAAAAATATAACGATATGAGAGATAGTAGTAGAAAAACATCGGAAGAAGATCCTTGGGGAGAAGAAGTCAGTGATGGTATGAGCGATGAAGAAAGAATAAGAAAGGCATACGAAGAAGATTAAAATATTAAAAACATTTCTCATTTTTCTAATTATATTTTAATTATGTTTTATTATTATGGAAGAAAGAAAAGGATAGTTAAATATTATCCTAAACCTCTATATGACACTATTATAGAGAGTTTCGCCGGATCAGCGTCCTATGCTATAGAATATTTTGAAAAAAATGTCATTCTATATGAAATCAATTTTAAAATATTTTCTGTGTGGAAATGAAGTTTTCAATCATCTCCATCAGATATTTTAAAACTTCCCCTATTAGTTAAAGGAGAAAGTTTAAATAATGAAAAATTTAATTATTTAACTGACCCCGAGAAATGGGTCATCGGATTATTTCTAAATCCAGGGTCTTCTGTTCCAAAGAAAAGCCCTGGCAATTTTTGTGATTGGGATGAAAAACATCGAAAAGATCTTTCCGAAGAGCTTTATAAAATAAAACATTGGATAATAAAAAACGAAAGTTATGAAAATTCGCCGGATATAGAAGCGACTTGGTTTATCGATCCTCCATACCAGCTGGCTGGAAAATATTATGTGAATAATAAAATTGATTATAAAAAACTGGGCGAGTGGTGTAAAAATAGAAAAGGTCAAGTTATTGTTTGTGAAAATGAAGGAGCAGATTGGTTAGATTTTGAAAATCTAGTGGATTTAAAAGGTCAAAAACATTTAAGAAAAGAAGTGATTTGGACAAAAAATCAATAATAAAAATCAATATATATCAAAAAAATTATTTAAGTTATGAAACACATAAAACTATACGAGCAATCAAACAACTTCATAAAAACAGTTCGCAGTTTAGAGGACGAACTATATGGTTTGATGGGAGATGATTATAAAGATGAAATAAAAGATTTCTTGGCATCAGTTGATAAGCTTGAAGAAGAAGCCAATTTTATTTTTGGAAGTGATCAAGATGAATATGAAAATCTTCATTTAATATATGGTTTTATATCAGATCATTTTAAAAAATTGGCTGGCAAAAAATAATATAATAAAAACGGAGAATGAAAACAAAGACTATTCTCCATAAATAATTAAAAATTTTTAATGAGCAAATACCACACTATATCATTAGGTGATAAAGAATTCATTGTAAGAGATGTCCCTGTTGTTCCATTTAAGAAAAAACTTAGAGTGGCTCCAATAGAGTTGAAAAATGAAATAATAGAACATCTAAATAGAAATGAAAATATAGAGCTGCTAAAATACATAAATAACAGAATACATTTTTATCTATATGATAAAGGATTGATAGATCATCTTGATGACGAAGATATGGCCGAATACATTCAAAAAAATGTTTTTAATTTAAAGAATGATTTGATAGTTTAATATAATTTCAAATATTTATATATAGATTTAAAAATAATGAACATGGGTATGATGAACTACTACGACACTGAAGATGTCGTAGTTTCAAGTTTCATAGCCTTTTCTAACGAAAACGACTCCACTTGTTTTTGTTTAATGTCCGAATTAGTCCCTAAACCAGACAATATTTTTAAACCTTGTTTTAAAATATTTTTACTTGCGTTAAAATCTCTGTTATGTTTTTCTCCACACGAAGAACATTCCCATTCTCTAACATCTAATGTTAAATCTTGATTTATCCAACCACATTTAGAACAAGTTTTACTTGAAGGAAAAAATCTATCTATTTTAACAAATTGTTTTTCATTCCACTCACATTTATATTCTAACATGGAATAGAATGTTCCTAAACTAACATCAGACATTGTTTGTGCTAAATTATGATTTTTCATTATATTCTTTACTGCTAAATCTTCAACTGAAATGATGTCGTGGTTTTTAACAATTTCAGTCGATACTTTATGTAAATAATCTGTCCTAATATTAGTTATTTTTTCGTGTAAAACAGCAAGTTTTTTTCTTTGTTTATCTCTCGATGAACCACCTTTTACTTTTTTAGATAGTTGTCTTTGATTATATTTTAATTTCTTTAAATTATTTTTTAATGTTTTAATGTTTTTATATGTAGTCCCATCACTTAATATAGCCAAATCTTTGATACCTGTATCTATACCCACCTTTGAATTGGTTTTTTCATAAGGTTGATACTGAACTTCACAAGTTAAAGAAACATAATAATTTCCTGATGTTGATTTAGATATGGTAGCAAATTGTATTTTTCCTTCTATTTCTCTATGTAAATTAATTTTAACACCCTTTTTAAACTTTGGTATTATTAATTGATTATCTTCAACTAATATAGATTGTGGTATTTTAAATGATTGTCTATCGTATTTTGATTTAAATCTTGGAAACTTCGATTGTTTTCTAAAAAATCTATTATATGAATTATCGAGATTTCTCAAAGAAGATTGAAGTGATTGGCTATTAATTTCTTTCAACCAGTTAAAATCATCATCCTTTTTTAATTGAGTTAAATCATTAGCATTATCATAGTAATTTAATGATTTTTTATCTTCAAGATAAGTTTCTTTTCTTTTGTTTAAGTAGTGATTGAAAACAAATCTACAAGCACCAAAATGCTTAGCCAACAAGATTTTTTGTTCTTCATTTGGGTATATTCTAAACTTAAATGATTTAAATATAGTTTTCATATAACTATATATTAAATTAAAAAAGTCATTTTTTTACATTTTTCTAATTTTTTTGTAAAATTGTGTCAAATTCATCTACGACACTAAAGATGTCGTAGTTTTCTTTGATGGGTAATTATAAATAAATCTCATAAGGTGAAGAATTGGAAGCAATTTTTGAAAGAACCTACGGAAGAAGAAGTGGAGAAGCAAATTAAAATCAATGATCTTGAAAGAGAATTATTCAGAGATATTATAGAACGATTAATTAACAGCAATAACGTAGATAAAATGAAAGAATATATTGATTTTATGGATGGTAAATTATGGCTGAGTATAAATCAATTTGTTCATAAAAGAATTTATGAATTAGAAAATAAAAATATTGATAAAGAAGACGTTGAGATTGATTATGACGATCTGAGCAAAAGAATCGAATCATTTAAAAAAAGAGTGGATAGTTTTTAAAATATCTTTACACTCTATAATAAGTGCGCTTGATTTTACATTTTTAAAAAAGGAGATTAAATTTTAATCTCCTTTTTCATTTTGTCATATAACGTTTTTGGTATAGAATCTTCATCCAACTTTACGATTTTCAAATTTCTTGTCAGTCTTTCTTCCATCGATTCATTCATCGAATCATCTCGCACTCGTTTAAACATTTTTATATGATCTATAAGTCTGGTCTTGAATTCATCTGACGAGAAGTTTATTGGCTCGGGATAAGTTTGTTTATATATGTCATATAATTTTAAAATACCAATTTTGCCTATGCCTTTATCTCCGCGCATATAGACACTTTTGATATTATCTTTGTTGTGACCCATTATCTTCATAAACAGTTCTTTTTCGCTGTTTATAAGATCAACTTTTTTATCCGATAAAAAAGTTTCTATGAAATCAATATAATCGATTTCATTGTTGTCATCAAATATGTCATTTGTCATAGTTTCTCTTATATGATTGATTAACAACTTATAATACTCTGGAACGAATACTTTATCATCTGACATTTTGTAGTTGTACATTAAGTTCATATATCTTTTATTCACATCATATCTTATGAGTTGAAGAAGATCGCTATCATTGGACATAAGAAAAACCGAGCCTCCTTTATTATTCAGATTATCAACAAGATAAGAAACTATGTCATCTCCTTCTAAATTTTCTATCTGTAATATATCACAATTTTTCTTATTTTCACGTAAATAGTCTTTGAATTTGTCATATTCTTTATAGACAAATTGCCAATCTATTGTCAAGTCCTTTTTTCTAGTGCCCTTATAATCAGTAAAATATTCTTTTCTCCAATTATAAAAACTATCCGACACAAAATATATTCTATCAAAGGAATATAATTTTGTCAAAAATGTATAATCTCGTTCCATAACATTATAGAGCTCTGAATATAAAATATTGTTTTTATGGAGTATGTGAACGAGTTTATTTACAAAATAATTACCATCTATTATTAGATACAAAGAAATCATTAAAAAAATTTTAAAATATTTTTTGAAAAAAATTAAATAAAATATGATACCCTATCAAAACTTGGTCCATCTTCACCTTCATAGGTATAAAAAATTGTTATAGACTCGAGTTTTCCTTTGTTTATTTTTCTTGCCCCGCCTTCCATAATCATTGTATCTTTTTTATACTTCAATTCGACACCAGGTTTTTCATTTAATATTGTAGAAAGATCATTTTTTATTTGATTAACATTTATGGATTCATCATTCAATTCTATTGATGAAATATAATCATTTATCTGTTTGCGTCTAAGTTCTATGATAGGATTCATATTTTATTTTTGTTTTTTATTTTTATGAATATTTGAAGAAAATGTTTAATTTAATTTTTTATTCAAATATTTTTTAATTTCAATATTATATATTAATTTTGTTTTTTAAAATAAAGTAAAACTCTAAATATGAAAATAGCTTATATAAGTGGTTTTGGTTCAACTCCAAATAAGGATAAGATAAAAATAATGGAAGAAAGAGGCGAGGTCATCTATTATGATCCGAATTATTTAAAAAATAAAGAAATAATTTATACAATCGCTCGAGAGATCAGCGATGTTGGGGATGATGAAGTTTTTATAGTTGGTAGCTCGCTTGGTGCCTATATGGCCTTTTATGTGTCGAATATTCTACAAAAACCAGCCCTTCTTTTTAATCCATCATTTAATTTTAAGAATGGTGGAAAATTAATTTCTAATCACGATAGATCGGAGTATCCTAATAAACTTATTGTTTTATCAAAACAAGATGAAATGTTGGATAATAAAACGAATCTAAAATTTTTATCGTCTATTGGATATGGTGATAAAATAATTGAAATAGAAGGTGGCCATCATATTGATACCAATGTTTTTAAAAATCATTTCGAAGAATTCTTAAAAATGTATGGCGACATTTTCAAGAAAATGAGCATAGAAAAAAAGAAAAAAATTCGAAAAAGCGAAGAAAAGACACCTTTCGACCCTTGGATAACAGTAACACAAAGACCCAGGCGTGAAACAAATCAAAACATAGTGGAAACAATAAGATATGATATTGATGAAGTGCCCCAAAATACTACGACTTAGCCTTACCTCTTTTTTTAACTTCTCTGATTTCTGTTGTTGTTGTTCCAGGGTTTTCTTCTACAAATTCTTTGGAGACAAATTCTCCTGTGACAGCGCTGCGACTAATTTCTTTTTTATAAGTTTCACCGAAGAACAATTTTTTCAACCAAGTTTTAATTTTATTCATTTTTTATATTATTATTTTTTTTTATTCTATATATAAAATTTTTAAATTATTTTTTTTTTATTTAAAAAACTTTATACTTTTGTATAAACAAAACAAATAAATTTCAATATATAGTTATATGAAGTAGATTGTAGAAAAATTGGTTGTGGTCACACGTTCCGACATAAAAGCTGGTCAGCAAGCCGTTCAAGCTGGACACTCCGCAGTAGAATTTCAACATCAATATCCAGATATTTCTAAAAAATGGTTAAATGAATCAAAATATTTGATTTATTTATCTGTGCCTGGAGAAAAAGAGTTAATAGAACTCATCTCAAAATTAAAAAAATTCAATTTAAAACATTCTATATTCAAGGAGCCTGATCTCAATGATCAGATAACTTCTGTGTGTATAGAGCCTTCTGAAAAAACCAGAAAGCTTACTAGTTCTTTGCCTTTAATGTTAAAAGAAAATGAAAGAAAGGAGGAGATATGTCGTAGTTAAAGCCGCCTTAATGAAATTGTGTCTATAATAGGAAAAAAATTCAGGCAGTGCCTGAATAATTATTAAATTTCAATAAAAAAATAATTTAAAAAAAATTCAAAAAATTATGGAAACAATGACATTAGAAAAACCAAAAATAATGAACTATGTTTATAACAGTTCAGAATTATCCAACAGAGTAAATGAAACAATGGAAAAAATTGAAAATTGGATAAAAGAAAATAACTATAGAATAAATAAACCGATTTATAGAATCGAAGTCAAAAATTTATATGGAACATCTAAAAATCAAGATAAGAAAATAAATAAGTGTATCTTTGCCTTAGATAAAAAATTAACATTACGAAAAGTCAATTATTTCTTTCATTTATTATCTAAAATAACAGGTGTAGAAAAAATTTATGTTAAAGTATCTGAAAAAGAAGAAAACATACAAAAATCTAGAAAAAAGATGTTAGCTTTGCGTACTTTATATGAGCAGGTTTTGGCTGAATATAAAAATGAAAAAGGCGACTTCTATAAAATTAAATAAACAACTATGGAGTGTGCTAGATAAAACTAGCACACTTTAAAATCGGATAATAGTTAAATGGTATAACTTTTGTCTCTAAAACAAAAATTGATGGTTCGATTCCATCTTATCCGGCTAAAATTTTTTATTTTATCATGAGTTTGTTAATTGGTATATCGCTTTAAATGATCTTCCATCCAAATTTGAACTTGAAAATAAATATATTATAGAAAGTTTTAAAAGGGGAGATTCTTACGACAAATGGCGTAAAAATCATTAAAATAAATTTTTTATATATAAGGAGTGTGAAAAGAATATTCATTTTTTTATTTTTTCTGCTCCTTTTTTCTTGTTGCTCATATGTTGCGACAAAGGATGATACAAAAAATTATCCAAAAGCGATAAAGGAAAACGATTCAATATCTGTTATTCAAAAAGAAAGCGAAAAAAAGGAAATAGTAAAAATAATAGAATATCCAAAAACGACGGGCGAAAAAACATCTCCATCTCCTCCGCCGCCTCCACCTCCGGCACCAGTACCATCTGTTGTCGAGGATATTATACAAATAAATCCACAAAATGATCAATATGATGAAACAAAAACTTTACAGGATGCAGTGGATAATATCGGCAAGATAAATTATGTCATTCAAGATACTATGGTGATTGGTATAACAAATGAAGTTAATATGACGATATCTGGAAAAGAAGTAGAACAAAAAGTTATCATAGATGGAGTATCGACTTTTAACGAGCATAACATATACACAAGTGATATTAGAATTACACCAATAATGAAAGCGAGACTTGTTGATCCAACGGGTGTAAATTTCAGAATAATTCCAACAACAGAAGAAGAGCAATTTCTAGAAAAAAATGATTATACATTATGGACTTGGAACGTGACACCACTGACAAAAGGTAACAACAAGCTGTCTTTGAGTGTTGATGTGATAGTAAATGATAAGAGTAAAAATATTAAAGTATATGATGGAATTATATATGTTTATTCAGATGAAACTATTATAAGTAAAATTATCAATTTTTTAACTGATAACTGGGAATTTATAGTTGGGACGATTTTGATACCATTATTGGTTTATATGTATAGCAAAATTAAAAAAAGAAGAAGATGAAAAAATTTAAATTATCAATTGAAATGAAGATGGTTATAGATGATGAAATATCTAGCCGTTTAAAATCTAAAATCGGAGTATCTTATGATGATTTCATGGTGGATGTCGTCGATAAATTCGAAAAGATATTTCCAAAAAATTATACATATAAAGAATTACAAAAAGCTATTGATGATTATATTTTTGGGAAATAAATAAAACAGATAAATATTAAACTCCCACACTTTTTATTTTTATATTATCAATATGCTAACTCTTGATGAAATCTATTTAGGGGATTGTTTGGATATTATGAATGATATTAATGATCATTCTGTGGATATGATATGTTGTGATTTACCTTATGGCGTGACAAACAATGATAAAGATAAAATAATACCCATTGACGAGCTTTGGCGGCAATATAAAAGAATAATAAAGAAAAATGGTTGTATAGCTCTTTTCGCTCAAGGATCATTTGCCGCAAAACTTATATTGAGTAACGAAAAAATGTTCAAATATGATTTGATTTGGAAAAAAGGAGAACGAATAAGTGGATTTTTAAATGCTAACAGACAGCCATTGAGAAATCACGAGCAAATCCTCATATTCTATAATAAACAGCCAACATATAATCCACAATTTACAGAAGGGGCGCCATTACACGGTAAGGGAGTGTCTTATAAGCAGAAAGATGGAAAGAATAATAATTATGGAGTTTTTGATACGAAATTACCTGACACTCGAAAAGGTTCGACTCAAAAATATCCAAAAAGTGTTTTGAATTTTGAAAAACCATTTCCTTCTATACACCCAACACAGAAACCAGTCAAATTATGTGAGTGGTTGATAAAGACATATACTAATGAAAATGAAATAGTTCTGGATAATGCTTGTGGCATTGGGACCACTTGCTTGGCTGCCAGAAACACTAACAGAAGATTTATTGGAATAGAATTGGATGAAAAGTGGTACAATATAGCAAAAGAAAAGTTATAATTTTGCAAACATATTGAAAAAATTATATTAAAAATAAGAATGGACATTTTATTCATAGAATTTTATATTAAAAAGATTTACAATCAAAAGCTAGAAGAATATTTTTTAGTAAATAAATCCGTTTCATCCAAATGGAGAAATTATCATTTTCCAAAAAATAGATTGAACGAATTTTTAGTGAGGGAAAAATGTTCAGATTTGTATGAATTATTCAATAAAATATATCCAAAAATAGAAAAAAGTAAATGAAACTTTTTTATATATAGGATAAAAAAAGTTTCATATTATGATTATAACAAAAAATGTAAAAGTAAAAATTACACCAAAAGAATATTCTTACTACAAGAATATTGGATATGATGTGCAAATTGGTGATTATCATGATATAAGAATAGAAGATTTATTAAAAGGATCCCATTCTAAAGTTTCGGTTAAGTGTGATGTTTGTGAAAATATCGTAGAAACTATATACTACTCATATAATCAAAATATAGAAAAAGGCGGTTTTTATGCTTGTTCTAAAAAATGTGCGAATGAAAAAAGAAAAATAACAAATGTTGAAAAATATGGATGCGAAAATGTTTTTCAAAATGAAAAAATAAAAAATAAAAGTTCTAAAACAAAAACCAGTAAATATGGGAACAAAAATTATGTAAATGTAGAAAAAAATAAAAAGACATGTTTAGAAAAATACGGAAAAGAAGATTATATAAGAAGTGATGATTTTAAAATAAAATCTGAAAAAACAAAATTAAATAAATATGGAACAATAAATACATCATCGCTTCAATCGACAAAAAATAAGATGAAAAAAACTAAGCTGGATAAATACGGCGATGAAAATTATGTAAATAATGATAAATATCAAAAAACGTGTTTAAAAAAATATGGCGTTGAAAATTATATGAAATCACAAGATTATAAAAATTCAAAAATGAGTGAATCGTCCATAAAATATGATTGTAATATCATTGATTTTAATGGAGGAGTATATACAATATATTGTGATAAATGTGGAAAAAATTATGACATATCAATTAGCAATTTAATACAAAGATATTATTATAAAATTGATTATTGCACAAATTGTAAACCAATTGGCGATCAATCATCTTTTTCTGAGAATGAATTAAAAGATTTTGTTTTAAAAAATTTTGATGGAGATATAATATTGAAAGATAGGAATATTTTATCACCAAAAGAAATAGATATATTTATACCAATACTAAATATTGGAATTGAATTTAATGGGGTTTATTGGCATAACGAGTTGAACAAATCAAATAAATATCACATGGAAAAAACCGAAATGGCTGAAAAACAAGGAATTCGGCTTGTTCAAATATATCAAGATGACTGGATATTCAAACAAGAAATTGTCAAATCAAGAATATTAAATTTGTTAAACAAGACTCCAAACAAGATCTATGCCAGGAAATGTGATGTGAAAGAAGTGTCTGATAACAAGCTCGTTAGAAATTTCCTAGAAACAAATCATATTCAAGGTTTTGTTGGTTCGAGAATCAAGATCGGTCTTTTTTATTCAGGAGAACTTGTTTCTTTAATGACTTTCGGAAGCTTGAGAAAAGCAATGGGTCAAAAAGGCGAAGAAGGCTCTTATGAGATGTTGAGGTTCTGTAACAAACTGAACACCAATGTTATTGGAGGAGCTTCAAGACTGTTCATGTTTTTTGTTAAAAATTTCGAGCCAAAAGAAGTGACTAGTTATGCTGACAGGTCTTGGAGCCAAGGAAATTTATATAAAAATCTTGGTTTCAAGCTTGTTAGTAAAACTGATCCCAACTATTATTATGTTATTGACGGCATGAGAAAACATAGATTTGGTTTTAGAAAAGATGAACTAATCAAACAAGGATTTGATCCTAATAAGACAGAACACGAAATAATGCTCGAAAGAAAAATCTATAGAATTTATGACTCGGGGAATTTAAAGTTCATTTGGAAACCAATTTAAAGATTTATTTTCATTTCTTCATAAGGATATGATTGCTTGTCATATATCTCGTGTTTTCTAGATAAATAGTGATTGTGTAAAACTCCTCTTTTGCTGTAGTCAAATATATCCACGAGGTCAAATATGACGGCTTTTTCTTTATCAGCATGTAAACGCAAAACACGACCAATTGATTGTCTAACAACTCGATCTGATTTAAAGCTATCGCAGAAAACCAAATTTACAATTGCTTTGATATTGATACCAGTTGAAGTTGTTCCAAAACTGGCCACCAATATCTTCACATTACCATCTGTTTTTTCCATTTCTTTTTTAATGGCGTTTCTTTTTAATTTTGGTGTTTCACCATCAATATAATAGAAATCTTTACCTGGTATATTATCTCTAAAATAATTGTAAAGCTCTGTTCCGTAATCTAGATTATGAAACAGAAGAAGAGAATTTTGTTTAAATTTTGCTACTAGTTTGGCTAAAAATATTTTTCTTGGTAATGAATTCTGAGAATATTCTTTTTCAAGTTCATATGCTTTTTTTCCGTTACCAGCTTTTTTTATAGAATAAATATTTTCAGCAAATTGTTTTTCATTATGGTTTAATAATAATGCTTTTATTTTTAAACGGGATATGATACCATCATCCATTAACTTGGATGCTTTGATATTCAATAATTTAGGACCCATTAAACTTTCTATTGTAAATAGTTCGGCAGTTCCTTCCATTGGATAAGTTCCGCTCATACCAAAACGAATTTTTGATGTTCCAAAAGTTTTTTCCATTATTGTTATAAGCGATAAAGCTTTGGCTAAATGTGATTCGTCGCAACAAACAACATCAAATTGTTTGAAAAACTCATCTGGCCATTTAACCAAACTTTGATAAGTCCCTATATAGATATTTGGGTCTCCTCCAAAATGTTTTCTTGGTTTATCGCTCATTATTTCATCAATTCGTATATCAACAGGATTTTTATTTTCTTGATGATAACCCAAGTTATAATCCATTATATCATTATAAAACTGAGTGACAAGATCCAATGAGGGGACTATCAATAAAAATTTAGCATCTTTATTTACATTTCTAAGATAATAAAAAACAAGAGAACCAAATATCAAGGATTTGCCACCTGCTGTGGCCACCTCAATTAAACCGAATTTGTTTTTCAAAATTTTATATATTCCTTCTACTTGATGATCGTATGGTGTGAATGGTTTTGTTATGTCATCTTTTTCTTTATGATCTTTATAAAAATCTTTCAGCCATTCTGATATTTCATCTCTGTTTATGCTTTCATCTTTTGGGAAGATTTCTTTATTTTCAAGTACAAATGGAAAACCATATTCTTTGCACATTTTATATACTTCATACCATAATCCAAAATTTATTTCTCTACCGTTCTTTAGAAATTCTATCTTACCATCCCATTTTGTTTTTTTATATTTAACCATGAAAAAATAATTCTTAACATATCTGCTAAGACTTAGTTTGAGTTGGTTATATTCCTCGCGAGTAGATTCCTTTAAAATGAGTTTGGTTCTTGTTTCATCTAAAACAAATTTCATTGATATTTAGTATTTAATCAATATATATTTAATTATATGACAAAGTTTTATTTTTTACCACTTCTCCTCTTGAAAAGGATCGTCTTCTTTATGTTTTTCGCTTTTTTTCTTATCTTCAACTTTATCTCTTATTTCATATTCTTCGCCATTATCATAGAAATAAAGAACAACATCATCATCGTAATATTCATGGTATAAATAATTAATATAAGCTACGATTTCAGAGAAAATTGGTATACTTTCGCAATTCTTGCCAAAATACCAACGAGATGTATACAAAGCGATATCATTTAAATTTTTTCTAAGATCCAGCTTAGCCACATCACCATTATCTTTAACAGAATGAAGAATGACCAATTCCTTTAAAAATTTAAGTTGAATGTCTAATATATCATCCCAAATTTTGTCTTTTTGTAAAATGTCAACAGTAGAATTACTGAGTTCTTTTTTAAATCTCAACAATTTACGCAATTTATAAAAATTATTGATATGAGAAGGTATTTCTTCCTCTGGCAAAACATCAGTTATAATATCTTCTTCTCTTTTTTTCTTTCTAAAGAGCCATTCCTCGTACATTTTCATGTACCTATATATTAAAAAATAATATAAAATATTTTTTTAATTTGTTTTGAACTCCATCAGACAATCACCACATCCAGCCCACGCAGATTCCATTTCTTCTAGAACATAATCGCCGAGTCTCAATCTTGTATATTTATACTCGGGATATCCATATTTATTATCAACCAATTCTATTTTACAAAATCTTTCATTATAAATGAAGACACTTTTCCATTGAAACATGTCAAGTCTATCGGCTGTTGATTCATCGATGTCCACTATAAATTTTTCACCGTAATCATCATACACCTTCGTTTCGCTTGTAATTTTACCGCGAACTATACCTAACGATGTTTCAAATTCAATCTGTTTCATGATTTTATATTATATATGAAGCCGTTACATTAGTTTATGTTTCTTTTGAATTTTTGATATAAATTATATCAGATTTAAACTCTAATTTATCAATCCACTTTGGAATGGTTTCAGTAAATGTGTTGATCAAAGATACAAAACAAAAATCCGAAAATGGAAATTATAATGGTGGTTATTATGGACCTGAAAGACCACTCCACTATTATAAAATACCGTTAAAAAAATCTTATACAATCTTACCAGACTGTAAAAGTTTTTCTTCTTACCAGACTTTGTTCTGGTTAGTGTCGCTGAACGAATATTAGTTTTATGTTTATTCAGGTATGATTTATATTTATCTGAACAACGAAAATGTAAATACTTCTATTTGAGGCACAGCGAATAAAATTTCCATTTTTATTTATTTTACTAGCAAATATAAATAATTTATTCAAATAAAAAAATTTGTACACATCTTTTTTAATATATAAAACAAATAATAATTTCATATATGAAAAGTGATCTCATAATAAGAAAATTTGATACCGAAACAGTTGTCGGCACAAAGACTCCGATAGAATGTAAAAGCTTTTTTGGTGGCAAACTTATTGATATAGAAGATGAAATTATCATCAATAATATTTCTATACAATATTCAGAAGTTGTCGATAAAGTAAATTTACAAAACGATCATTATCAAAACTATAGCATAAACAATGCCATTATACCCGAAACTCAAATTTTAAAAAGTTTGGATGATATAAAATTAGCAAACCATTCTGTCGACATTTATAGCCAAGTTGAAAGTAGAAATACAAATTTTGAATGGTCTTTTGTTATAGACACTCGAAACATATTAAAAGAATATTTATTTTTGCGTTTAAAAGAAAGCAGAGTTTTCAAATGTATTAAAAGCACTGATCTAATAGAAAGAAATATTAATGACTTTATATATAACTATATAACAAACAATCTTTTAGATAGATATAATTTATATAGAATTGATTTTTTTGTCGAGTATTTTAATGTGTCAGAAGTATCAAATTTATATGATAAAAACAAATTAATAAAAAATCCAAATTTCAACAAGGGGGTTTTCTTTTTAGAAAATCTCAACACAAATATAAATATAATAACGCCAGATTATTTGAGTAATTTGGATCCAGTTAAAATGATTTTCAATCAAACCAAAGATTATACACAATATAAATTTGATTATTATTTTACTGTAATTTATAAAAAGATATAATTTAGATTGTTATTTATTTTCATTTATTTAAAAAAATTGAAATTATTTTTTAATATATAACAATAAATAACAATAATTGATATGAAGAAAACAAGAACTTTCACTATAGAAGAATATCTTTTAGAAGAATTTGATAAAATAGCCAAACAAAAATCATTAAACAAATCACTTTTCGTTGAGAATTGTATCAAAACTTGGATAAAAAATAATAAAAATAAAAATGATATTAAGCAAAGAAGTTGATGTAATTTTGAATTCAGCAAATATGAATCATTTTAAAAAACTTGGATACAATGATTTAAAAAACGGAAATAAAATAGTTGTTCCGGTCGAACATTTAACAGATGGTAGTCATTCTATCATTAAAGTTAAGTGTGATATTTGTGGGGAAGAAAAGGATTTGTTATATAGGTATTATGTTAAAAATATTAAAAGATATAATTTTTATTCTTGTCAAAAATGTTGTTCTAAAAAATTGAAAATATCTTATTCGTCAAAAACAAATATCGAGATTGAAAATATGTTGGACAAAAAAAAGAAAACCATGATTGAAAGATATGGAAAAGATAATCCGTCTCAAATTCAAGAATTCAAAAATAAGAGAAAAGAAACAATGAATTTTTTATATGGGGACGAATGTTTTTATAAAACAAAAAAATTCAGAGAATCATCCATTGAAACGTGTCAAAAAAAATATGGAGCAAATTATTTTAGAGAATCTGATGATTTTAGGAAAAAATCATTAGAAAAATTCGATATTTTAAATATAAATAAAAACATGGTCACAATGGCCTGCGATAACAACGATCCGCATAATTTTTTAATAGATATTGATGTCCTAAGAAAAAGATTTTTATATAAAACGATTTTATGCACCATTTGCAATCCAATTAATTCTTATACAAGCAGTGGATACGAGACACAGTTAAAAAATTTCATTATGGAAAATTATGATTTGGATACGGTTTCAAATAATAGAAAAATAATTCATCCAAAGGAAATTGATATTTATTTACCAGATTTAAAATTAGCATTTGAATTCAATGGTCTTTACTGGCACAGTGAAATAAATTTTTCTTTAAATTATCATTTGGAAAAAACTGAACTAGCAGAAAAACAAGGTATCAGACTCATTCATATTTACGAGGACGACTGGATATATAAACAAGAAATTGTTAAGTCCAGAATATTAAACTTGTTAAATAAAACTCCAAACAAGATTTATGCCAGGAAGTGTGAAATCAAAGAAGTGTCTGATAATAAACTTGTTAGAGATTTTCTTGAGAACAATCATATTCAAGGATTTGTTGGATCTAGGATCAAGATTGGTCTGTTTTATTCGGGAGAACTTGTTTCTTTGATGACCTTTGGAAGCCTGAGAAGATCTATGGGACAAAAAAGTGAGGATGGAACCTACGAGATGTTGAGATTCTGTAACAAACTGAACACCAATGTTATTGGAGGAGCTTCAAGACTGTTCAAATTTTTTGTTAAAAATTTTGAGCCAAAAGAAGTGACCAGTTATGCTGACAGGTCTTGGAGCCAAGGAAATTTATATAAAAATCTTGGATTCGAACTTATCAGAAAAACTGAGCCCAATTATTATTATGTTATTGATGGCATGAGAAAACATAGGTTTGGTTTTAGAAAAGATGAACTAATCAAACAGGGATTTGATCCTTTAAAGACTGAACATGAAATAATGCTTGAGAGAAAGATTTATAGAATTTATGATTCTGGGAATTTGAAATATGTTCAAGATTTTGGTGCCGCCACTTGATCATCACTTGTTTTAGCACTATAAATATAGTCGTGATTATATATGGGATTTATTCCAAAAGATTTCATGGAAACATAAACATCACTCAAACACTCAGAATCTGCTCCGCCGACAACTACAACGGTTTTACCTGCCATTTTTTCAAAAAGATCCGTTAAATCTTCATTAACATAAAACCATTTATGGTTATTATTTACTTTGATCATGTAAGTATTTATATCCTTCAATTTAAATCTTTTACCTTCTTCTATCTCTCCATATTTTTTTGTCAATTTTTTAGCCAGTTTCTTTATTTTTTTGTCAAAATTTAATCCATAATTCTTCTTTACTGTAAGCACTGTATTCGGAAAATCGAAAGAATAATTCTGAGCTTTATTAGCATCCCAAATCTGATAAACTCCGCCGCCATCTTCATTTATTGGGAAGTCCTCACAATATTTCATTATGTTTTCTTCAAAATTTTGAGGTATGAAATCTTGAAATTCGCTTTGAACATCAACGACAAATAATATTCCATCATTGTTGTTCAAATCTTTAATTCTATCATTTGATTCTTTAATATATTCCGAGAATTTTATTATGTTCATTTTGTTCTACGAGTTTTTATTTTTATATATTTAAATTAAAAAATCAAAAAAAAATATCAATATTTAAATAAAAAAAATTGACATGAAAATTAGAAGATTTGATGAAAAATTGAAAGAATATAAATGACAAGATTCTTTAATCAATGAGCCTATAAATTGAATAAATAAAGATAATATTTATTTCTCTGATGATAGATATGAATTTTCAATAGAAAGAGAAGATAATGCTTACGTGTTAAGATATACTGACTATTGGACAACATCAAGAGCAGTTTTTGTAAATGTGAAATCGCCAAACCTAGAGTCATTGAAAGAATTTGCTCAACGAATTGTTGATATATTTGACGATAAAATAGGGCTTAGAAAAAATTAATCATAATATCTATCATTATAATTATATCCGCCTCTCCAGTAAGTTGTGGTACCACTGTTTTCTCTCCAATCCCAATTTTTCCATCTATGCTTACCAAAATTTTGTTTATATCTAGCTTTTCTTTTTATGTATTTCATGTATAACCAAACATCCAACCATTTTTCATCTTGTTTCTTAAAATAAGTATAATCTTTGCGACGATCCCATTCTTCAAATATATGCTCTAATATTTCGGGGGATATATCAACTTTATATTTATCTTTCAATATTAGAGATAACTCTGGAAATTTTATATTCTCGCTCGAAGATGACATTAAAATATCATAAACAGCTTTTCTTAATTTTTCATTCGCATTATATTCTTGTTCTGACATTTATTTCTGGGGAAATTTTTTTAACATATCGTATAATTTTGTTATTTCTTCGAGATTTTCCTTTTTTGAAGTATGATACAAATTATAAAAATTTATAAATGTTTCATATATTTCTTTTGTTAAAACGGCTCCGAAATCGAAATCATCTTCACATTTTAACCATAAGTCAGCTGGCGGTGTCAATTCTTTATTTTTTGGCACCATAAAAGAGCCAAAAGCTTTACCAGTCTTCGACTCCGTTTTGTATATTATAATACCATAAGGATTTTCACTATTTATTGCTTTTTTATCAAAAACATAATAACTTCTAGCAGTTGAACCATTATTCCAATAACAACGTCCGGCAATCGGAGCTTCTTTTTTAACTTCACCCATACCGCGTGAAGTCAAAAATGGAATTCCTGGATATACTTTATTTGGCTCGTCAATGACCACTGGATTACCAAAATCATCTAATAGTATATCTCCCGTTACTTTATCTTTGGCATACACAGGCTTTCCCATAGTTAAACGACCATCTTGAGCATCTTTAAAAATACGAGCTTCGATCTCGGTTAAAGAATCTTTTCCATATTTTCTCATTTTATCTAAATAATAATCAACGATCTTATCTGTTAATTCATCTTCTTCTTTTCCTTGTTTCTCATAGAAATCATACATACCTTCGTTTAATGTGCCATATTTTTTCTTCATGTTATGTATTTTATTTTTTTAGATTAGAGTTGATAATTTTTTATATAAAACTTTCAAGTATTCTTTATATTTCTTTTGATCTTTTTCATAATATAGCTCCATAAAATATTTAAAATCATCTAGAGTTTTTTTATCCAATTCCATTCCTATATCAAATTTCCAATTTAAATCATCCCACAATTCATCAACATTCATACTTGCTATTTCACCATAATATTTCGAGTCCTTGCTCAAGAACATTCCAAATTCATATTTTCCACCAGTTCTATATACGATCCACCCATCCGAGCTACTTACAAAATAAAATCTCTCATCGCTACCATTTGCTCTATAAACCCTAGCGTTGGTTCGATCGTCGTGCTCTACCTCTAAAGAACTTTGTTTACCCTTTTTAGTGACAAATTCCTCTCCAGCTTTTGGTTCTTCGCCATGTGTAATGACATCTCCTTCTTCATCAAATAATAATCCGCCAGTTTTATGTTTGGCTAAAGTAGGTTTTTCCTCTTCTAATTTTTTTCCACTACTTAAATCAGATAAAAGTTTTTTTTCTTCGTCGGTCAGTTGTCTCTTATCCATTAAATCGAGTAATCTGTTTATCTCATCTTCCTCTCTTTTACCTTCTTTGATGAAATCTGTATAATTTTTTAATTTCATTTTATAAAAATTATTTTTTCTTTATATATTAATTTTTTTATTTGATAAAATAGTCATTTATACCTTTTGAGTTTTTATTTTCATAAAAATAAAAACTACCACTGGGATTAAATTTTGCTATTCCAATTGATAATAGATCCAACAAGCTATTAAATGGTGTATAGTGGACCTCGCCAGTGTCTAAACAAACTATTCTTTCAACTTTTATTAAATTTGTTTCATATAAACGAACATGCGGCCCGTTTATTTCTAATTCAACTATACAATCTCCTTCAAATTTTGTATCCATTTCGATGATATGACCTGTTTCTAAATAATATTTGCCATGTTTATAGATGTTTATTACCAAATCTCCTCGATTTAGCTTGACTCCCAATTTATCTTTCACAACGTTATTATATGATTCAAATGTTTTCATCTTTTCACAATTTCTTTTACATTTTGCCAATTTTAGCGTCTTTTAAAATATATTTATCTATTCGCCAACGATTGCTTTCATCAAATGTATATATTCTACTTTCAATATCATAGTCTATGAATCCCATTTCAAACAAACTATCAAAATTCGATTCTTTTAATACTAAAACTTCACCAGTTCTTTCACCAATAATAAACTTTACTTTTTGTATATCTCTTTTATTCATTAAATATTTATTTTTTACATTATCATAATGGAAAACGAGAACAACAACTTGTTTACTTATAATTTCATCAATTATAAGAACCCTATTATAGTGATAGGACGATTTTGATGTCACGATCACAATATCCCCTTTTTTGAAATTATATTCTGGTTCGGACGGTTCTAAACTTTCCCAAGATTCAAATTTTTTCAACATATTTAACTGGATTATTAGTAGATATAATTTTTCCGCCACTTGACACGACAGGCGCATCATCGTAAGAAATTATATTATTCGAGCTACAATTAAAAAACTTGACGTATTTTGGCGAACCTTCCAAATTTTTCAATTTATTATTGTTACATAAATAGGTAGTTACTTGATCTGGCCCCCCAACCAGTGTTTGTATATAATTATAACTGCAATCGAATTTTCCACCAACATATTTTGGTGAATTTTTTATAGTTAATAATTTATTATATGAGCAAATAAAATCACCCGAGCATCTATTAAACTTATATGGTATCTTTATCAAATCCAAATATGCCATATTGATCGAGCCATAGATATCAATACTCATATCATCATATATTAGAAAATTATCGTGCTTTAGACCGCAGTGAAGCAAGAAACCGACTATTTCATTTTTTTGGATTTTAGATTTATCTATAAATTTTACTATAGTTTTTCTATCAGCGTCGTAAGCAAAAAAGATGTCTGGATAAGTCATCATTTGAGAAGTTTCAACAAGATCTTGACTTAACATATCATAAATATTTGATAAAGAGGTATAAATGACCTCACCACTTGGTAAAAACACTATATAATTTTTACCTTTATATTTTACCTCGAAATCTTGTAGACTTATCATTATTAAAATAAATTTTATTTTTTAAACAGTAATCTTTTAAATAAATTGCGTATTCATCATCAAAAAAATTATCTCCGCAATATAAAGATTTCAAATTACTTAGCTCTTCAATATCATTTATAAATCTCAGCTCGCAATTACGACAAGATAATACTTCGAGCGATGTTGGTAAAGGCGGTAATTTTTTTATATTATTGCCTCCTATATAGAGCTCTTTCAAATTCTTTAAATGAGTTATTTCAGAACAATCTTTTAGAAAATTTTCATCACATTTTAATGACTTTAAATTTTCAATAAGAGATATTCCATCTAAATTATTAACCATATTTCCAGTGAAGCTTAGAGTTTCAACAGATTTTATACTCTCATAATCTATTTTTGATATTTTATTCCAATCGACTTTTAGATCTGTCATTCCATTAATAATTCCTTCCAAATTTTGAATATTGTTACTACTACAATTATAAAGTTTTTCAACATATGGGCTTCCTTTTAATGAATATATCTTATTTTCGGAGCAATCAAAATTTTTTTCAACATAATCAGGGGCGTTTTTTAAGTTTATTAAATAATTTTCACTACAATAAAAACTTCCACCTATTGATGCGAATTTGTATGGAATTTCGCTATATCCCTTATTCATCAAACTTATAGAAGAGCCTATAATATCTATCGAGCCATCTCTCTTTATGTTAAAATATTTTTCATTTCTAAATATGCCAAATAAAAAATTATATATCAAATTATATCTTTTATGCTTACCTATGAAATCGTTTATTTTATTGGTATCGAAATCAAAATAAAAATAAAGATTTGGAGCATTAACTTGTAGTGAATCTTTATCATCATTTTTTATTACAAGATTGGCATTCAATAGATTATTTAAATTATCATTTGAAACATAGATAACATTACCACTTGGATATCCAATTATGATTTTATCATATAAACTATCGGATTCAAAATTTTCGAATTTTTCAATCATTTAAATGTCATTCAATTTTAAGCTATATATTAAAAAACAAAAATAAATAAAAAATGCCACTTTAACAAATTATATAGAAATCTTCCAAAGTAAATCATTGAATCTTTAGTTTAGTGGATGAATTTGGAAAAAAATGACTTTTTTCTTTCAATTAAATACAATCAAACTTGTATAAATGAAAAAAAGTTATTCTATAAGATTGTTCCCAACGAAAGAACAGATAAATCAATTAAAAGAGTTATCTGATATAAGAAAAGATATATGGAATAAACTTTTAGATATAGAACAAAATGAATATGAAACGAAAAAAACAATATTAAATAAATTTGATTTAAATAATTTACTTCCAGAATTAAAAAAACAATATTCAAATTGGAAAAAATTAAACGCTAAATCTGTTCAAACAATAGCAACAGAATTGTTTGGTTCATATCGTTCATTTTTTAATTTGATTAAGAAGGATAAAACAGCAAGGCCACCAAGAAAAATAGATAATGATTATTATCATACTATTGTTTGGAATCAATCTGGCTGGATAATCAAAGACAATATAATAACTATCAATAAAATACCATTTGAATATAAGTCAAAAAATGATATATCAAAATTAGATATAAAAGAAATTAGAATTAAACATTTAAGAAATAAATGGTTGTGTGATTTGGTTGTTGAAGATCCAGTGAAATATGTCGATGATTTAAGAATTAAAACAAAAGTTTTGGCGATTGATTTAGGATTAGAAAAATTAGCTGTTGGTGTTGATAATAAAGGGATGATGGTTGTGTTGAATAATAAATCAAAAAATATTAATGATTATTATCAAAAATGTATTGCTAACATACAAAACAAAAGAAGTAAAACCACAAAAGGTTCAAAAAGAAATAAAAAATTAAAGAAATCATTAAATAAATGTTACCATAAAAAAAAACGAGCAGATAAAGCAAACTCTACATATTCAGAGCAAAAAATTAGTGAATATGAACTACAATACTATTGTAGTTGGTGATTTGAGTGTTAAAAATTTAATGAATAGTGAAGGAGTGAATAAAAATAAAAAAGGTATTAGAAAATCATTTCACAAATCTAATATCAATATGTTCCTTCGATTTCTTGGTTATAAATGTCAATCAAAAAATATCAATTTAACCAAAATCGATGAGAGTTGGACTACTCAATTAAATTGTTTAACTGGGAAGGTTTTTAAAGAAAAGATTGAACTTAAAGACCGACAAGTTAAACTTACAGACACAATTACTATTGACCGTGACTTAAATTCAGCCATAAATATTCTTAAACGATGGTTTGGATATCATATTGCTTCTATGAACGAGCCTCTTCATATTTCAGGAGTTCTTGCGAAGTTTAATCTTTTCAAGGAAACCACCACATCTTTAGTGTAGTGGTAGTTCATATTAATCTATAATATTTTGGAGAAACATATTGTATTGTCTGAATGGACAAAGCGTGTTTAAACATTTGTTCTATAACAACATTGAAAGATTCCATATTTTCTCTTCTAATATAGTTCAATGCGGTGAGTATTTCCAGGGATTGAATTTTTGATATTAGAGAATTTTTATCATTTGATATATCTCTTCCTGTTAAAACTCGATTAACTATATTACAATTTCCTATTAAATTATTATAATTATCATTCAATATATCAAGTAGTTGCTCTGTTGACATGTTTCTGTAAAACTTATAGTTTTTTATTCCCTCAGGTATAATATCTCTTGTTGATAGAATGTCATTAATATTATTTAATGATATTTTTCCAGTTCGACTAGACGAAGAAATTACTTTGACCTCGCCATCAACATCAACATTTTTTGATGTATTGGATGAATCTATAGTCATTTCAATATTTCTGGATTCATAACTATCCAACTCATTTAACCATCTCGATGTCGTTTTTATTTTAGATGATATGCCATTGGTTGCTAATGTCGACACATCAAATGATATTCTACTAAAATTCATTGATGGTAGTCCATTAAAATTATTTATGATGAATTTATCTCCCACAATATTAGATTTTTTTAAAGAAATTGGTATTAAAATCTTTTTATCAAACATTTCATTCATAAGATCAACTAAATCTTCTATGGTTTTTGTCGATGTTATGGCATATAATATATCTTTAATATATTTATTATCAACTAAATACACATCAGCTGGGCAAAATTTATTGAAATCAATTTTTCTATTTTCTAATAACTCATAATATTTTTTTTTCAAAATTTTTGATGGAGATTCGTTGCTATCAAAACCGATATGATAAATATCATATACTATGTTAGATTCACCAAATTTACGCCAAAATCCTCTGGGGGCATTTATGAAAGATATTGTCCAATCAGTATAACTATTTATTTTCTCCCAAGTTATAGTGTTTTTTATATGTAAATGATCTGGTATTCTGTTCAGAGCCATATATTCATCGAATTTAACTTTGGATAAGTCTGGTGTTCTTATTAACTGAAACATGTCAATATACAAAGATGTGATTTCTTCTTTCTCATTTGTGTTGGCCCCTGGTCCTCTTTGACCTAAATCTTTTGTTTTTTTAAAATCAGTGAGTTTATAAAAAACATTATCATTTTTAAATATTGCTTGATACAATCTTCTTCCTCCCTTGAAGAAAAGAGGAGCATCGTTTTTTATGAAATTTTTTAATTCTTCTGCGTTGACATCCTGCACAGATATCCAATTGCCATTCAATTTTATTTCGTCTATTCTGACTTCAGTGTCATTATTTAATACAACGCTACCTCTCAATATTCTATTGACGAAAGATTCTATTCTTTGATCATTTTTAAGATCCCTTATTTCTAATTTTTTTTCTAAAAATTTTTCAAAATCTAATAGTTCCATTATGGCCTATATATAAAAAAATAAAAAGAAAATTTTAATATATAAAATAAAAAATATTTTTTTCACATGAAACATCTCAAATCTTTTCCAATTAAAGAATCTTTAACAGACACAAAAGATCTCATATTCAAAAAATATGTAGATTATATGAGCACGGCTGACAGCAATAGAATGAACAAAATATTGGAAAAAAATCCATCAAGTTGGACACAAGAAGAAAAAGATTTTATGAAAAGAATGTCTAAAAAGGATGTGGCTCTTTATTTGGGAAGCGATGGAAACACATATACGGAGAATGATTTAGAATTTATGGGCGTTGATAAAAACAAAATTAACAGAGAACGACCAAAAGATGCATCATTGACAAATGACATAAAAGATTTAATATCGACTTATAATGAAGCATTAAAGAAAACAAAAGGTATGGTTGAAAAACACAAAGAAGAATATAATATTGTTAAATTAATTTCGCCGGTTTTAAAAAATTTGGATATGATAGTTTATGAATTAAACAAAATTAAATAATCTTTATCATTACTTTTATCTATATTTAAAAAAAGATTTAATATGAACATTGCGGGTATAAAAAAAGAACTATTTTATAGTGGTTTTTTGGGTGTTTTTCGCGCTTTAAAAGAAGTTGAAATAATAAATAATGTATATGTACCAAGCGGTTATGGTAATATTGAAAATATTTTAAAAGAAATTACACCAGAAAAAGATCAAATCGTATTGGGTATACCAGGATGCGATAATTTGGTCAGTAAGAGAATTATTTGGAATATGTTGGAGAAAAAATATGGTAGAGAAGTCGCCAAGACTATAATGCCAGAGACATTTGTTTTATCGAATGACGAACATATGAAATTATTTGAAAATTTTTATGAAAAAGATCATATCTATATTTTAAAAAAAGTTAATCAGAGAAAACAAGGATTGTGTTTGACAAAAGATTACAGCGAAATTTTAAAAGCTAAAGATGAAAAATATTTAGTTGTTCAAGATTATATAAAAAATGTTCTTTTGATTAATAAGAGAAAATTAAATTTGAGAATATATTTTCTGTTAACAATAAAAAACAATAAAATAAAAGCTTATTTAAGTAGATATGGCAGTTGCATTTATAACAATAAAGAATATAATCCAGATTCTATGGATTTTGAGAGTAATATAACCAGTTATAATTTGAATTTGGATATTTATGAAAGAAATCCACAGACATTTCATCAATTGAATTCTTTCTTGAAGCAAAATGGATTCGGGGAGAAAGCAGATACTTTATTTGAAAAAATAAATGAAAAAATGCGAATGTTGTGTGAAGCTTCATCTAATAAAATTGGCTCGAAAGAGCTGGAAGACAATCTTTGTGCGCAGATATTTGGATGTGATTTTATCGTTGATGAAAATTTAGAACCATATTTGTTGGAATGCAATAAAGGACCAGATATGTCTCCAAAAATATATGATTCTTATGATAGTTTATTAAACAACATAGAAGAATTTTATGAGAAAGAAAAAGAAGATAATTCTTATTCGAGTGGTTATAAATCTGGTGGCGGTTTAAAGATACAAAAAGATATGTTAGATTTGCTAAAAATAATTAAAATTGAAAACAATAATAATGGTTTTTATGAAATTTTTGAAAAACAAATAGAAAACATAGAGATATAATAATATTGGATAATTATATATTTTATATATATGACAAAAAAATCATACTATTATGTTAGAAAAATTAAAAGAATATTTGGCTAAGTACGGGGCATTAGCTATCTTTGTTCTAATAGCTCTCGCCGTTATATCGTTCTTCATTATGAGGAGCAATGTTATAAAATGGAAAAATCAAGCGGCTGTAGAAAAAGAAGAAAAATTAAGATTTCAAAATAATATAGAAGCGGCAAACGATACTATAAAAGTTTTTAGAGATCAAAATGGTAATTTGACAGCTGAAGTTCAGGCTTATAAAGTGAAAGTGAGCGAGCTAAATGACAAATATAAAAATCTTTTCAATCTATATTTGAAAGAAAAGAATAAACAACCAATATACATAGTTGAATACAGAACTCAATTGGACGAAAAGATAACAAATATATCAACATTGGTTAGTGATACGGCCATAACTTTTTTGGATAGTGTTAAATATACAAACGGAAATTATAGAACGATATCAGGTAAAATACCTTATAAATTAACATATCATATAAAGAAAGATATGGTTAACAAATTCGCTTTTCAACAAGCTCTTTATTATGCTTATGTTCTCGAAGAAAATGGGTGCCAAAATCCAGAGGTTGTTGCTTTCAAAGACAATAAGAAAATATCAATAAAAGAAGCATTGAAAGAAAAAGATCCAAAGGGCATTATTTATAGAGTAAGAATTTTAGAAACAACGGAAAAATTGTCTTTGAAACAAGTTTCTGATAGATATAAAGTTGATGAAAAATTATTGGTTATGAGTTTTTCAGAAGACACATATAGATATTATATTGGAAATATCGTACCTTTCCAAAATCTAGAGCCAATGGTTCAAGATACTGACATTGATACTTATGCCAAACTTTTCACATCAAAAGCATCAATAAATTTCTCACAAGGAATGAATATTTATACTGGATTATACAATGATACAAAAACTGGTCGTCCGATGATAAGTGTTAAAACAGATTATCCTGGATTATCATTTAATAACATTGTTGGTGCTGACATATTATCAGATAAAACATCCAGAAAAGTAGCTCGTGATATGAGACAGGAATTCGGTCTTGGATTAAATCTTGGATATGGTGGATTTATATACAGAAATAAGACAACTGGAGTTTTTGAATTAAAACACGGACCCGAGATATCTGTTGGATTGAACTGGACTCCAAGATGGGCTCAATTTAACTACATTAAAAAACCAAAGGAATAATAACTTTATTTTCTACATTTAAAAAATGAAATATAATCTTCTAACAATATTGATGACATTAATATTATTGGTGTCATCTTGTAATAGAAAAAGTGATTACCCAAATGTGAATTTTATTGGTGGCAGAGATTTAGTGTCTGAAAGCACTACTTTAAAACCAAACCAAATATTTAAAGTTGGTATAAACTCCTATTCTTTAAGTGATTACAATATATGGAAATTTAAAGTTATTAGATATCATGACAACTATTCTGAAACTCTAATCGATTCATTAATAGACAATAAGAATTTCAATACAATAATGTCTCTGCCATCTTCTGGCAAAGAAGATAAGGAGAGATGGGTATTTTCTTTAACTTGTTATGATGGATACACGAGCGAAATTTCATTATCTATAAAGACGAGTGATAGCATAGTAGATAATAATGATAAAAGCCTGTCAAAAGAATTCGTTATGGATGATTTGCCATATCAGGCGAAAAATGACACGACAATTTATATTGGAGCTTTTATATTATTAATGGCTATGATATTAGTATATTTTATGCAAAGAAAGAAAAAAATTGTAAAAGAATATGTTAAAATAGAAGCAGTTAAAGATTTCAAAGATGAAGTGATGAAAAAAATATCAGAGATCAATTCATTTTCATCGAGTGATATAATGAAAACAATAGAAGAAAATAACAATAATATTTTAAATAAAATTGATTTAAAGAAAAAAGAAGAAACCGAAAAAATAAGCCCATTTAAAAAGACAAATGTTATATTGATATTATCCATACTTGGATTTTTAGTCTATGTAGTTACCATATTAGCTTCCGTATTGGCTTTTTAATAATATTCTTCTATTATCTCCTTGAGTTGATTATCTCTATTTAGCCATCCTTTTAAGAATTTTTTCTTAGCTTTATTATTGGCAACTATTTCATAACGTTTTTCTTTTCTGACATCAATATATTCTAAAGCCACTTCTTTATCAATAGAATCATCTAAAAGCCATAATATATCATCATCCCATGTCGCATATTTATAACTAAGTCCTAGTGTGCGTTTTATGAGTTTATATGCTCCACCAACTCCAAAATTTATAGACGCGTCAAAATGAACAAAAGCCACAGCTGGAGTTAATAAATCACATTTCGCTGGTAAATAATACATTGTATAATATATGTCATAAACCTCACCATCTGTGATTTTTAACACATCTCTTTTTTTCAAATGATTTTTTGTTCGATATGTGTCATAGGTAGTTTGCATAATACCAAAATTGGTCTTTTCTTCTGCGAAATATTTTCCTTCGAAAATCAATACGGTTTCCATTAATTTATTAAAATTATCTGGATATTTTTTTAGCACTGTTGAATCAGCTGGACTCAGAGCGAAAACACACAAACTACTTATTATCAACAATATAGATATTAATATCTTTTTCATATAATTTTTTTTTAATTTATATTTATTCTATATATTTAATTCTCAATATTAAATTTAAAAATCTATAAAAAATGAAAAATTCTTTTAATATATAATTCAGTATGACGAATACAAAATGTTATTTCAATATAAAAAATGCCAATTTCTTCAAAAAGAACGAGTTGGCATTTTTTATTGCGACAAAAAATAAGAATTTTATTATGGCTAAAAGAAAAACAAACATCATGTACGACTCTTTTGACAGTAAATTATTAGAGGAAGCTTTTCACAACAAGGAAGAACGGTTATTAACAAAAAAACAATTGAATTTAAGTATTGTAGCGGATGAGGCTAAAAGAAATTTAACAAATATAAAAATCAACATCAAATGTAAAAATGAAAAACAAAAAAAATTTTTAGAATCAATAGATAAAAATGAAATTACAATATGTATAGGGGACTCTGGAGTTGGGAAATCGTTTTTGTCTATAGCTAAAGCTTTGGAATTATTAACAAATGTAGATAATAAATATAGTAAAATTTATATTATAACTCCAATAGTTGAGACAGAAGGTGAAAATATAGGTTTTTTGAAAGGTTCTTTATCAGAAAAAATAGATCCATATTTATTTTCAATATATTATCTGGTAGATAAAATAATAGGCGAGGATTATAGAAAAAAGTTAGTTGAAAATAAAATTATAGAACCAATATGTTTGTCATTTCTTCGAGGCACAAATCTAGATAATTGTGTCGTGGTGGCAGATGAGAGTCAGAACATTACTAAAAAGGGAATCATTACACTACTAACTAGAATCGGTTACAATTCTAAATTTATAATAAGCGGGGATCTAAACCAAATTGATAGATTTAAAAATCCAGAAGATTCTGGATTAAAATATGTTTATGAAAATCTGAATAGCATTGATAACATCGGTCTTGTGGAATTCGGAAAAGAAGATATAGTTAGAAATCCTTTAATTGGGATTATATTAGATAGATTGATGAAATAAATATTTGATGAAATTAAAAAAAGAGAGGAATTTTTTATTCCTCTTTTTTTAATTTCAAGATTTTATTATATACTTGAAAATCAATAAAGTTTAATTTTTTTTACAAAAATTCTTTTTAAAATTTGAATATATAGAATTTAAAAGGATAATTGAAAAGATTAATTTTAACTATATTATTAACTATATCAACTATTTTAGGAGTGAGCCAACAAGTTGATTGCCCTGAACCGGTCGATGAATTTCGATTTTATATAAGTTTGCCTGTTTTTCAGGATCAATTGATAGGCAAATTAAATGTTTGCGATCCAGACTTTGACCAAATGCATTTTTGGGATATAATAATTGGTAATGACGAAGATATTTGGAGCATAGAAAATGGAATAATAAAAGTTAAAGATCCTTATAAAGTTAACTCGAATTTAAGTTATACATCATATATAATAACAGTGAAAGTAACAGATGATGGCTTTTTTCTTGGCCCATTAAGTGATGATGCCAGAGTTATAATTACTCCACAAAAAATATTAAATGTTGTGGCGTATCCAAATCCATTTACAAATGAAATATTTTTTAAATACGTTCTCATTGATTATCAACATGTTAAAATATCGATTTATGATGATCAATGTCGTCTAATTGAAAATGTTGTCGATGAATATCAATATCCAGGTGAGCATACAGAATCATTCAAGCGAATAATGCCAACTGGAATATATTTTTATTGGGTTATAATTGGCAACGAAAATAATTTTGGATATAAAAACAAAATTGTAAAAATGAATCAATAAAAAAGGATCTGGTTTTCAGATCCTTTTTTCTTTATTGGTTTGATTAGTATATAACTGGTGGTTCGTTAACATCTATAACTGTAACTGTGATTGTTGCTTGTGCACTCAACGGGGCAGTTCCAGTGTCTATAACTTGAACTATTAAAGCATAAGCTGGTTGAGCTTCATAATTTAAAGCTGATGTATTTTGGACTGAAATTACACCAGTTGTTGGATTAATACTAAATGTATTATTACTATTACCTGATATAATACTGTATGTTAATGGTTGGTTGTTTGGATCTGTTGCGACAACTGTGCCAACTGTTGTTCCGTTTGGCGAATTTTCATTTACCATAAATGTTTGATTGTTAATAACAGGTGCTCCATTTGTTTCAATTAAATGAACTATTGATTCAGCGTATAATGGACCTGGATTTGAACCATTGTCCGTTATTCTGACTGTGATGTTATATGTAGTTTGTGTGCCCCCATTAATGGCTGTTGCGTCATTAACTATTATGTTTCCTGGTATTGCGTTTGTTATGCCCCATAAGTTGCCAGAATTTCCAACTGGTATGCTCCATGTTAATGTTTGATTAATATCTGGGTCACAAGCGTTCAGAGATCCCAATACTTGACTGTTTGTGACAGGTTTACTATAGTAGAATGTAAACTCTGGCACATGTGTCGCACAAGGTTGCCCGCCAGGATAAACCACCTGACCATAACCAAAAATGCTAGTTACAATTAAAAATAGAGTAATTATAAGTTTTTTTATCATTTTTATTATTTTTTTTTTCATTACAAATGTAATTAATATTCTATATATTAAAAATTATTTTTGAATTTTTTCCTTAGTTCTCATATTATGATAAATGTTCATTTCTTTTTTTATCGAATCATCTAATTTTTTTTCTATTTTTTTAATATTTATACCCAATTTATCAAAAATTCTTATGATAATATGTTTTATAGCAAATATACCCAATCCTATTCCAAGCCCTCCTATTTTTTTTGATAGAGTATCTGGCTCTAATTGTCCACTATTTATTATTTCTGTTATCGCATTATTTATTGGAATTAACATAGTGACATAGCCTACCATATCTGTAAAAAAGGATATGGTTTTTCCCATTGTCCTTGATATGATTTTAACGATATTCTCAAGATTTATAATAATATTTTTAACATCTTTGATAATTTCAGCTACACCTTCGTCTTTTAATTTTGAAAATATATCTCTAATCGCATCATTATTGACATGTAATATTTCAGCAATAGCGAATATAGTAATCATAACAATTTGAAGATTAGTGACATGTATATTGTGGTTGGATTTATAAATTACTTCGTTAATAATTGGCAATAAGGCTATTATGGCAGCATTAAAGGTGAAAACAAAATAGAGTTGTGTCCCATAATCTTTCAAAACTTTTTTGATCAATTCTCTAAACTGAGAATATACATTTTTTTCATATATCAAATCATAATTACTTGAAGTAAATTTTTCACATAAAATAAATTCATCATAATTTTTAATCATGATACTATATATTTAAAAAAATGATTTGAATTTTTAAATATATAATATAAAAACACAAAAGAATAATGGGAACAATACCATCTAGGAATAATAAAAAATTTGAAGTTGGAGATACGATATATTTTATTGGAGATCAAATCGGTATAAATTGTATGATGGATAAAGATGTTCCATATAAAGTTGTTTCTTCTTATCCTCCAGCTGATGCTTTATACGACATATGGGTGGTCGGAGGGAGATTGAGTATTAACAACAATGGATATGCTCGAGAAAGTAAATATTTTATATCAGAAGAAGAATATAAAAAAAGAAAAGAAATTAATGATAAAAAAACTTTAACAAACGATGAGATCTTAAATAAGATGATAAAAGATACAGAGAACGATACTTTATTTTGGGTGAAGCCTTATTCAGATAAAAAGAATTATTATAGAACTCATATTAAAGTTAATAATCCAGTTAATTCATCTTTGAGAATAGACGTTAAAATGACCACTTTAAAGACAAAAGATGAGTATGCGGTAATATTATGGGTGGCAAATATCTACTTTCATAGAAAAAAAATGGGTGAGGATCAAGAACCAGTTTTAGTTAGAGAAATAAAGGAAACAGTTAAGATAAACGATCTTGTTAAGAAAATAAAGATTCAACTTATCGAGCGCGAGGCTAGAAAAGATGATAATGATATAGAGGAAGAAGATGACGTTTACGAGCAATATGATTTTGAAGATCTCTCAGAAGAAGAGATCTTTGGCAAAGAAGAAATAAAAGTAGGAGATAAAGTTAGACTCGTAAATAGAGAAGATGCTCTTTTTAGATATTCAAAGGACGCTTTTGAGAAGACAAATATGCGGAGAGGTGGCATTTTTACGGTCGCTAATATTATGACTATTAGAGTGAATAATGAAGATGTGAAATGTATAGCAGTGAGTGAACCTGGTTGGAGTGCAAATATTTATAAATTAGACAATTTTGAGAAAGTATGAAACACTTGAAAATATACGAACAATATGATTTCGAGGATCTCTCGAACGAGGAGCTTTTTGGTAAAGAAGAAACTGAAATCATGTGTATTATTAAAATGAGTAATTTTTATATTGTTGAAAAAATGTCACATGAAGATGGAAAGATATATCTTTATAATAATTATGAATGGATAGATATAGAGGAATATGATTATTTTAAAAATAGATTAATTTCATTAAAAGATGTGCCAATAAACTCGCTGATAAATATTTATGACAAGGAAAGAAAAATAGATGGTGATCCTTGGGTCGAAGTTAGAAAAGAAAATTTACCAGAAGAAATAAAAAAAAGATTAAAATGAAGCGTTTGAAACTATACGAACAATACGATTTTGAAGATCTATCGGACGAGGAGCTTTTTGGAAAAGAGGAAGAACATCCTATGGGAATTTTCTATAATGACAATGATTATTATATAGTTGAAAAAATATTATATGATATTAATAGGGTGTATCTATATAAAGATTTTAACTGGTGTCATATAAATTATTTAAATGAAATTATGAATAGAGAAAACTCTCCATCTATAAATGATGTTCCAGATGACGGAATCATCAATGTTTATAATAATGGCAGATGGATAGAATTTAAGAAAATTGATTTACCAGAAGAAATAAAAAAAAGATTAAAATGAAACATTTAAGACTATATGAGCAATATGATTTTGAAGACCTCTCGGATGAAGAACTTTTTGGTAAACGGATTGGAAAACATTAAAAAGCGAGATCAAATAAAAGATATATACTGTCAAGAAAACAACATAAAATTGTTTAGGATCAGTTATAAAGAATTTGATTATGTAGAAAATAAATTAAATGAGATATTAAATGATAATAAAATTTGACGAATATATCTTAGAAAGTTCAGAGTTCAATCAATTTCAACTCGGGTTGGATTATGCCTTTTCCACGCTGGGAGCGGGCTATGGTTTTGCCAATGACCCGAGTTTATCCATATATTCGCCTGATACTAATCCTTTTTTAGATATGTATGCTCGCAATGCAGGGACTACGAATCGTTTAATGCAAATAACGAAACAAGTTTTCGGTGAGATGGATGATCATATATTTACAAGAAAAAATGACAGATTCTTACTCGACTTGGATGAATATAAGAACTTGAAAATTTTGAGAATATTTCCGAATGAAAATTTGAAGCTAAATGTTTATATATCCTTTGAATTTTTAGAAAAAGAATATTTTGGGGTTTATCGCAATTTTAATTCTTCTTATAATAAACCAAAACTAGAATCTGAGTTATTTTCTAATCCTGAGGCATCTTATATGGATAAGGAATACTATTTGAAATTAAATCAATACTTCTATAAGAAATTATATAACTTTTTTATTCCAGAACCAGGACTTTATAAAAATCTGAAAAACAACAATAAGATTAAAGACGATAATATGGGGAGTTGGTTTTATTTGAAAGAAAATAAAATAGTTGAAGTTCTTGGTTATAATTTGGATGAAAATAACGATCCTTATATATCTTTGAAAATTGGAGAAAAGAGATATGTTATAACTGGAAATGACTATTTTTATTTTAAATGGAGATTTGAATCAGCGGATAAAAAAGAAGAGGAGATATGAAACACGTGAAATTATATGAGCAGTTTGAACTCGAGGATGATCCTTGGGGAGAAGATACTTCGAGAAAATATACATTTGTGGATTGGTTCTATAATAAATATGGAAATAAAGATCCACTGACAATAAAGATAATTGATTGTTATAATAATTCTCTCGTTAGTCTTGATGGAATAGAGAACCTGATAAATCTTAAAGAGTTATATTGTTCTAGGAATTATATAACAAGTTTCGAGGGAATAGAGAACTTGATAAATCTTAAAGTGTTATCTTGTTCTAATAATTCTCTGACCAGTCTTGAGGGAGTAGAGAACCTGGAAAATCTTGAAGAGTTATATTGTTATAATAATTCTCTCATCAGTCTCAAGGGAATAGAGAACTTAATAAATCTTAAAGTGTTATATTGTTATAATAATTCTCTCACCAGTCTCGAGGGAATAGAAAACTTAATAAATCTTAAAGTGTTATCTTGTTCTAATAATTCTCTGACCAGTCTTGAGGGAGTAGAGAACCTGGAAAATCTTGAAGAGTTATATTGCTTTAATAATTCTCTCATCAGTCTTGAGGGAATAGAGAACTTGAAAAATCTTAAAGGGTTATCTTGTTATAATAATTCATTTTCTAATGAATATAGAGATTATTTGAGGAATTATTGTAAAAAAAGAAATATAATTTCGAATATATGAACCACTTGAAACTATACGAGCAATTTGATTTCGAGGATTTTTCGGACGAAGAGCTTTTTGGAGAAGAGCCAGAAGAGCCGAAAGTGGGAGATAAGGTCTTAGTTTTACCAGAATTAAGGGCACATGTGAATGAAAATCATTGGAGCTCCAGTATGTTAGAAATGATAGGAAGAGAACTTTATATTAAAGGGATCGATGATGACACATATGTTGATAGAGAAACGAGATATTTCCTGGATTATCCTGGTCATAATTTTTATGTCTATAGAGATTGTTTTGAAATAATTTGAAGGAATATGAAACATTTAAAATTATACGAACAATTTGTGAGTGATGTTCTCGATAAAGATATAACGAGAGTGGATACTATATTGGATAAGGTCAAGGCTAAAAGAGTTTATATGGGGGATGAAATAGGTGTGAATTCTGAAAAATTCAATAATATCGAGGATTTGATTAGGAGCCAAGAATTTTTACATAAATTAGATAAAAAAAATCTAAAAAAAGGAAACATAGAATATACTCGAGAATGTGAAACTTTTTTGGAAGATAATTTGGATCTGAAATTCTTCTTAATTTTTGATAAAGATGTACCTGAGATATCCGAGCCAAGATATATGGTTATTCAAAGTAAACCATCAAAATATTATAAATGGAATTCGATAAAAATGTATGAGCTAAATAAAAATATAAAAAATTTTTATGATATGCTCACAAATAAAACAATCGAAATTATTGATAATGGTGAAAATTATATTTATCTCACATCCAATGCCGGAAAGGACTGGACGTTACAAAATATAGATAGCAAAACAGATATATACAAAAATATATTATCTGATGATGAAATAAAGAGTATAGCGAGAACAAGAAAAGTGAAAATAAATGAGGTTTAATGAAACATTTGAAGATATACGAGCAATATAATTTCGAAGATCTTTCGGACGAAGAGCTTTTTGGTGAACATAAACATGATGTTATAAAATTACGTGGTTCCGATCTTTGTTATATAATAGAAAGAATAGATGAAAGAGGTAAGATTATTTTATATAATAATTTTGATTGGGTATCTGAATACTTAGCAAAGGAATTATATATAGAGAGTGTAAATCCCATCATAAACAGCAACACTACATTTGAAATTCATGACGAAAAATCTGGATGGAGATTGTATCTTTTTGAAAATTTGCCAAATGAAATAAAAAATATGATATTATGAAATATTTAAAGATATATGAAGAGTTTGAAAAATAATATTAAAACTACAATGAAAGAGTTTTTGAATGAAAACTGGATCGATAGTAAATTCAATAAGAATCCTGATTATTTATATCATTTAACTGGCGATGATACTATAGAAGAAATTATGTTGAATGGGTTAGAGACAAAATATTCAAAACAACATAAATTTGAAATGGGTATATATTTAGCAAATTCAATTTATACTGCGAGTAATTATTCTTTTTTAGATGTAAAAAGAGAAAACTATTATATTATTGAAACACCTTTTCGAAATCTAAATGTCAATTATATGAAACCAGATGATTATGAAATGATTGATTTATTATATGAAGAATATTTAGATTACGAAGAATTATTGGATAGCATTGGAATTGATGATAAAGAAGAAATATACAATAATATAAAATATATTTATAATAGTTTAGATTATAGACATTCTTTGTATATATGTGGTCAGCTTTTATACACGCAAGATATTCCACCAAAACAATTTTCCAGAATATTGTCTAGAAATGAAGTGAACGAATTCTTAATTAAATAACTTCAAATCCCAATCTTTTCATCCAATTAATGCAATCTTCTTTTGTTTTTTGGCCAGCTAAGTCAATTTCCATATTTACACGCGAAAATAAAAATAAAGATCGTAATGAACTACTACGACACTAAAGATGTCGTAGTTTCTTTGTAAATGATTACAAAAACTCCAGTTAAGGAGGCTCGTTCATAGAAGCAAAAGTAGATGTTTTAAAAACATATTTAAACTACCTAAAAACTTGTTCGTCAGCAAGTTCCTAATCGAAACTGGATTGGGTCAGTAAAATGACGAAATGCTTTATTGATTTTACCTACAACTCAAGGCTCTGTTGTAGAACCAATTGAACCAATATTTCAAAGAACTAAAAAACTAATTTTAATTAAATGTATATATTAAATAATTTAAGTCAATTTCGGTCAAATTCATCAAACTATACTAAAGATGTCGTAGTTTTTTTTTTTTGGAAGTTCATTATAAAAAAACTTTTATTCTTTTTTAATTTATAAATTCAAAAAAAAAATAATTTCTATGTCAGAAAAAGATACTTTGATCCTTACTATAAGTATAGGTGATTATTATAAAGATATATCAAATTATACTCTACCTTTTTTAAAAAAATATGCCAACAAAATTGGATCAGATTTTTTAAATATAACCGAGCATAAAAAAGAATTCATAACTCAAAAATGGAATAAATTTCTAATACATGATTTATTGAACAAATATCATAGAATAATATACTTCGACATTGATTTGATTATTCGTGAAGATTGCCCAAATCTTTTTGATGTTGTACCAGAAAGCAAATTGGGAATGTTCAATGAAGGACGTTATACTCCAAGAGCTGAATATTTAGAACAAGCATCTAAATATTATAAAGAACCGTTGAAAAAATGGAATGGTAAATTTTATAATTCTGGAGTTATGGTTTTGTCTCGCCGACACAAACAAATGTTTAAAATGCCACGGGGCATAGATTATGTTGAAACCGATCAGCCTTATATCAATCTTCGTATAGTTAATGATAAAATTGATATGTTTGATTTGGATTGGAAATTTAATCGCATGGACATTTTAGATAATTTTTGTGGAATATCTCGTTTGGATTCATATATAGTTCATTATGCTGGCGCCCCAAGAGATCAAATCTTTAATGTTTTAAAAAATGATATTCAACAATGGATAACCGATTATCCTGATTATAAATATAAAAGAAATATTTTAATATCTGTAAGTGCTGGTATGGGAGATCAGTTGTGTTCGGAGCCTGCTATTCGATATACACAAAAAATATATCCAGATGCCAATTTTTATTTGGTTACACATTTCAAACGATTATTTGAGCATTTAGATATACCAATCTTTGATTATGAAGAATGGAAAGGTTTGCCAGATGCTGTTTTGACATTATATACTTGCCCAGACGACGAACATTCTGAGCATAAATTATCACATGTTTTGTTTCATCCAACTGATTTTGCTTCTATGTCTATGATAAAAAGAACGATACCTCATATGGATAAAACAATAAAATTAAAGGTTGATGTCGAAGATGTTTATAATGTCTATAATATGATAAAAGATAAAATGGGCGAAGATAGAAAGATGATATTGGTTCATCCTGGTAAGTGGTGGTCAAGTAAAACATTTCCAAAGTCTTGGTGGCAAGAAGTAGTAGATAAATTATCTGAAAAATATTTCGTTTGTTTAATAGGAAAAACAATTGATGAAAAACAAGGATATGTCGACATAGAATGTCCTAAAAATGGATTTGATTTTAGAGATCTGACATCTTTAGGTGAGATGATAGCTTTGATATCTATGGGAAGTATATTATTGACAAATGATTCATCCCCCATACATATAGCCGGGGCGTTCGATAATTGGATAGTGGCTATACCAACTTGTAAACATCCTGATCATATATTACCTTATAGAAAAGGCTCTCAATACTATAAAACAAAAGCGTTATATAAAAAATTGTTGTTAGATGATTTAGAAATTAGACACACTGAATTTCAAGCTGATACAATAGACACTGTTCCAACAGGTCACGATATACTGGAATATTTGCCTGATCCAGTTGATGTCGTAAATGAAATAAAAGAAATTTACGAAAAAATATGAATAGTCTAGAATTTTTTACACCTTTGATGCACAAAGATGAATATACATTTTTAGAAAAATATTTAAATCCGAATGATATTTTATTAGAATGGGGATCTGGAAATGGAACACTTTATTTCTCTGGACTAGTTAAAAAAGTTATATCTATAGAGCATGATATTGATTGGTATAATATGATAAAAAAAGTCATTGAGTTATTCGATATAAAAAATATTGAACAATATCACATACCAGCTCACACTCCAAATCCAGTCCCATGTAGATATGCTCAATTTAAAGATTATATTGAATTTCCGAAACAAAATAATTTACAATTTACAAAAGTTTTGATTGATGGTAGAGCCAGAAAATATTGTGCTCGCTCTATTGCGGATTATATTAACCAGAATTGCGTAGTTTTCATTCACGATTTTAATAGAGAAGATTATCAAAAAGTTTTAAAATATTATGATAAGGTGGATGTTATATCAAGTGGTCAAGGTATAGTTGCTTTGAAGAGAAAAGATATAATAGAAAAAAGTGAAAATGGAGAATATTAAATGATTGTTCCAGTGACGATAAACTTGGCCACACGTGGGAGACATCTCACGACATTACCATTATGTATAATGTCTATTATAAATCAAACATACTTACCCGAGGAGATTATTTTAGTTGATGATAATGAAAAAAAAGAGTTTTACGATATTCCAATATATAAGAATATACTGAAACTACTGAAATTGAAAAATATAAGATTTTCATATTTTTTTGGAAAATCATTGGGATTGGTTCATGCTATACAAATAGCACTTGAAAATACAAAAACAGAGTTTGTATTTAAAGTTGATGATGATAATATATTGGATAACAAAGTATTAGAGACTTTATATAAAGATATTATATCTGATGATAACGTGGGAGCAACATCTTGTCTTATATTGGAAAATGAAGAATTTTTAAATAGGCCGATTCAACAGAATGTTTTAGATGATGTTTATAATAAAATGGAAGACATTTATGCTACTTACAATATACAAATGTGTGGAGCACAGGATAATAAAATCAAAAAAGTTGAGCACTTATATAGCAATTATATTTTTAGAAAAGAAATTGTAAATAGTTATCCGTTAGAATTTTCACCAGCCAGTCATAGAGAGGATACAGTTTTTTCTTATGAAATATATAGAAAAGGATATACACTCTCAGTTAATCCAAATGGTATAATGTGGCATTTGCATTCAGATGGCGGAAATCGATTACACAACAAGGATAACAATAAGAAGAATGATGAGTTATTTGTTGAAAAATTAAAAGAATGGAAAATCGTTCCAGATAAATTTACCATAAAAGAGAATGAAGATGGATATTATATGACAAAGAATAATATAAATTATTTGGTTTATTTTAAATGATGCCATTTCAATCCAATTGGTCCCAACCATAAACTCCCGGCTCCCAAACATTATTATCTACCGTACTTTCCCAAGTGTGTCCATTGTGTGTCACTTTATCTCCTATATGATAAGAGTCTTCCGAACCAAGAGGTTGAACCCATTCTGATATAGTTCCAGCTGGTGTTTTTACTTTATATAAAGCTGGAAGTTCTGATGGCAACCAATCTAATTGCGATGTATGTGATTGTATAACTTCATATAATTTTCCTTCAAATGAAAAAATTTCACCAGTGACATATGGTTTATTAACTTGATAATAATCGTGGATTCTTGATAAATCATCTATTTGTTGTTGAGTTATACCAGAACTGGTAAGTATAGTGTTAGTTAGAAGTTTTAATAATCTCTTAATAGATTGAATATCAATACCTTCATCAGCCATTTGTTCAATATAATCGGGTATGGTTGGTTTTACTATGGTATTTTTTTCTGCTTCTGGAGTCAAAACCCACAAAGCCTCTTTTCTCATTATATCACTCAAATAAGATGACATATTTTCTGTTATGTAATCATTCAAACTTTGTTGATTTATTAATGGTTTATATATCATCCAATTATAAGTTTCACCACTATAATTGAAAAATAATTTGTGGGTATAACCAGTTGTGTGTGTCACACCTGTTACATCTTTCATCCCATTAAAAGTGTATCCTGTAGTAAAAGTTGTGCCTGTATTATAAGTTATACCTGTTTCAAATCCAACATATTCTTTCCCGGTAAATGTTATACCACTTGAATACTTTATATTATCTGTGTACGAATAACCATTTCCATCTGATGTATTTATGCTATAATAACGTGATTTAGTTTCATAAATATAATTTTCAGTTTCACCACTATACGTTATTCCACTAAATATAGATAAACCAACAAGTTGTCTGTTTGTTTTTGTTGGGGAGTTCAACATTTTTAAATCAAAAAATTCGATCATATAATAAGAGATTTTTAATCTATATATTATTAATTTCTTGCACTAAATTATCATCATCTTTATTTAGATGTGGAAGTCTTGATGTCCAACGTTGATCAATATATTTTTTATCTTCCATTGTAAGTCTTTCAGTTATTGGAATCTGAGTAAAATAATTATTAAGATTTATATTTGGATGAGCAGTATATTTTCCAGTTTGTAAATCCATGTGCAAACATTGAACATCTGTATTAACTAATAATTTATAACCCATTTTTCTCCAACGATGAACAAAATAATTATCTTCACCAATAAAAGGAATATCTTCTATATTATTTGCAATACAACAAAATGGATTTTCTGGATCACTTTCATATATATTTTGTAATAATTTTATTGGTATAAGAGCTGCATCTAATCCTGTCTGCCAAGCTTCATAAACTTGACCGGGATCAACATTTGCAGGAATTACATAATCATCTTTTCTAATCATAATCATTGGAACTGATAGCTTTATATAATAAACACCAACAACCATAGAATCTGGATTTTTTTCGGCTGTTTCATGTAATTTCATAAAACCATCATAAGGTAAAACTGTATCTTCACCGACAAATAAAAGATATTTAGCTCCACTTTGTAAAGCTTGTTCTATCAAATAGTTTCTTGCCACATCAACTGCTTCACCACCAATGTTAGCAAATCCATGTGAAAATCCACATAAGTCAATATGAAGACCTTGATAACCATCAAAATTTTGAGCTGGTTTTTCGTTTAAATCACGCCTCGGTTGACATATAACTATATAAGGCTTAATTGATTTTGATTCTTCATGAATCTCTCTGAGAGTTTTGTAAATTGTTTCTTTATCGTACATAACTTTTTATATTTTGAAAATTAACGTTTGTTGAAAAAAGGTGAAAGACAAATACTCATATCAAATGGAATAGCTGGTAATGTTGAAATTTTTTCACAAAAACTTGAATATGAAAAACAATAAATATCTCCATTTGGTGTTAAAGTTGCACCAATATTATATCCGTAAGGGGCAGTGAATGTTGAAACAATACCATTAATATCTATTCTTTGATAATTTGAGCCATTGCTTGAAACAAAAATAATATCACCGTTTGGTGCTAAAACACCATGTGCTGATGCATTTGAAGTAGTATAAGCCAAAGAATAAGTGGAAACAATTCCATTTATATTTACTTTTTGACCAACTTCTGCACTACATGGTACAAAATGAACATTTCCATATGAATCCAAGACAGCACCTTGATATGCATCACTTGTAGTGTATAATAATGAATATGTAGAAAAAGAATTATCTTTTGTATTTATTTTATATCCTCTATCACTTGCACCATAAGGTGTTAAATGAATAAAACCCTTTGGATCTAAAACTCCACCTATATGAATATTTGTGTCTGGATAAGCGTAAGTGGAAGCGACACCAGCTTTACTAATTTTTTGTCCTATTCCAACACCACTATCAATAGCTGCATACTTTATAAAATGAATATCTCCATTTGGAGCTAAAACACCACCATTATAACCTTCGTTATCGCCATATGTAAAAGCCAAAGAATAAGTTGAAACAACACCAGAAGGTGAAATTTTTTGACCAACAGAAGCTTTTGCTGGAACAAAATGAATATATCCATTTGAATCCAATACACCACCCATATATGCATTAGATGTTGTATAAACTAATGAGTATGTAGAAACTACACCAGTATAACAATTAATTTTTTGTCCATATTCTGCACTATTAGGGACACAATGAATATCACCGTTTAAAGCTAAAACTGTACCAAAATAATAATTTTCCCATGCTGGTGAAAGAACACTAAAAGTTGAAACAATTGGATTTGAAAAAGTAGTTCCAGCATTAACACTTTTTTTCATTAATACTTGTAAATTTTTCCAGCCAATTAAAGTATCGTCAATTGAATTATTATCTGCGGTTGGATGTTCACCAGAATAACCGTCTATACCATTTATATATCTTGATTTATCTTTAATTAAAGTTTGACCAGCTAATCCTTTATTATAAACTTCTGTTATTTCTTCTTGTGATAGAACTCTATCCCATATACAAATTTCATCTATGTCACCATCAAAATAATTTCCATAATTTCCTCCATTTGAATATCCAACTATTAATTCGTCACTACTATTATATACCATTTCACCTGTGAGCGGGTCTAAAACCCAGCTAACATCATATTGACCATCTGTATAATATTGAAGTGGTTCACCGATTTTAAAAGTACCTAATATATGATGCCATTCACCATCACTTACATCAGTTGTTGATGCACCCCACGTCGATCCTCCATTCCTTACCGTAAGATCCCAAGAACTATTACCAACAGTTAATCCCCACCCTTGAGGTTGAAAACTATAATAATTAGAAATAACCATACCACCTATCAATGTTTTAATCCAAGCAGAAACTGTAAACTCATTATATCTTCCAGCATTACCAAAATTAACGTTAGATGTTGATCCAGAATCAAATGTATAACATGTTCCTACTTGACCAGTTGTTCCATAAGTTATATTAGTACAAGAACCGGTTAAAGCTGTACCATAAGATGATGCACAATTTCCAGCTGTTTCATCTAATGTAAAATATAACTGCAATCCGTTAAGTAAGCTCATAATGTTTTATATATTTTTAAAATTTATTAAAAAATGGTGAACAACAAACACCTATCCCAAATGGATCAGCCGACATTGGGGAAATTTTCTGACCATAAACTGGATAAGTTGTTCCAGTATTGTTAGCTGTTAATGCACCATCATAATAAAAAATTACTTGAGTTGGAGAAAAAGTAACAGCAACATGATGCCATTCACCAACTGGTGTTCTTTGTGCCGAACCATCACCAACTTGTTCAGAACTTCCACCATTTTTGTTATATCTTATCTGTGTAAATCCATAAGAAATTTCAAAAGAGTATGGCATTTGTGTCTGACCATCATACCAATCTTTTTGTGCAAAAATGACCCTATCACCAACATAAACATCACCATTATCTATTTTATACCAAGCACAAATTGAAAAAGTTGAATAGTTAAAATCAGTGTGAAAAGGAATTCTAGCTAAATTAGCACTTGCAAATGTTGCACATTTGTTTATTTTTCCATCTACTCCTAAAGTAACACCTGATAAAAGATTAGTATGATGACCTTTACCACTTGAATCTTTTATTTGTCCACTTAATTCATCTAACTTCCAATAACCAACTAATCCATTTAAAATACTCATAATTATTTTATATATATTTTAAAATTTATTAAAATACGGTGAACAACAAACTGCTGTGCTAAAAGGCTTTGTAGATGTTGTTGAAATTTTAATTCCATAACTATTTCCAGCATGACATAAATAAATATCACCAGTTGGAGCTAAAACACCACCTCTACAATATAATTGAGAGGGTATATTATATGTTGAAACAACACCATTTTTATCTATTTTTTGTCCCATCGTAGCATTTCTTGGTATAAAGTGAATATCTCCATTTGGAGCTAAAACTCCACTATTGAATCCGTATGATTGTGTATAAACTAAAGAATATGTCGATACAGCACCATTAATATCTATTTTTTGACCAACTTCAGCTAACATTGGAATGAAGTGTATATCTCCATTCAATGAAAGAACACCACCCAAATAAGCAGAAGCAGTAGTATAAGCTAATGAGTATGTTGATACAACACCAGAAGGAGATACTTTTTGACCTACAATTGCATTTGAAGGAATAAAGTGTATATCTCCATTTGGAGCTAAAACTCCACCGGCATAAGCATATGATGTAGTATAAACCAATGAATATGTTGAAACATTGCCATTAATATCTATTTTTTGTCCAATCGATGTCCATCCCGGAACTAAATGAATATCATCATTATTATCAACAACTCCACCACTAAATATACCATTTGTTAATAATGAATAAGTAGAAACAATTCCATTAATATCCACTTTTTGACCTGTATATCCACCTCCTTCTGAGCAAAAATGAATATCTCCATTTGGTGCAAGAACACCACCTGTATATAAATAACCACCCACTGTATGAATCAGTGAATAAGTAGAAACTACACCAGTATAACAATTCACTTTTTGACCAACCGATGCGTTATAAGGAATGAAATGAATATCACCATTTGGAGAAAGAACACATCCAATATAAGCTGTATCACCAGTATATGCTAAAGGATATGTTGAAATAATTGGATTTTCAAAAATACTTCCAGCATCAACACTTTTTTTCATTAAAATTTGAAATTTTTTCCAATTAATTAAATTATCGGAACTTAAATTAGTAAAAGATGATATTTCTCCCGGACCAGAATTTTTTCCTGAAACATATTTTGTTTTATCTTTTATTAAAGTTTGTCCAGACAAACCAAGATTATAAATATGTTCGATTTCAGAGGGGAATAAGGGCCTATTATAAATCAATAATTCATCTATTTCACCAGATAATGAGGTATCCGATACACCATATCCAACTGAACCAATATATAAGTTTGTGCTCCCCGTTACGAGATTGTATGTTCCTGTGTTAGATGCAGACAATTGACCATCATAATAAAAATTCATTGAGTGTGGTGAATAATAAGTTACAGCAAAATGATGCCATTCACCTGTGACAATGTGTTGATTTGGATCTCCAATTTGAGTAGAACTGGTTTGACCGCTTGAGTATCTAATTTGAGTATAGCCCCAAGATATCTCAAAAGAATAAGGGGCAAACCCAACTCCAAGTTGACCGTCCCACCAACTCTTATGAGCAAAAATAACATTATCTTTTAAATAATCATCAAAATTATTTATTTTACACCAAGCACAAATTGAAAAACTATCTTGTTCAAAACTGAAATCTGAGTGATTTGATACTTCAGCTGTATTACCGGCTGCAAATGTTGCACATTTGTTTATTTTTCCATCTACTCCTAAAGTAACACCTGATAAAAGATTAGTATGATGACCTTTACCGCTCGAATCTTTTATCTGCCCACTTAATTCATCTAATTTATAATATGCTGTTAAACCATTGAAAAGATTTTCATAAATATTTTTTCCAGCTAATCCTTTATTATAAACTTCTGTTATTTCTTCTTGAGTTAAGGATCTATCCCAAATAGCAACTTCGTCTATTTGACCATCCCAACTAGCCCCAGCATCTGAACCTATGATTTGTCTGCCACTATTATATCCAATAGTCATTGGTGTTGATGTTATTTCATAATAATTATCAACAATTCCGTCAAAATAAATTTTAAAATAAATTCCATCAAATGAAGCTGTAATTAAATGCCATAATCCATCATTTACTGGAGTTTTTGAATAAATATATGTTTCAGTTCCCAATCCGTCACCTAAGTGACATTCAAATAATCCATCACTACCATGTGCCCATAAATTTACACCTTGAAAATAACTCACAAATGACGAGTGTCTAAATAGTGATATCCAATTAGAAGTTGTATATGATGTTTTTACCCATAAACTAATAGTAAAATAGTTTGTAAAATTAATTTCATCGAAATCAACATACGAATTATTTCTATCAAATGTATAACAATTTCCAACTTTACCCGTTTCGCTATAAGTTATATTGCTGCAAGAACCAGTTAAAGATGTTCCATAAGATGATGCACAACTTCCAGATGTTTCATCTAACATAAAATATAACTTCAATCCATCAAGTAAACTCATAATTTTATATATTTTTATAATTTATTTAAAAATGGTGAACAACAAACACCAATACCAAAAGGTTCAGCATCCAATGTTATTATTCTTCCCCCTGTTTGTCCAACTGTTAAATTAGAAACAAGATAAATACTACCATCTGTTAATAAAACACCACCTCTGCAATAACCTTTAAAATCACTTGAATATGTTGAAACTATTCCATATACACTCACTCTTTGGTAAGGTGTGTCAGCTAGATATGTTATAAAATGAACGTCACCATTTGAAGATAAAACACCCCCACAATATGCACCATCTGCTGTAGTATATATTAATGAATATGTTGAAAGTGTTCCATTTATATCTATTTTTTGACCAACCTCTGCACTATGAGGAACAAAGTGAATATCACCATTTGGATTTAAAACTCCACCCCAATAAGATGTAGTTGTTGTATATGCCAAAGAATAAGTTGATACTACACCAGAAGAACTAATTTTTTGACCCACTGTTGCACTATAGGGAATAAAATGAATGTCTCCTGTTGGCGATAAAACACCACCAACATAAGCTGATGTTGTTGTGTATGTTAAAGAAAACGTAGTGAATGTTCCGCCTGAATCCATTTTTTGACCAACAGTTGCGTTATAGGGTATAAAATAAACGTTTCCATTTGGTGAAACAACACCACCAGCATAAGCGTTTGTTGTTGTATAAGCTAAAGTGTAAGTAGAAACAACATTTGATGAATTTACTTTTTGACCCACTGTTGCACTATGAGGAACAAAGTGAATTTCACCATTTGGTGCTAAAATTCCCCCAAAATAAGCCGCATCAGTTGTATAAACAAGAGAATAAGTTGTTTGAATCCATCCATTTACATTCGTTCTTATTCCAATATCCATATTATATGGTACAACATGAACTTCATTATTTGGACTTAAAACAGCACCAAAATTACCATTTGCTGCATTCCAAGCTATAGAGTATGTTGTTACGATTGGATGATTGAGTAAAGATCCAGCATCAGATCTTCTTTTCATCAAAGTTTTAAATCTTTCAAAAGAATGAATATTTATTTCATCACTTGATGGTAATTTACCGTAATCAGCAAGCTTTCCAAAAACAAATTTTTTATTTTCATCAAATGGATATTTCCTACCCATTTCTCTATTGTATAAATATGATATTTCACTTGGATTTAACAAACGACTCCAAAGAGATATTTCATCTAATTGACCATTCCAATATTCACCATTGTCATCTTTATCACAACCAATATATAACCCTCTTGTATTTGTTGGAATTGTAACAGATGTTTTTGTTTCAGAATAATTTAATTTTCCATTTATATAAAATTCACATTTAACATCTGATCCAATAGTTTGAACATTAAAAACAACATACGACCATAAACCTTTATTAACCCGAACTGTAGCTAAATAATTTTTATATGAATCACCGTCATAGAATCTAAAATATGGAGTATAAGCCCAAACTCTAAATACATATGGTGTCACACCTGAAAATTTTTTTTCAAGTATTGTCATTGCCGCATCGCTTGTTGTTTTCACCCAAGCTGATAAAGATAGTGTTGTTAAATCTAAAGACGAATGATAATCTATATCGCAATAAGATGAGTTACCATTAAAAGAAAATGCAGTATTAATTTTACCCTGAACCCCATAAGTTATATCAACAGTTGAACCCGAAAATATACCGTGAGAATCTATTAAATTACCAGATGGTTCATCCATCTTCCAATATGCTAAAAGTCCAGTTAAATCCATTTTTTATTTTTCTTATATTGTAGTTACCCAAGTACCATTAGCAAATTTCATAATCCATTGAGTACTTGTTACTAATTTTAATGTTATATTCGCCAATCCATCATCCGAACAATAGATTGACATGCCCTCACCACTATCTTCAATTTTATCGTTATCAGCAGCAATTATACTAATTGTATCACTTCCCAATTTTACAATAGTATATTCATAACCTATTTCTGTTGTGCCTACACTCGGTAAGTAAAAATAACGAGTAACACCAGTTGATGAATCACACGTAAAAGTCTTACCTTGATCTGTTGTTGTTATAGTATGTCCTGTGTTTTGAACCTCTACAACTGATGATCCAGAATTTCCAGAACTGATTACTGTAAATGTTAATGATGTAGTATTTAAAGTTATAGGGTCTGAAGTACTTAAAACAAATGTTTTTCCACCGTTAGCTGTTCCAGAATTAATATAAACTTCCAATCCACAAAAAACATCATCATTTAATGACATATCAATAGATCTTGACCATGTACTACCTGATGCAACATAAATACCATTCTGTGACCCTGTTGATTGATTATAAACCAATACCCTATCACCAGTTACTATACTTATACCATCAATAGTCTGTTCACCACTTAGAGTTATATTTCCAGTGGTAGCTACTTTACATGGTAATTTAAAACTACTACCTTTTATTTGTGAATATGTTCCTATTCTTGTTATACTCATATGTTAATATATTAAATTGTATCAAACCAAATATTTTTTAGTTCTTCTGGAGTTTTTGCATTTTCAATAGATGGATGTTTCGTTATATCTCTTAATAATTGTTTTTGAGAAATTATTTCATTTTTTCTTGTAATATTATTTTGTTCATCAGCTCTTATATATTCGACATCTAACGTATTCAACATTTCTATTCTAGCGATTCTTAAATTATTTCTATGAATTTCTCTTGCTTTTGGCATATCAACTTCAATTTTATTATTTACGTCTTTCCATGCATTACGAAATGTACGATCTGGAATTAAATCGGAATCGTTGATAATTCTCCAAGATTTTGAATTAAAACCACTCTTTTTTATTTCATCATTTATATTATCATTAGTTGCTTCTCTTATCAACCCATTGTGATCATTTGTTATAAAACTCATAACTATTAATGAATCATCTTGTAAAGTAATTAATATTTTAACTTGTTCTACCATTATCTTTTATTTATTTTATTGATCACCATAACCAGCACAATTCCAAAAAGCCGGATCAGTTAAAGACTCTGTTGTTGTACCAACTAACCACGATTGCATTTCAACTGTCCCAGCCGTTGGTGTAACAGCGTTAGCGATAGATGAAACTAAAACAGCTCCGTTTGCTTGGGTTACTTGAATTGTTACTATTCCACACCAACTGGCTGATGAAAAATCTGTACCTATATTAACTGTCATTCTTCCAGTGGCTGTGTCAGAAACACTTGTTACGTTATAAGAGGCATTTACTGTTGTTGAATTTGCTGTTGCTTTAATCCAGAATTTTGCTGCTGAATTATGATATTGTTGAACAGCAGGATTAACAGCTACAGTTGTACTTGTTCCAGTTTCTTGATCAGATTGAGTAGCAAATGTAACAGATGATCCACTTGTACCACTTGTACCACTTGTACCACCAGTTCCATCACCTGACACACCACTTGTGCCTGTTGTCCCAGATGTGCCTGATGTACCGGATGTGCCTTGAACACCTGATGTTCCAGATGTGCCTTGAACACCTGATGTTCCAGATGTGCCTTGAACACCTGATGTACCGGATGTGCCTTGAACACCTGATGTTCCAGATGTGCCTTGAACACCTGATGTTCCAGATGTGCCTTGAACACCTGATGTTCCAGATGTTCCTGTTGCGCCTGTTTGACCTGATGTCCCACTTGTTCCTGTTAATCCAGATGTTCCGGCTGTTCCAGCTGTGCCTACGCCCGATGTTCCAGAAGTGCCTTGAACGCCAGATGTTCCAGATGTTCCTGTTTTTCCTGATGTTCCACTTGTACCTGTGGTTCCAGATGTACCTGATGTTCCAGAATCGCCTGATGGTCCAACACCTGATGTTCCAGACGTGCCCATAACTGACTCCCCAATATTACCAAATAATCTTAGTATATCCGAGCTAGATGGTGCTGGCCTTTCAGCGCTTATAGTCAAAGTAGTTCCAGATATAGTATAGTCGTTTGTGTATGTCTGTAATACACCATTAATAAAGAATTGATGTTGAGTGCCATCGGTTAAAGGAGAGCTTAATGTAAATGTTTTATTGGATGAGTCTTGAGTTCCTGTTATTGTGACTTCTGTTAGTGGGGCACCTGATACACCACTTGAACCACTGGATCCTGATGTTCCTGTTGCGCCTGATGTGCCAGATGTTCCTGTTGCGCCTGATGTGCCAGATGTTCCTGTTGCGCCTGATGTGCCGGAAGTGCCAGAAATGCCGGATGTTCCTGAAGTACCCTGTTTTCCAGATGTACCTGAAGTTCCACTAGTTCCAGAAGTACCTTGTGCACCTGAAGTACCAGATGAACCAGAAGTTCCTGAAATACCTGAAGTTCCACTAGTCCCATCAACTCCAGCT